AACCACCAGCAGAATCACCAATAGCTACACTACTATTCCCTTGACTATTACAACCAGCAGAATCACCAATAGCTACACTATTAGACTGTTGATTACTAAAACCAGCAGAAGAACCAATAGCTACACTTTGATTCCCTTGAATAGTATTACCAGCATTAACACCAATAGCTACACTATTACTCCCTTGAGTAGAACCACCAGCAGAATCACCAATAGCTACACTACTATTCCCTTGACTATTACAACCAGCAGAATCACCAATAGCTACACTATTAGACTGTTGATTACTAAAACCAGCAGAAGAACCAATAGCTACACTATAACTATATTGATTACAAAACCCAGCAGCAACACCAATACCTACACTATTGGTTCCTTGACTATTATTACCAGCAGAAGAACCAATAGCTACACCACCAGTCTGTTGACTATTACAACCAGCAGAATAACCAATAGCTACACCACCAGGCTGTTGACTATTACAACCAGCAGAAGATCCAATAGCTACACTAAGGTTGCCTTGAATATTACAACCAGCACTAAGACCAATAGCTACACTTTGATTCCCTTGACTAGTATTACCAGCACTAACACCAATAGCTACATTACTCTCTCCTTGATTAGTGCTACCAGTAGAAGAACCAATAGCTACACTTTGAGTTCCTTGACTAATAATACCAGCAGCAAAACCAATAGCTATACTTTGAGTCCCTTGACTATTATAACCAGCAGAAGAACCAACAGCTACACTACTACTCCCTTGACTAGTATTACCAGCATTAAGACCAATAGCTACATTACTAGCTTCTTGATTAGTGCTACCAGCAGAAGAACCAATAGCTACACTATTACTCCCTTGAGTAGAACCACCAGCACCATTACCAATAGCTACACTACCGGGCTGTTGACTAGTAGTACCAGCGAAAGTACCAATAGCTACACTATTAGATTGTTGACTATTACTACCAGCATTAGAACCAATAGCTATACTACCAGGCTGTTGACTCATAAAACCAGCAGAAGAACCAATAGCTACACTATTAGACCCTTGATTAAAAAGCCCAGCACCATTACCAATAACTACACTATTAGTCTGTTGACTATTATTACCAGCATTATTACCAATAGCTACACTATTTCTCCCTTGAGTAGAACCACCAGCACCAGCACCAATAGCTACACAATTAGTCTGTTGACTATTAGTACCAGCAAAAGTACCAATAGCTACACTATTAGGCTGTTGACTAGTAGTACCAGAAGAAGAACCAATAGCTACACTAAGGTTCCCTTGATTATTACTACCAGCATTAAGACCAATAGCTACACTATTAGATTGTTGACTAGTATTACCAGCATTATTACCAATTGCTACAGTACTCGCCCCTTGATTAGTATTACCAGCATCAGCACCAATAGCTATTACATTGGAAAGATTATCCGTTCTTAATCTAATACTATTATTAACGTTTACTATATGACTTGCTTCATTAATATTAACAAACGTAGAGTTACTTATACCTCCAGTTCCATCACTAAATAATACATCTCCAGTGGCACCAGTGACACTAGAAACGGCACCAGTGGCACCAGTAAGACCAGTAGCACCAGTGGCACCAGTTGCACCAGGACTACCAGTAGATGGACCAGTTGCTCCTCTAGGTCCTCTAACTCCATCTGGTCCAGACGCTCCAGTTGCCCCAGTAGCTCCCTGTACGCCTGTAGGTCCAGTTACTCCAGTTGCCCCAGTGGCTCCAGTTGCCCCAGTGGCTCCAGTTGCTCCGGTTGCCCCAATTGTACCTGGCACTCCAGATCCTAATGTACTCCAATATATTTCTCCAGTTGGTTCTGCCCGTAAGTATTCGTTAATTGTTCCTCGGTTACCATTGGAGTCAATAAGCGTGTGAATACTAGCAGTTTTTGTACTTAACTCTGATGAACTAGTTTTCACATGGAATTGATTTTTATTTATTCCTGCCATTATAACGTAGTAAATAAAATAATTTAAAATTTTAAAATATTAACTATGATAAATGGCTTTTAGTTCGTGCGACAATATTGATAAAGTGCTTGGATTTGCACTTATGTTTATAGCATTTCTATTATCAGTATTTACTATTCAGGCTTACAATAAATTAGATGATAACAATAAGAGCACCGAAGGTTTCCAATTTACATTTGCTTTAATTACTCTAATTATATCAATTGTATACTTTTTATATATGATCAAAGATCCTGTTGTGGCTATAATTAATAAAAGAAAGTAATTAAGTAGTTTTTCTTATTCGTTTTTTAACGGGTTTTAACGCGTTTGCCTCATGAAATAAAGTGGATAGATCGTCAATGACTACCTCAAATATAGTTTCTAATACACTTTTTAACTGATGGTCAAAGTAATATAAATAATCAATTTCTAACATATTATTTGACGCAAATACTGGATCTTCAACTCTTTCGAATTGTTTTAGTTTCGGATCACCTTTTACAAAAACATATGGTACACGATCTCCAATAACTGGACAATTAAATGGATCTCGTTCTTTCATTTTTTCAGCTAAAGCAACATGTGGTAAATTTGGTAACATTTTCTTAAATATTACAGATTTATTACAACTTGGACATATTGATTCTTTTTTTAAAAATTGAGGCGGAATAATCATTATTTTTTTACCATTTTCTCCCTTGATTGCCCAAGTTTTATCACATTCCGAACAAACTCCCTTGCTTTCATATGAATATCCCTCCCTAAAAGATTTAGATACTATTAATTTATTAATGGGAACTCTACCCTGTAATAAGTTACTAATACTGTCTTTAGCCATCTGAGTTGCTATGTTTATATTTTTATTATCAAGACCAAATTTAAAATCGTAGATATCATTAAGTAAAAGTGTTTCGAATATCTTAACACCTTCATCTTTGACATATGTACAAGAGTCTCTTCTTTTAATCTGAATACCTTTATAATCAATATAATCATAAGTGTTTGGATTTGTCCAAATAACAGTTGCGTATCGCTTTTTAGTAAATAAATAAAATGGATACATAATTTTTTCCATCTCTAACTCCATAGGTTTCTTAAATAATTTTTCTGTAATACTATCTGCGCATTCTGTTGCAATTTTAAAACATTCTAAGAAGTGTTCTTTTCCTGTATATTTAGTATTAAATTGTACATAAATAGAATCAGTGTCACCATAGATTACTTCACAGTCATAATTTTCTTCAGCATATTTTTTTGATATTTCTATAGAATGTCTTCCCTGTGCTGTAACAGCAGACGCAATTCTTTTGTCAGGCAATCTACCGAATGTAGCTCCTGTAAACCCGTAAATACTATTCATAGAAACTTTAATAGCTAACTGTTGTCCATCATATACTTTATACATTTCTGGTGTTGCTGTTTTCATTAACTTTTTAATTTTTTTTCTCTCTTTCCATAGTTTTTCTAACAAAATCGGTAATAGTCCAGGTACATTTTGTACAAACTTTACATTGTACTCTTTCCCGTCATTATCGACCCAGGATATTATCTTGTAATCTATTCCTTCTAAATTGTCATATTCTTCTTCATCAACTATAGTTGAGTAACAATAATTGTTTGAGATCATTATACTTGGATATAAACTTGCAAAGTCAAGCCCAGCTATAGGTTTATAATATGCACCAGGTACAGCGTTTAAAACTGTTGCTCCCGTAAATGAATCGTCCGATACAACATTATATGGTAGCGTTGGTACTATAAATCCTAAAAGTCTAGCTTCATATAAAAGCTGACTAAAAACTTTAATCTGCTGACCTTTAATTTCTACATAATTAATTGGTACTCGAGCTTTATTTGACATACCAATTAAATTGGAAAAGATACACAATTTTATGAATAAGTCTACAACTAAATTTGTATCCTGAACACAATATTTGCAAACTACGGCCATGTCATCATTACTTCCCTCCACTTTAATAAATAATTCTTGTGGAGATAAATCATCTTTCTCATCTCCGGTAAAATGCAATGCTACATTATTCAATTTGTAGGAGTCCAATTTATGATCTCTTTTAATAAGCACACGAAGATCTAAATTTGTAATACCATACGGGTGAATAAATTCGAAATAATTGTCACCGTACGCGCCTGAAGATAATCGTTCTTTCCTGTAATACGCAGGTACATTTACGAGTCTCGATAATTTTTGTAATATGTGTTCCTTATTAAATTTTTTACACCGATTATAAATATATTTCCAATCAAAATCATATGTATTGTAACCAACTATAAATTCTGGGTCTACTTTTTCAATAAAACTAACCCATTTAGCAATAATATTCATTTCATTTTCTGCTAATTCTACGAAAGAGTCTTTAACATCAGAACATCCACCACCAGATGGACTTTTTCTGGTAACAATGTGTTTTAACTTTTCCCCAGTGGCATATTTAATCAGTGTTGTACCAATTTGAGTAATTTCATCAAGGTCTTTTTTAAAATCTGGAAATCCCTTCTTACTATACGAAGTACACTCAATATCAAAACTTGCACATATAAAATTAGATATATTTTCGATTTCACTTGGCTTAACTTTATCCCATCGACAATGATAATCTAACTGACATCTACTAATTTCTTCATCAGGTTCATTTAAATATTCATATTTTATTCTTACCCATCCAGCCATTTCTATATCTTGAATATGAGAAAATCGAATAAATGGTTCAATGTTGTGTTCAAAAATATCAAACTTGATTCTTTCTGTAGATATAGATGTAAGTAGTGGAAGTCTGTTGTAGTCTAAATCGCCCCGTTTTTGATCACCAACTGGATTCCAAATTGTTGGGTAAAAGTAATACTTTGATTTATTGTAAGACTCTAAATTTGTAAAAGTTAACCGTAAATATTTATCTTTCTTTTTATTTGTAAAACCCTTGACGTTTATCTTTTCAGTAAGTAGAATAGTTTTGAAAGATGTCTTAAATCTTATCTTAAGTACATCCCGTAAAACTCCAGTGTGATACTCATTCCACGATTTTTGTAAATCTTTAGGAATCTTAACATAATAAAATGGAGTAAAATTATCAACTCGTAGTGAAACACTTCTTCCATCTGTATCTACACCAAATAAGTAGATGTTATAAACTTTAAGAGAATCATCATCTAAATTTTCATGTTCATCCAATGCTTCCCATGATAAAACCTGAAAATTTAAATCTTCGTTTCGTTCTAATTTTTGTCGATTTCGAACGAATGAATCCATTTAATTATACATGTATTATTTTTTTAAGTACTATTATTTATCGTAAAAGACTCATCTCGAATTCCTAATTTATGCTTTAAACTTAGACTTTTTCTATCTAGCATATTAAAATAAAGTTCTAATTTAGACTTTACTGCTATATCATCAGAATAAGTTTCTATTAAATTTGATATTCCCTTTTTAGCATTAAGAGTATTAATGTAAAAATCGTGTAATGTATTTGTTACATATTCATGTAATGATTCAGATTTAGATGATTTATAACTAGTTAGAAGGAAGTGAACTTCAGAGTCTATTGATGAAAAAAGCTTAGATAAAAAGTTCAGTATAGCCTCTCTAGAGTCTCCTGAAAAAAATCTGCGAACACTTTGTAGATATCTTTTATCTACATCTAGTTCCCATGAATTTTTACATATAAGCTTTTCATATTTATTTATACTACCTATAACCTGTAAATTTGTTAAAATGATCTCTATTTCTTTTTTCTTTTCTTCGATTTTTTCCATTATTTATAAATTATATTTTTAATTTGCTAAGTAAATCCTCGATATCATCATTATATCCCACGTGAATTTCTCCAGTAGTTTCACATTTAATTATTGGAACACCTTTTTCACCCAGAGTCTCATATTCACTCCTACCATGTTGAGTATCAACATCTACTACCCGAACATAAGTACCTAGACCTAAATCATGAAGAAGTTTCATAAACTTCTTACAGTAACCACAAGAGTTAGTCTTATAAACTACGAGTTTACCCTTCTTAACCCTTTCTTTTACATCGGGAGTAACATTTGTTAGTGGTTCGCTACCCAATTTACCAACAAACTTTTTTTGTATTATATTTACAACTAGTAGAATAATAACGACTATAAGTATAAAATTAATAATATTTTCACATGTTAAATATTTACGAAAGTTCTCAAACATTTAATTAGTACTTACATTTTTTTTTACGACAAATAACTTATCCTAAAATAAGTCGTGTAAATTATAGTTAAAATGAGATATTTCATTCACTGTGATAATTCTTTTAGTAAACAAAAGCTAATCGCGTCTAAACTTGATTTTTTAGATGATCATAAAGATGAAGAAGACTCACGACTGCTAAATACTGTTACATTTTTTTATGGTTATACATACAGTAAAATTAACAACGCATTATCAAATATGAATATTAGACTTAATCGTCACAATCCATATGAAATTTCTAACTGTTTAACTTTTTCTGATTGTATAATTCTATTTCACAATTTTGTAGAATACTCTAACGGTATGCAAAGTATTATTGACGCATGCTTAGAAAATAATATTCCATTGATAATATTTTCTGACCATGTAAAAAAGGGATTTTTGTCAAATTCTACGGGTAAATTAGCAATTACGCAAAAAATTCCAAAAATAACAACAAATAATAAAATTATAAAAATAAACAATTTTAATTTTAAGCCTTATAAATTTACACAAAATTTATCATTACAGAGAGTCGTAGAATTAACCCGCAGAACTTATTCAGAGTTAAATGAAGAAAAATCAGAGCGACAAATCAAACATCATGATTTATAATTTATCTTTAAAGAATTCCTGACCTTGAGTTATACCACTTAAAAAAAGTTCAGTTTTATCTTTATTAGTTATGTCCGAAAAATAATATTTATTGACAAACTTATCTGGTATGTTAACAATTAACGTTAATCTGTTTGTTTTAAGATTAACGTTTTGAGTCAATGTACAAATAATTTCTTTAATGTATCCAATAAAGTACGTCATAGAATCTTCAGAGAACTCCAGATCTGGCAATTTAACTATTACTGTGTCATCATCTATTGTTGGATTAAATTTTTCGTAGTAACATTTACATGCTCCATCTATGTAATATAAATTGCCTATTTTGTGAGGAGGAAATACAAATGGTATACTACATGATGCCACTATAGCGTCAAATACTTTTACGTCGGGGTAATCTTCTTCATTAAATATAACAGTGAGCCTAGTGTTTATGCACGTAGAAGCGATATTAATGTTACATGAGTGTTTTTTATTAAATTCTTTTATAGTTATTGTAATTTCTTCATACTTTAAAAATACAGACTTCCACCAATCAAAAAAACTTACACCAACCAACGTGAAGTCATTTAGAAGTAAATTTACATCCATCTTTGTGTAATTACTAAATGAAATGTTCATCAGTTCATTATAAATTTCTATAGGTTCTAAACCAATCAGTAAAAATATACCAATAACAGATCCTATAGAACATCCAGAAAAATGATTAATTTTTTTAATTTTGTTACTTTTATATAAATAATGCATTACACCTAAAAATATTAAACCTTTATAACTTCCATCACCTATTATTAGGTTCATTATTTTAACTATTAGCTACATTAAATTAATAAATAGATTAACGAACTAAGTAGACCGTAGAATAAATTGTTGAGCTCGAGATAAGTATTTATGTGCTAAACTTTTATTTGGTGGAGACTGATTTAAATAAGCTTTTCCCTTGGTATGTGCTTTTCTAGCTAAACTAAGTAACTCTTCATTAGATATTGCTTTACCAAATTTTACATGTTTTGTACCAACCCGTTTACCGCCTTCACATGGTTCAAACCATGTTGGTGGTATAACAACTGGGTGTTCAGAACTACTATGGGGTACAACTCCAGATTGATGGTCATTGTGTCCTCCAAACTTAAGTAATTTTTGTACATTTGCTTTACCACCCACGTATGGATACAACCAGTCAGGAGCTCTAATAAAATGTACATCTTTATTGAAGTGTTTCACTTTACCAGCGACGTGTGATTTTGATTTATTATTTGTCATTATTTATTATTAAAAATATTAAAATTTTTGTCCAAATAGACATTTATTATTATGACATGGAGTACTTGATATTGTTACTCCACAGTAATTTATTGGCAATTTTGTATAATCAATTGGTGTATACAATTGTAATTTAACGGCCTCTTTAACTAAGAAGTCCATATTCTTCTTAAATTCTTCATTGTGCCCGTAACTTTGGCTCATTATATGCGCTAATTCATGTAAAAGTACAAACATTGTATCATTTTCATTTTCGTCGTTTAAACATACTCTTAACTCTTGTCCTTTATTTACAACATATGCCGCACTAGTCTCTCCTGTAGCTGTTTCACTTATCTGTGTATTTTTAAACCGATAATACATTCTGGAAGCATCAACGTCTGTTGGTAAGTTATTTTTATAACAATAATCCACTAAAGTTTGTAATTTTTCTCGGAGATAGTCTAATTTTTTAGCTATACTAGCCTGTGTAGAAGGCTCTGATTTTCTTACTCTATATATATTACCATTGTATGTTTCTTCTATAGTATCATCTGTAAATTTATTTTTATTTAAACATATTAAGAAAAATATAATTATTATTAATAATAATAATAATATCATTTAATATGTTATTTAGAAATTTAATTTGGATATTAGGTTTAAAATCATGGGAATATAAACTACCAAAATGGTTACCATATCAACAACTTAAAAAAATTACAGTTACTAATACTATTATTATAAAAAGACATACTAAATCTTTAGAAAAATATAGTCCATCTCCAATAAATAACATTTATATAGATCATAACGTCGAGGATTATCCACAACCTTCGTTTAAAATAAAATGTAAAATTGGATTATACATAATCTGGACAATATTTTTAATATGCTTACAATGTGTACAACCGACTTATTTAATTTATAAAATTATAAACCGTGATGGTAATATACAAGAATTGATTAATTTATTTTTATTATATATATTAATGCCGATACATTATATTTGGGTAAAAATATATTTTTCTACAACACATTTTAACAATTTTTTTCTTAAAAAACATTGGTCTTGTACAGATTATTGTAATAAATTAACTATACTTAGTTTATTAATATCAATTTTATCAATTATTCCACATTTCTTTTTTAGAGAACATATTAATCATTATTGGTCTCATGATACCAGATACTTTTGGTATACATTTATTCCTATAGAGCTTGTAGGAAGAAACATAATATTAATAAATAGTGGTATATTTATGCTAATATTTTACAACCATCTAAATACTATATATAATTTTACAAAAGAAATCGATAATGGGAATTCACATTTTCACTTTAACAACACAAATGTACTAAGTGAGATAATATTTGAGTTATCTAAAATAAAATCTGAACTTAAATGTTCTATAGAAAGATTCGAAAATTTAGTATCACTTACAACTGGTATTGGTGGATCAGCTCTTGTTTTATTTATACAAAATAAATATACTACACAAGAACTAACTCTAAATCCAATAGAAATTTATACTTTAGTATCATTAATCTATTACATGATATCACAATTAGTATTCTTTTATATTCTTTACAAATATTCATCAATTAGAGAAAACATTCATAAATATGTAAATTCTATCAACTTTATAAATAAATATATTAAGAGATCTTTATTAAAGGAACCAAGGAATAAAACTCAATTTGACAATAAAATGATGATTATAGAAGAAGAATCCGCTACAACTATAGACTGGTTAATATTAGATAGATTAATAAAAGAAAATTGGATAGATTTTACTATTTTAGGTGTTTCTACACGAGATGGGAGCCTTATTAAAAAAGTATTAACATTTTCTACAATATTTTATACTTTACTCAAATTCTTTTAAAACCTTTGTATTTCGTGGAAGTTTTACTCCTAGTTCCTTACTTAAATGTGCTATAATATCGTTGCTTGGAACCCGAGAACCTCTTTCCCACGCATTCAGATCTATTTTATCTATATTCATTCTATTACTTAAATTTTGCTGAGTTAGACCTTTAGAATTTCTAGCCTGTTGTAAGGCTAATGGAAGATCTTTATTTACTATTGTGTATTCCTTTTTAGATAAGAGCTGCGAACTAATTTGTCTCTTATCGTTTTTTGGTTTAACGTCAAAGGTTACAACTTTCCAATCTTGGTGACTCATTCTATTATATTTTTTAAACATTATTTTAAGTTAATTATTTTAAAAAATTAATATTAACTTAATGTAATAATGTACGGACAACAGATAACAGTACAGGAGCAATTAAAAAATAACCCATCAATATTTAACAACACTGGAGAAAGATTTCTACTACAAAATAGAATACCACTAACATTAATTTTAGAACCCTATGCGCACTTTAACCAGAATAATTCATCTAATACAGGTAATAATAGTTATACTGAATTTAAAATTTTACTTGGACGAGATATTATTGCGCCTAGTACTGTTATTACTAAAAACACATTTGGACAATCTATTACAGTAACTAGTGGAGACATTCATACAATAGATGCTACTGGAAACCCCCTTAAAGTAGACAGAATATACGACGTTTATATAGAAAGTATAACTACATTTAATATACTTCCAAACACTGGCAATAAAAACAGAATGGCCTTTGTTTTGGAAATTAATGACTGGAATATAGATAATAATACTAACTTGAATAGTGTAAATAGGAGTATAATTATTCCAAATGAAGCTACGGCTGCGAATATTACGCAAACACACAAATCGAAGAAGTTAAATTATTTAACACACTTAACACCAGATACTATTAATAGTATATCTGGTAGAATATCATTTCTAAATGGAGAAAATATATTTGAAGTTACTCCGGCAGTCCCATCAAATGACCATCGAATCTCTATAGAACTAATACTAATTCCGCGAAATAAAAATTAAATTTTAATGTGGTATATGATTAATGTACGGACAACAAATAACTGTGCCAGAGCAGATACAACATAGTCTTTCATCACTTAATAACACTGGACACATAGAAACACTTAGAAACAAAATTTTAGTAAGTTTGGTCTTAGAACCTCAAACACACTTTGATGATAATAATTATATAGATTTTATATCAAGACTAACACTGGATAATTTTCCTGTAGATAATGGCACTGTATTTACTAATACATTTGGTGATCTATCAGTATCTGATATACCTGATTTAAAACATAATCAGGAATTATCTTCTATTTTACGTCCAGACAAAATCTTCGATGTTTATATAGAAAGTTTTACAACATTTAATGTAGTGTTTAATAATTTGAAAAATAATATGGCGTTTAAATTAACTTTTAATGAATTTAATATGAATACAAGTTCTAACGTTTTAAGTGATATAGAAGTTCTTATACCAAACTTAAATCAAGTATCAGGAACTCCAAAAACAGAAATACATCGGGACAAAAAATTATACTATATAGCTACTACAACACCAGATAAGTTATCTTCTTTAACTGGTAAAATTTCTACATTAGATAATAATACAATATTTAGAAACCCATCAGATACATCTAATACAGATAGAATAATAATAGAACTTATATTAATTCCTAGATAAAATAAAATAACTTAGAGTATTTTGAGTTTTTATTTACATATTCTCCATTAGCAATTAAACATACACACTTATTCTCCAAAGCAATTTTAATTTCTTCATCGGTCATACTTTTATTATAAATAATGTTATCTAATCTAGAAAAAAATGTACTTAATTCATCTAACATTGTAGATATTTTTTCTCTGTAAACCACAGAATCTACAATACCATATTCTTTGTTTGTTTCTACATCAGAATCATATTTATGATTATTAAATTGTTGAATAATTTTACCCCTCTGAACACCCATAGCTAATAGATATCCGAAAAGCTGATATAAGTCATATTCATTTTTACGAACATTAGCTTCTTTCATTCTTGTCTTAATTTCTACAACCATATCATCTACTGATGCATCATGTTTGCCACCAATACAATAGTCGGTATCAATATTATAGTAATGCATTTTATCATTCCCATTTTTACCATTAAACGATTTAATTATAGTATCTTCACTATTTTTACCGAAGTTTGTATTTATAACTTTTTTACCAGCATCACGAAATTCTTGTAATTCTTCTTTAGAAATTTTAAGACCCTGACTTTCTCTTAGTGTCTTAAATTCTTCTTCGGCTGAATTTAAAATACTTTTAAACTCCTTAGTTGATGAATTATTAACACTAATCGTTTTTGCTTTTTTAAAAAGAGACTCATGATCTTTATGTAAGTCTATAGCGTCGTCATCATATCGAATTGCTCCCGTTCTAATCAAAAAATCTTTACAATCCCCTGGCGAATGTCTAGCCCAAGCATAAAGCAGGGTTCGTTCTATTGGTTCAAATTTCATTTTTCCGCAGGCTGACCCAATAGCAGAGATTTCGAGATAGCGCCTCTTCATTGATTCCATTATAAAATAAATGTTTATATATATTTAAATGAACCAGCTCAAGGAAGAAATAATGTCGTTAATAGAATCTAGACAGGGATTTATAGAAATTTCCGATCAACTAAATAGTGAAATACCCCAAATGATTCTTCAATTACGTAACTACTATCCAGACGATCGCGAATTTTATGATATAGTCCTACAAATAAGAAACAGATGGGGACCGATATTCTCTGGGAAATTAAGAGCTTCTGTAAGCAGATTTACTACTTTGTATCTTAATGAATTAGAAAAACTAGAAAGTTTAATACAATTTGCGGAGGCTCATCCAGAAGTTACAAAAATTAAACAACAAGAATTAGATAATTTATCAGATGAACTATCAATGTTAATGGATCCTTTCGCTAGCGTAATTAAAGGTCTCAAGAGAACTAGTATAAAACCTAAAATTGGTATAGTTAAGAAGAAAAGATAATTATTCATACATCAAACATATTAAATAAATTAAATTTATAATAAAATCTATTTTCTACTTTTTCATATATGTATGTATATCTTTTATTATTTTAAGTAATTTTAACGATAAAAGTAAGGAATATCTCTTTTAGACCATGTAGCTATATGTCTTTTATATTGTCTGTAGTATTCATGATAACCCATAACAGGGTTTTTATGTTTTACATGATCTGGCATGGCCTGTTTAAAGGTTGTTAAATTTCCATCTGGTAGTAATTCTGGAATTTCATTTAAAATTACTCTTAGACGACTATCAGCTTTATGAATTTTACCATACCGATAAGTATATTCATCACATAGATGACAAAATAGGTGATAGAGCCAAATATAATTTCCTGTAGATTCCCTTAACCATATTGCACATGGATGTTTTGGAAAACATTTCTTCATTAAACCATCTGATGGTGAATTACTCATCATATGATGACAAGTGCTGAGTAATTGACCATATTCGGTAATCATTTTAACTACATGTTTATCTAAGTGCATTTTAGCACAGAGTATAGGACACAAAGACAATACAAATATATTCATTTACTAAAAAATAATTTTTAAGTCTTAAAGTCATTTATATGTCGTATTATATAGCATTTGTAATTATTAGTAAGGCTATTATTAAACCGATCGGCGCTAAAAAGGGCAAAAACATAGATACAATTAAGAAAATCTTGAGATTTTGATTTTTAGTTTTCATTGCTGCAAATACAATAACACCGTATATAATTATACCTATAATTATGGCTAAGAGTAAAGAATCAAAAATTGTATAAGCAATATTACAACCGGGATTATTTTGATTCTCGGGTAAACTACAGTCTAAGTCTGTCATATCTTCTCTTACGACTGGAATATTAATTATAGGCATTGCTTCACCAGCTAAATCATGGACATCATCAGAAAATCGCGACATTTAATAATTATAACGATTTTAATTTGACTTTAAAATGGAATTTTGTGCCTTCTTAAGTTTTTCTATATGTTATTGCGTTTTGATTTGAGAACTTGGCATATTTCCCATAAATTTTAGTGGAGGTTTATTTTAGTAAATTCACTACAAATATTATCTGGTTTATCTCCCATTTAATAAGTGAAATTATTTTTTTTTACTTTAAACTCATGAATTTAACATCGCTATTAGCAGCCGGCATGTTTTTCATTTCGATAACATCGGCAAAATGTAAATGGGTTCTAATAAATTTATCTACCATCTCGGGAGACATACTAGCAACTGTACTGAAACCGGTTGTACCAAAAGAACTACCACCTGCTGTTAGGAAGTCATATGGGATTTCTATTCCATCCCTGCTTAACTTTTGGACTAATCTCTGAATTTCAGCTTTAATTTCTGGAGAAGTATTAGTAAATCCTACAGAAAATTTTTCATATTTCTCTGTACCTTTGTCTTCCCTCTTAACTTGTTCGCACCACCTATTTTTAATATTATCTAAAGAAATTTTAAAGCGTTGCCATTCATAACCATCGGATTCTTTAATTTTTCTGGCCATGTAAACAGTTGCTTTAGTTGGATCACCCTTTACTAAATCACCAAAAAGTATACCAGATTTGTAAATACAATTAGATTTTAAGAAGTTTAACTTTTCTTTGTTACTCATTGTATCAAATGATTCTTCTTCAGGTTCGAGTTCTAGTTCGGGTTCTGACTCTGAACTAGGTGCTGTTATACCAAGCCGGGATAAAATTCTACTAACATTATCACATTTTGATATAAAATCTGCAGAATTATTTTTAACATACTCCTCCATTACAGTTTTAACATTGCCGCCTAATTCTCCATCTTTAATCTTAGACTCAATCCACTCTCCAATCTGTTCACAATCTGCATCCATAACCTCGGGGTCACCTGAATTACAATTTTGTTTATCAAACTTATCTACGGGAAGAGCTAGCAATTTAAAAACTCCCTCTTTATTCTTTTTATAAAAGTGCACAAAATCACCCGTCTGTTTAGGAACTTTATCTATCTTAACAACAATGACAGGATACTTTTCGCATTTATTTCTTAGTACATCTATTTGTTTAACTTCGGGTTCTAAACCAGAGCCTCCAGCTACATCTGGACTTGCGGCAGGTTCAGCTGGAATAGCAGTAGGTAATTCTGTAGGAAATTCTTCTACTTTACTTAGACAGTTTCTAAGCTTATCAGCAGGAATATTTTCAGTCATAAATTCCACCAGAGCTTGTGGAGACATTCTTTCTAAATCTTCTGGTGTAAGTTGTTTACTACTCATTTAATATTAAGTAACATTTAAAAAATAATATTATTTCTATAAAAATGTATTATTTTTTAAACTGGTTAATCGAAAATACTATATGCTGTTGTATGATTAAACGCCATAACAGAATTCGCAATTATTATTATTATTAAGAGGTGATCAGTTTAAATTGACGATCTATTGCATCTGGATTTTTAATAGCTAATTCGTATAAACTTTTAATATCAGCCTCTTTAGTCATATTTAAAGTCTGAGCTATCTTTAATATTTTTTGGTCAATTTCTTCGAATCCCTTAAATAAATTTGTATATTTCTGAATCTTTATTCTAGTACTTTTATCTAGAGTTGGATCTGATAAAATACTCTTATAACAATTTATTATTCTTAATCTTTTAAGTCTATCGTTATCAGAAAATTTAATACCATCATTTGCTGAATCCTGAAGTTGGCCTAAAAATTGTACCCTAATTTTTGGCAATAATTCATTACTTTTAGCTTTATTTTGTACGTATTCTGTAAGTTTTGGATCTGTAACTGGTATATCTATAAATTTAATAGGAGTTTTCCAACATGTTATATCTTCATTCATTACTAAATCATTTGTTAACATAGTAGAATCTAGTATTTCTTCTTCTCCAGGTAAAACTATAAATTTACCATCTTCAAACTCTGACCGTGTAAATTTAATTGGTAGATTTTCAGTGTTTGGATAAGAATACTTACGTGTTATTATATCTGTAAAACTAACACTATTAGGTATACCTTCTCTTATATAGTTAACCATTGTAGATGGATTTTTGTAATATAATTGATAAACATTTGGTGCGATTTGCTTAATGTTTTCTTCAAGTCTAATTAGATTTCCATTTTTAAATAATTCACAATCTACACCAACAGATTTTAATTCTCTCTCAAATTTATTATTTAGTAATGTTTTATCATTTGCTGTAGCTATAATTTTTTGATCAATGGAAATATATTTTGTCCATTCAAGAGAACCAAAAACATATCCTATTGCTTGTTTAATTATACTTTTATCTTCTTTAATTAATATATTTCTAATAGCTGGATCTATATTAGGTGGTAGACTCATTGGAAGTTGCTTCTTTCTAACAAATTCATCGTATATTTCATCGAACATTGCTGAAATTTCAGGATTTTCACCGTCAGTGTAGTAGGTATCAAATATACCAACGTGCTTAAATACATCAGTATGTCTCTGTTCTGGTGGTAGACCTGCATGGGAACATAATCGGAATCCTCGCGCAATAATTTGTTCTATTCTTGAGTTATTCCACCAAGGATCAAGTATGTGAATCTGTGCTAAATTTTTAAAACTAACACCTTCTTTAATAGATGAAGTGCCTAACATAAATTTAATAAGTTTTCCATCTGAATTGTCCTGACTATTAAACGTTTGTTTTGCCTTTTTAATTACTTCTTTGTCTGACTCAACTGATGGACTCCAAACAAAATATGTTTTGTATGGATCTCCTGAACGGGGAAATTTAGAATAACCTAGTGAGTCTAAAACTGTACTTATAGCTTCTACACCATAACCTAACCAATTAGAATATATAAAAATAGTACCATCTACGGTTAGTGATATATCTATAATACTTTTAATTTTACTTGATATTTTACCCAATTTTGTCATTATTTCATCATACGAACCTGAAAAAGAAGATTTTAATAATTGTTTATTCTGTTTAATTACTAATTTTGCCTTTTCAGTTTCAGTTAAATCCCCAACCTCGTCCTGATCCGAGTATAGTAGTCCATTTGGAAATGATATATTAATACCTTGTCTTGCATGTGTTAAAGTTCCTGAAGCTTCAGTCTCTGAATACTCATTAACCATAATCCCCTCAAATTCTCGCGATGATTTTACACTTCCTGATTTATTTAATTTTGCCATAACTCGATATAAGTCTTGAATAACATCCTTCTTAAGTGAAGCTATGTAATGTTTCAAATGATCTTCTTCTAAAACATGGTAAAGTTCTATTACTCTTTTATAAGGATATGCTACTGGATTACCTCCTTTAAAATATGAAACGTAACCTGAACACATATATTTAAATAATTCTTTATTGATTAAGCAAGAGTTATAATAATCTAATCTTTCACCTAGGTCTCTTTGTTCACAAACAATTCTTCCATCTTCTTTTTCATCAATTTTACCAACAAACATGTTATAAAATAGTTCAGGAGTTGTAGGAAATGGAATACGGGGTTGTAACAAATTCATTGTTAATGCTAATTCGTATGCGTTATCATATATAGGCGTTGCGCTTAAAAATACTTTTCTTACTTTAGGATTAATATAGTATTTAATAGAATTGTATAAAATTTTATATCTTACACCTAAAGCACTAACTAAATTTTGAATTTCGTCAATAACAAGCGTCGTGTTGTCTTTAAAAAGACTTGAACCTGGCTGAAGATATTCTTTTAATATAACTTGTTGAGAATCACTAAATTTAATCAATCGATTAATAAACTTTTCATGCGTTGTTATAGTAAAAACTTTAGACACCTTCAAAAGTAGCTGATCTTCCTTTGTTTTAATATTAAGCTCGAGTTGTCTAATAGTTGTGTTAATCTTGTCTAAACTTTTATTAAGAACACCTTCAGTACGTTTATCTTTTACAGATTTTAGTTGTTTAATTATATTTTTCTTTTGGTTATATGTCTTTTCTAACTTTATTTTAGTTTGGTCGAGGAGTAATTTTCCTTGGGCCGATGTATAAAATGATCGTAAATACTTATTTTCCACATTGTCGTATACTAAACACATACTTGTACATGACTGGATACTTCTGTCTTTAATTTCACCAATAATTTCATCTATATATTGTTGTTCTAAAGCTGCCGGAACAACGTATAAAGTTTCTCTATTTCTAATATTTGCGAATGCTTCTCCTATCAATAAACTAGTACATGTTTTTCCAGACCCAAGACCATGGTAAATTAACATATTATTTATGTTGCTATTCGGGTTAATTAACTGGCCTATAAATTTTTGTTGAGGTTTTAGAGAATAAGAGGAAGTGCTACACAATTCATCATATTCAGCTGAAATATAGTCCTCTTTAAAAGTGAATGGATTTGTATGCTCTGGAAATGGTTTAGAATATTTATCATTAATAAAATTTAATAAATTTTCATTTGTAAAATTTGTATTATTTATATCACTAAAATTTCTCTCTGTACAGGGTAAATTTAAATTTTTTATGTCTGACTCATTCGGGTAATAATATTTCATACATTTATCAGTCATTATTAGTAATATAATATATTATTTTTCTTATTAATTACCAAAATACGAAGCTAATAAACGTGTAATAGAATTTTTATATTCATTTTGCCAACCGAATCTTTTACTTATCGTATTATAATGCGAAACTGAACATGAATCTGAATTAGCCAATGCCATTTTATATAACTGATTACACTTATTTTTATAATGTTCACTTGATGGATGACACTAGCGACCAAGTTTAAGAAACGATTTTATTGTACATTATTTTTTTAAGTTAATACGGGATTAATTATATATAATCTATAATCGTTACAGTTTTACCATCGAATTTAAATGGTTTACCGCAGCCATAAACTAGCCCTTCCCTTACCAGTCGATCACATTCCTCCTTTGGTGCATGTGGATGTACAAACTCCATTTTATTTTTAAATACGGCATGTCTAAATATTGTACATCTTATATCTTCTTTCTTAACAAAACACATCATACAACAATGAGGACACTCAAAACAATAAGCATTTTCATCGGAGTCATAAAAAATATTCGACATTATTTATAAAATAAAAATATTACTTTATATTAATGACATCAACCGCATTAATCAGCGAAATTAGTGCTTTATCGGATACAGCTAATAAAAAAATTAATGCACGGCGAGCGATGATAACCAAAGAACTTAATAAAATAGAACTTACTATTAATAATATTAACACTAAAATTACTTCTCAACAGGATACGATTAATTCATTACGTAATCAATTATTGGATAAAACTTTAGCTGGTACAAAAGCCGATGGTGAAAATTTATCTAGAATTGAAGCTGAAAAAAAAAGTTTACAATTAGGTTTAGCAACAGCTAGAAAAGAACAAGAGCGACTACTATCTCAAAATAGCGAATTACAAGGAAAACTAAAAGAATTACAGTTAGAATTTGAGAAAACTAATAGTGGTAATTTAGCACAACTAGAACAAGTTAAGGCTACTCTTAAAATGATGACATCATCATTAGATTCAGAGGCGGAATCTCTTGGATCGAAACTGTCTGACGTAAATAAAGGTCTAGAAACAGCTTTAGAAGATCCAGTATTACAGGCTGGTGGAGAAATTATACCAGTAGAGGTAGATCCTCAACCAGTTGATGACAAACCAGAACTAGAAGACGAAGACGAACCAGAACCAGAGTTAGAAGACGAAGACGAAACTGAAGACGAAGACGAACCAGAACCAGAGTTAGAAGACGAAGACGAAACTGAAGACGAAGACGAACCAGAACCAGAGTTAGAATTAGAAGACGAAGACGTTGTAGTAGAAGGTATAGACGAAGATGAACCAGAACTTGAGTTAGAATTTGGAAAAGATAATGACATTAGAATAATAGACTCTGATGATGAATTTTAGTTATTTTTAACTAATATATCTACAACTTTATTAATTGTTGGTGTACAAACATTTAACATAGTACTCAATTCAGACTTAGTAGGACTTTTAAGCTCTAATTTTTTCTTGATAACATAAACTAATACTCCACATGTGGCCGATTTTGGTGTAACAGCTGATAAATGTATTTTGTTTTTATTAAATATATCATTACACAACATTGCTATTTTCCAGTCAAGACCTAACATATTACAGTATTTAATAAATGAATCATTTTCTTCTACATCTATAGATTCTTTAGTTAAATATCTGTATGTTTCACTGGACTCTATTATAGTATAAAAAACTTTTTCACCTTTAGTTAAAGTTTTCTTATCACAATCAAAATATTTTAAAATATCATTACGATTAGTTGGTACCTTATTAAACACACACGCGTAATATAAACAACTTGCTATTAGTCCTTCTCTAACAGATGCTCGGGTAAGTTTACCAGATTCCATACAAACATACCACATATGTTTGGCAGTGGCTAAAACATCTGCTTTAAGACCAGCCTTAGTACAAATATTTTCGAAAATTTGTGAAATTTGCCAGTAAGTTCTTTGTTTATGGGAAAAACACTGTTGTAGATGAATTTTTGCAGCCAATGAATTGTTATTTTTAAACATTCCACAAATACTACCACCTTTAGAATATGGATTATCATCTACTATTAAATCTGCTCGTTGACTATTTTTACTATAGTTTCCAGAATCATCTTTATAATTGTTCCATTCTACACTTTGTCCAGAGTCTCTACCTACAATAGCTCCACATGTATTACACACTATATCAGAGGTTGTTGTATCTAAAGTTTTCATAGGATGATTACATTCATCGGTTTTATTAACAGTTACTTTGGACTCTTCTTTAATTATATCAAATTGTGCTTGAGCATCTTCCCAAATAGAATCCAGGTCAAGTAAGTCCATTACTGTTACTGTTACTAATTATTATAATTTACATTTTTTAAGTCTACAATTATGTCGTAATCGTATATTCGTTAATATTGTATAAAAATTAATAAATATACAATTTAAATGACAGATATTTTAACTATAATGAAATCTGATTCTGGTCACATATATGTAGACAATATTAAATCTATTCTACATCTAGAAATATTAAATGAAAAATACAATAAAGAAGAATTTACTAAACTTTGTAATGTTTTTAAAATGTTTCTACGTGAGTGTCTTGTAAATAAAAAGAAATACTACCTTATATTCCATACACAAAAAATTGGAGTATATCCACTAAGTTGTTATGAAATTATAAAAAACGTATTAGAAGAAATTAAACCAGTCTTACAAAAAATTTTACACTGTACTTGTGTGCTCGTCGAGCCGAATTTAACTTCACATATTCTTAAATTTTTCTTTAGTATTTACACTCCAGTCAGACCAGCAACTGTAATTACAGAACTTAAAGAAGCAGTTCCGTATTTTGCGTTACCAGCAAATCAAAATAATGAAATTGTTTAAATAAGAATGGCGGATTGCAGTATATCAATTGCTGAATATTTTGCATACCAAGAGGCTATAAAACATAAATTAAGTAGCTTAAAAGATGAATGCCCTATGGAAGTTTTAAACTATTTACTTAAAAGAGAATCTATAAGTCGAATGAACAGAGTTATTGATTGTTCATATCCTGATAAATTTGACAAGAAACGACATATTGAATACACTAAGCTTGATAGCTGTAAATTATTGAGAACTATTTTATAATTTATTATTAATGATAATTACTGGTATTAAGAGATCAAATGAAAGTATAACACTTTATACAAATAATGAAATAATTTCATTTGATTTTTATCAGTCTGATACGCCACAAAAAATAATAGCTGAATTGATAGAAGAAGGGTTTAAAATAAGTAACTTAAACTACCTAGAAAAATTATTAAAAATTGTACTATACAGCAGATTTACATCAATTACTAACAACTTATAGCTGCGAATACACAATAATTCTGGAAAGCTATAATGTACATAACTAGTCCAAATAAAAATGGTATTTGTATGAAAAATGTTAAAAGTAACGTTATTGCTCTAAATTCTATCAAAAAAGGCTGTTGTATGATAAAATTAATTACTATAAATATAGTAAACATTAAAGGAATGTACCAAGTAGCCTTTGCGGAGTCTTTTAACTTATCAATAAAAGATTTATTTTTGGTATGTTTACAATCCCAATATTGTAATACTATTCCGCCAATAACAGACAATATATAAAATATTATAGCAACTTTAATAACACTAACTAAGTTGCTATCATTTCTCATACTTAATGCTAATAATGGTATTATAGAAACTATAAATGTTCTAAACTCAAAACACTCAAATATTCCTTTAAATACTCCTCCAATAATCGGAATATTTTCTAAAATTGTTTCCATGTTAATTATTGTAAATATTATAATTTAGAATTTTCTTGCAGTCTGTGCAGATTTCGCAATTTGGTCACTATGTTGAACACCGTAAATTCCAGCACCAATGATACCAACGATAATTATACCAATAATTAAATATACATACCATGGCAATCCAGAATCATCACCTATTTGACTTTTTTGAATATTAGCTAGTGCATTTGCTAAATCCTCTATACCAGCACTTTTAGTCGTCACACCAGTGTCATCACTAGCCTCATTAATAATATTTGTAGATGCTGTTATACCAGCACCAGCAGCATTTTTAACTACAGCCGATGTAGCCGTGTTTATAACGGTTTCGGCATCTATAACTGTATTTTCAAGATCTATTTCACCCGATGACTTAAAAATAATAGAACCATTGGAAGTTATAGTAACGTCTGTATTAGATAAAAGTGTATTTACTGTATCAGCATAATTTTGAGTTTGGTCATTTATTCTTTTTGAAATAAGAGATTTTATATTGGGTGATAAAGCACCAACTCCCAACGTAGACTGTATATGATTTTTTGCCGATGCTGTTGCTACTTTTTTAAATTCGTTAACTATTTGATTTTTTAAAGTTTGATTTAAGTCATTAACCGTTTTAATATTCATTCTACTTATTACTTTAAATACAGAATTCTTAACCAATAATGGCGGAGGTTTAAATGAATTTTTATTTGCTAAAGCTGAATCTAATAAAGATTGTGTTGTAGATTCTGGAACACCTTTTAAAATTAGCGATGGAACAGTAACAGTTAATAGTTTTTCATATGCATCTTCAGCATCCTTTTGTAACGCAGCCATCTGAGCAGCATAAGCGTCTGTCCATTCATTATTAACTGATATTCTTGTACTCCCCGACGCGCTCGTAGAAATAGAACTTGTTGTCTGATTCATTGTACAACTAATATTTTGCGTTGATGTCATCATGTCCTGAGCATTTAAAAAAAATTCTCCACATCCAGATTCCGCCATTGAATTGTTTGATTGTGTAAATCCAGCCTGAGCTTTCAGCTTAGCAAATGGAATATTGAGACTTCCTGAAATAGAACCTGTAGAAAATTCATTATTAACTTTCTGTGTACACGTTTGATTTAGACCCATTGCATTAGCTAATTGAGGCGCATTATCTTTTAAAGACTGACCAGTCAACGGTTTATCACATTCAGCGCTGATAGGACTTGTCATTTATAATTATTATGATATTTTATTTTTTATTTTAATATTATAAAAAATATTAAAATTATAAATACAAGAAGACCTAGTCCGCCCCAAATAAGAAGATAATTATTACTAGATTTTTTAGAAGGATCCCCAGAAGGACCGCCAGAAGGACCGCCAGAAGGACCGCCAGAAGGACCGCCAGAAGGATCGCCAGAAGGACCGCCAGAAGGATCGCCAGAAGGACCGCCAGAAGGATCGCCAGAAGGACCGCCAGAAGGATCGCCAGAAGGACCGCCAGAAGGACCGCCAGAAGGACCACCAGAAGGACCGCCAGAAGGACCACCAGAAGGATCCCCAGACCCTCCAGAAGGACCGCCAGTGTTCTCGTTACATAATACAGATATATTAGCATTTGTTGCTGCTATGTTACCCCCAGATTTTAATGCTACGTCACAAACTTGTGTATTAATATTAAGTTGGTTTGGTTTAGGACCATAGGCTTTTATTTGAAATGGAGATCCGGTATTTAGGTTCGATAAGATGAATGAATCACTTAATACATCATCTACTAGAGGAGAGTTTCCATATTTCATTGTTGGAGAACCACCCGCATAAACACAATAAGAACCAATATTATTTATTTGTTTTGCTATGGCTGGAACTACATTTAAATTTCTACTTTCAAAAGTTGCATTGTTTTGAGCAAATGCTGATGCTGTACAAGTATTAATGTCTAAAAATGTATTACAACTTGGGTCTAAAAATGAGTTACCATCATTCATCAAGAAACTATTACAATAATTTGGAAATATTTTATTAAAATCTAATGTTGCTCCAAAATTACCAGTTTGCTGTTCATTGTAATACTGTTTAAAAGATTTTCTATGAATGGGGTTATATAATAATTTATATTGTTTATCATCATCATAATAAAGTATATATTTAAGATTTGGGGATATAAGAATATTTTCATTATAGTAATAAATTTGATTATTGTTATCCGGAGTGTCTGATATAGAGAGGCCAACAATATTATTTTGTATATTTTTAATACTTAAGCTTGGATTTATATCACCATTTTTCTTTCCAATAGGATTTCTCCAAATTTTATCTTTTCCCCATTGTATATCGCCATTACTAGTAAAAAATACCTGATTAGGTGAATTAGTAATGGCTGTTTTAATTTCTTGTGATTTTTTACTAGATATAGCGGCTAATATAAAATATCGAACTTGTGTTGAAACACCATTAACACCAGGCCCAGTTGACGGTAAATTCAACCAATGCTTACTATTCATCATAGTAGCATTCCAACTATCACTATTCATTAAATTTTTTGTAAATACATCTAAAGTCATGTTTATAATTAATAAATATATTTTTTAATTATTTAAATCTAATTAATTATTAAATGATAGTTGAGATTGTATCAATGATAAATTTGATAGCAATAGTAATTTTATTTATACTATTTTTTACCAAAAACAATAAAGAAAATTTTACAGGTGTTCCTCCTAGTTATACAAATTTGTTAGTATCTGACTCTGATGGTAATTTAGATACATTCTCACTCACCACACTGGAAAATGACATAGATACAAAAATTCGTGAAGCTTTAACACTTTACACTAATACAGAAGATTTACAAGCAAATTATCAACCTGTAGGAGACTATGCGTTAAAAACTGATTTAGATAATTATTTAAAATTGGGTACAGAGTATTATCAGAAAATAAACAATATTCCACCTAATGATGATCCAAATTATAAATATGTCGGGTGGGAAAATGATGGCCAAACACGACAAAAAAATATGTGGAGACAACAGATGAATGGGAGGGGTGGAAGCGGGCCTATGAAGTTTGAGTTTGAAGTCGCGAACGTGCCAGCCAGACCATGGAGTTTTTTTAATAATTTTTTTCATAATTAATAAATATTTTGTTAATAATTTTAATCTAATTAATTATTAAATGATAGTTGAGATTGTATCCATGGTAAATTTGATAGCAATAGTAATTTTATTTATACTATTTTTTACCAAAAACAATAAAGAAAATTTTACAGGTGTTCCTCCTAGTTATACAAATTTGTTAGTATCTGACTCTGATGGTAATTTAGATACATTCTCACTCACCACGCTGGAAACTGATATAGATAAAAAAATAGATACAAAGATTAGCGATGCGGTAAATAGTCTAGATACGCAAATACGACAAATACATCAAAAATTTGAAAATTACGCTACAAACGCTTCATTAACAAATGTTGTTAGGAAGGGGGCTCCAATAAATATTAGATATGGCGGTCGCATTGGACAGGCGGGATGTAGAACACTGATGGGTAGTGCCGATGGCAATACAATAGTTGCTAATCACGGTGCAAACGGTGGGAACTGTCCATTTATTCCCGGTGAAGGACCAGATGGAAACCCAGAATGGATAAGGGAATGGACAATTATTTAAATAATTTCTAATAAATTTCATAGCAGTTAAGTAATAGAATTATAAAACTCTTTCACTTTAGCGTTAATCTTTATTTTATAAGGATTAAACGAATCTAAATAGAGTCCTTCTAAACTTTTAACTCGAGATAGTGCAACATATGTTTGTCCAGCCTCAAAAATATCATTACCAATGTTCATTCTACAGTGTGTTAATGTGCATCCCTGTGCTTTATGTATAGTTAAAGCCCAAGATAAAATTAAAGGAATCTGACAAACACCACAACAAGGTACAGCGTGACATTTCCACGTATACATATTTATAACCTGGGATACTCCATTCTCAAATTGTACAAATGGTAACCCATTAACAAACGATTTTATAACACCCTGTGTTCCATTGGAAATTATTAATTTTTCGTTTTCTTCTACATTAATTATAGACATTACTTGAGCTCCTATTTTTAGTTCTACTTTTTCACTAATTACTGTACTTTTTTCTAGAAAGTCAAGTTCCTGCGAATACTCCTCAACGGATAAAAGCTTAAGATAATGGTGCTCTTCTTTTGTTACTTCTAAATCTTCTAGTACTGTTCTATAAAATATTACAGATTCGGAATCAATATTAGATAAATTTTTTATGTTTATTTCGTCAACTGAAGACTTTTTAGGCATTAATATAACTGGTTTAATGTGGTCATCTGATTTTATTACTCTTTCTTGTAAAATCTTAATATTTGACTTCGTGATTTTACCTAGTCTAATATTTTGTAAAATTTTAACTAGTACTGGATCTTTTTGTCTAAAAATAGAATCTAATATAATTTTATCATGAAATAGTGAATCAAACTTATTAGACTCAAAACAAAATTTAGAATTACTCTTAACTGGAGGTAACTGATAAAAGTCTCCAGACATTACGACCTGAATTCCACCAAACGGTTTACTATTCTGTTTAATTAATCTTCCAATTTCTTCTAATTTATTAAATAATTCATCAGATAACATAGAAACTTCGTCTATGATCAAAACATCAATCTTTTTCCATTTATTAAGCAGAACCTTCGAACTTCTAATCTTAAGAATATAGTTGTTAACACTCTGATCACCAAGACCTATACCAGCCCAAGAATGTAAAGTTTTGGCTGTTTCGTGTAATTGTATTGCTGCAACACCAGTCATCGCAGTTAATTGTATGTTTTTACAAATATAAATTTTATTATAAATCTCCTTAATTAATGCTGTTTTACCAGTCCCGCCTGGACCTGTTAAAAAAACATTATTACCATTTATAACAGAATCAAAAACTAATTGTTGTTTTATGGATAGCTTCATAACTAATACTAATATATATTATATCTTTAAGACTATTCTAAATTTTTAAATACTTTAAGGCCATGAATGTTGTCTTTTTATATTACATATATAATATATTGAAGCTAACCATATAGTTTGAGTCGCATATGCATAAATATCATTTGTATTATACCTTTGTTGTAGAAGAGATAACTTTTGTAATTCTATATCACTTGGTGGTTCTATAATAAAAAGTATATTAATGTAGTCTAACATATCAGATACAGAGTTATACTCTTTTAAAAACTTAACACATTGTTCTCCAGTTGTAATACTCTTTAATTCTTTTCGTTTCTTGTAAACTTTTCTGTATATTAAATATTTTTTAAGTTTAGAATACATAATGATAAACTACATTATAGTAATATTATCTTTATTAAATAAGTATCATTATGGATCCTATAGTAGAGCTGCGCTGAAACAAAAACATGGAATTAGAGGACTGGTACAAGATCACCACATTATACCGCGACAATTTAGTCGACGTGTTAATATAGATATTGATGAATCAAAAAATTTAATTATGTTACCAACTTCATATGGTAAATTATTATTAAATACATCAAGACCTATTCACGAAAACGGACATCCCAGGTATAATAAATACATTGGGCAACTACTAGATAAAAATTTAACTGAAGAATTTATAATTATTTCCATAAGACAACAATTATTAAACAGTGGCTTAAACAGAGTAATTTAATTTTTTAAGAATTAAAAGTATAGTATCATAGTTATTAAAAAGTTTAGAACTTTCTAAATTTATAGTGTGTACATTTTTAGGTTTCCAGTAATCATATATTTCTTTATTTTGTTTATTTGTTAATCTATTATTAATAAAAGTAACTTCACATGGAGGAGGAGTTAGACTTTCTTTCTGAAGTTCATGTATTTTTTTATCTACATTAATATTTAAGTCGGACAATAAATTATGAAACTGACTCGCTGTATAATCTAGACCATTGTAATTTATAATAATTTCATTGTCAAAAACTAATTTATTCGGTAATTTTAACTTAAGTCCATCAAAATCCCTGGGTAAGTAATTAAAATCGCCAAACTCAGGTATTCCAGCAACGTAATCTTTAGCTCCCTGAATTGTTCCACCAAATACAGATCCAACAAATACAACAGAAGCGATATATTCCTTTACAAAACTTTCCTGTTGACGGGATAAAAATAATGATAATAAAGTACAACCTAAATCTTGAGCAATCAATACAACGGGTAGATTACTGTAATTGTAAAGTCTAATTATACTCTCTCTTATTCTTTTAAATAACTCTATTAAATTTTCAGTAGAAGCTATATGTCTAAAATCATATGGTTGTATAGATATAGTATCTGCTGTATATTTTAATGATTTTAATGAATCTATAAGCGGTGTCATATTGGAATTTGACGCGTCAAAGTTAAAATTTAAAGTATTATTCTTAAGAGATTTAAATGACTCCGCACCAGCTGGTGGCCAAACTTTTTCTTTACCATAAAACATATAACAGTCTCCGAGTCCAGGTACCATTAGAACTGGTGTAGTTTGTGGAGCCGTTGGTAAGCCGTTTGGAGGGAAAACAGAGGGACTGTTAGAGAATCTAAAAAACGGTACTATACTCTGGAATCTAAAATGATTATTTAGCATAAATAGATTCCAATCTATTGTATTCGGTCTGTTAAAATTTATAAAACTAGACTTCATTTTAAAATTTGGACTACTTTGATAACCTAAAAATGGAACAGACGCAAATGGCTCCGTGGGATTACAAATAAATAGGTAATATCCAAATGCTAAAACCAGTACTACCCCTATAATTTCACTAATAGAAATATTCATATTATAATATTATAAATATTTAATTTTAATGAATTATTTCTTAAAAAATACTTACGACATTATTCCATTGTTAAGATAAGAATATAGATTATGTTAATAATGAAAGTTATTACCTGGAATGTCAATGGTATTCGCAGTCGCATATTTAACAGGAAAACTTGTTCTCAGATAGCTAAGCAGGCTGAAATTTTACCCGAGGAAGGTAGTCCTATATATAATATGATTAAAAATCATGATCCAGACTTTATATGTCTTCAGGAAACTAGGTGCTCAACGATTAATGGTCAAAAATTTAAAATCCCTGGATATAAATCAGTATTTAATCAATCAGATTCTGTTGGTGCAAGGGAAGCTAATCGTTATTCAGGGACTTGTATTTTCTACAAAGAAACTCATAGTCCAATTGGTGTAGAGTATCAATTTCCATGTTATACGGATAACGAGGGTAGAATAATTATTATACACTTCGCTAATTTTACAATTATCAATGTATACACACCAAATAGTGGTACAAATTTTGACAACAGGTTAGTTTGGCAAGACGCAGCGTTGTTATATTTAAAAAATTTAGTGAATCCTGTTATATACACAGGAGATATGAATGTTGCGTGGCGAGACGCCGATGTACACTTCAGAGTCACCGATAGTCCAACATACAAGAGTGAAGTTGAGGATAACATAGTTGGATTTTTACCCGAAGAGAGAAGCTTTGTACCAGAACTACTAAGTATCGGATACATTGATGCATACCTGAATCAGGAGTCAAAATATTCACCATTTGATGGATTTACATATTGGGATTCTCGATCTAAAAAAATTGAGGGACTCCCCGGTGCACGGGTTAATAAACACGGATGGAGAATTGATTACCATTTTGTTAAAGACTTTCGAGTAGTTGAGTGTTTTGCTATGTATATAACAGGAACTGAATACATCAACTTGGGAGATTCCCAATGCAGTGATCATTGCCCTGTATATGGACATTTTACGATTAATTAATATATTTATAACCATTAATGTTTATAACACTGATTTTAATCATTGTTTTTATTATTCTTTTAAGTTGTAATAATTGTTCTGGAGTAGAACAACTGGATAATGATGAGGTTTATAATTTATATACAGACGCAGATTTTTATAGGATCGGTGATTTAGTTCGTGGTATAACTCACGTTAAAAATTACAACTCAAATTTAGATTTAGTTTCAGATACGTTATTAAAGTTTCCGAACTCTATAGCATCTGAATATATTCGCAATATAGATCCATCTTCATTACATAAAATATCAAATTTAAATATAAATAAAGAATTATATCTATACAAAATATCTGTTATCAAAGACTTATTAAAACGTTATAATATACCGCAAAGTAATGGAGTTGTTGTACATTTAAGAGTTGGTGATATTCTTGATCACGCTTCACAAAATCCACCAAGTAAAAAACAACTATATAATTACATAAATAAAAATATTAAATTAGGTCGTATATATGAAAAATACGTTAAACGGTTAAGTTACTATCATAATCTTATTCATGAATTAAAAAAGAATAACATTAAAAAAGTAACAATTATAGCTGGATCTCACGTAAAGTGTCCAAATTATAAAGTATCAAGTTACTATATAAATATTATTAAAAAATTATTCGAAGAAAATGGGCTCGAAGTAACTTTAAGAGCAGGGTTGCACCCGGATGAAGATTTAAAATTAGCAGTTGGGTCTAAAAAATTTTATGGTTCAGGAGGAGGTTATTCAGAACTACTAGAGCTTTTAAATAACTCTACATAATGGATCAAACGAAACATGTTTTGCATTATATCTAGCTGAAGTTTCTATTTCAGATCCTAATGTTGGATTTTGTCTAAAATAAGGGTAACCTACACATCTTATTAGATTTTCTTTATCCATTTCTATAATTAATGTGTCGCATGCATATTTTGTAATATCTATATTCTTAATATACTTAAAAAACTTTTTAACAAATTTTTGTGTATATAATATAGCCCCGTTACAATTTGGTTGTGAAAGTAAATACAAACACTCACTAAGTTGTTCAGAAAAATGACAAAGTGTATAACAAATTTCGAAAAAAATTAAATCATATTCTGTTTTTTGTGCAGCATTATATATATCATTCATAGAGCAAGATTTATTATATATATCTACATCATCTTCAAATATTAAAAATTTGTCTGATGTAGTCATATTAAAAATTTTAATATTAGTTAACAGTCTACTTAAAGTAGATATATGTACATCGTCTAAATAATGTCTGATTATTTCTTCTTTCGATACTGGCTCTACAAACTTATAATTATTAAATCCCAATTTATTCATAACATTTGATATATGTAAAGCTCTATCTTTTTTATGAGCGAAGTTAATTATAAATACGGGAAAATTTTTAAGTTCATTATTAATTTTAACTGGTTTCTCTACAACAGTCTTTGATATTAATGACTCGATATCGTTACTAGCAACTGTAATATTATTAACATCTAATAAAAGCAATATTAGTACTACTCCAATTAGATAGTATGTAAGATATTGCATTACTTAATTATAACATTTTATTATAATTAAAATAACTATTAATATTACTATATAAACGCACCAATCGCATATTAAGTACATAGAAGACCAGAACGGTTCTATAACTTTATCTCCATTTAAAAATTTTGTTATATTACACATTATAAACATACCCGGTAAATGTTCCCATTCTTTCTTTTGTTCAGTATCAGGGAATGTCTGACAAACTAGTGGATATTTATGTTTAAATTTATTTGGTATACTAGATATTAAATCTAAATCTATCATACTTCCGGACGCATGTAATAATTTTGTTCTTCCCTCAGGGGAATAAATGATGGCATGGGATCCACCAAATCCAGCTAAAATTTCTTTATGAGTGGAAATACTGGGTAAATTTATAGATACATTACCCAAAGAATATAAATTAAACGTATTATTACTTATAAAATCATCAATTGACTTAATTTCGTCTGTGGAATATTTGTGATTATATTCAGCATCATCCTCAAATATTAGCACATTTTTATACTCTGTTGTGTTTTTACAAATATTTTTATGAGCGTGTATGACATCTGCTACAACCGAATTTACGCCTGGTTTGTTACATTTTTTAAATCCTTTATTAATCTGTAAATAAGTATAACGTGCTAAATTTAGTAATACTGAGTCATTAAATTTTCGAGATGAATTTTCCATTGTTAAAACTATAGCTAAGTCTACATTTTTAAGAATTGGATCGTCTGTTTGATTTATTAGTTTAAAACTATAACAATCACAATCTTTCATTATAATACTATAATTATTTTATTCTAGATCATTTAACCACATATCTTTTAGTGTCATCTGAGCAACTTCATTGTACTCTTCCAATTTTTTATTCATTCTAAGTCTTAGATCTTCTAATGTTTCTTCTGTAAGAGAATCTAAGTCCATCTTTAGTAGATACTTATAAGTATTTTCTACCCTCATGAATTGTAAGTCTTCGAGTTCTTTGTTTAGAATATCCTTCTTTTTCTTGTAAATTACGAGTTTATCTGCAATTATTAAATCTAGAAATCTAACTTTAGACTCTAGTACATCAGATTCATATTTAAGTGTCTTCTCTAGGTACTCTTTTCGTTTTTTATTGTAGAGTCCCCTAATTTTGTAAAAGTTCCATAGAATTTCTTCCACAGAATGCATTTTTACAATTTCACCATTTTCATTAAATAGGTGCATATTTTGAGCATTGATATTCGAAGTCAGCTTTAGATTTTTCTCAAGACTCTTACTCCATTCTTGTAGAATTGCCGTTTTTACCTTAATTTCGAAGTGTACACTTTCTTCCGTAGAATTATTTTTGTAAGAATGAATCTTGTCTTCCTGTTCTAATTTGTCTAAAAATTGTTTGTAGTCTTCAGTCCATGTACCAATTGGTAGTTCTGTAACTGTTACTGTATAATCATTTATTGAGTATACACCGATAGATAACCATTTATTTTCATCAATCTTTACAATTTCTCCCTTAAACCCCTTGTACCATGGTTTTAGTTCTGTAATTTCATGGTCTGAATTTATAACCAGGTGTTTAAGCTCTCGTTTAAGATCATCCGGATTAAAACAGGGGATGCTCGTCGAGAATCCAGTTCCAATCCCTTGGCTACCATTAATTAGGATAAGAGGCAACTTCGGAACATAAAACCTTGGTTCGATGCTTTGACCGTCATCGTTGAGATAGTCTAGTAGATTAGCATCTATTGGGTCAAATAACTTATTAATATTTTCCGATAGATATGTAAAAATATACCTCGGACTTGATGCATCCTTTCCTCCTAAAAGTCTAGAACCAAACTGCCCCGATGGATGTAAAAGATTCATGTTGTTCGATCCTACAAAGTTTTGAGCCATATTAATAATTGTTTCCATCAGTGATGCTTCACCGTGATGGTAACTAGAATGTTCCGATACATATCCAGATAGTTGAGACACTTTAATTTCTGTCTTAGCTGTTGGATTTTTCTTAAAACAGGCAAACAGAATCTTTCTCTGTGATGGCTTGAGACCATCTACTAGCGATGGTAAACTTCTAACATTGTCCTGAATAGAAAATAGTACAAGTTCTTGATTAATTAGTTCTTCGATAGATATTACCTTTTGTTTGTAATCTAGAGACTTAAAATTCTTTGTGGCATTTAAAATCCATTCTTTTCGAGAATCTGCTTCAGTTTTATTAAAAGCCAGGTCAATAGCAGATCTATCATTAATAGTTTTTGATGAGTATCCAACTGTTTGCATACTCTTAAAGTACTCTTTTGCTTCTTTTGCTGTAGATGTACCCAATCCCTTGTAATATTTAATGTTCCAGTTATTCTCTGTTGTTTTTTTCCAATTTTCATAGTCAGGAATATTGTAAAACTGTAGAGTTTCATTTCTCCTGGAGACTTTAATGATGGGAGTCAACAGAGACTCTACAAAAATTGATTTTTTTAGTAGATCAGGCCATCCGGAGTCGATAAAATTAATTAGAAGACTTTTAATGTGAAATCCATCTGTATCCTGATCTGTCATTACCATAATCTTCGAATAGCGAAGTTCTTTAACATTTTTTGTTCCAGTCTGAAGTCCTAAAATTTTCTTGATATTATTGATTTCTTCATTTTTAGAAATTTGCGCAAATGATGCTGTTCTTGTATTTAATAGTTTACCGCGAAGTGGGAAAACACCATAGTAATCTCGTCCAACTATGGAAAGACCTGCAACAGCTGTAGTTTTTGCTGAATCTCCCTCTGTAAGAATTAGAGTACATTTTTCAGATTCGGTTGTTCCAGCTTTATTTGCGTCGTCTAGTTTTGGAATATGTATTTTAGAAACTTTCTTACCATCTGTTTTTGATAAAGACTTTTTGTCTTTAGCTTCAGCCATTGCTAAAAGCTGATCCACAAATCCAAGCTTTGCAATCTTCTTGATAGTATCTTCTGAAACTACACATCTCGATCCAAAATCTGATACTCTTGTTGTGTGTTTGTCTTTTGTCTGAGATGCAAAAGTTGGATTGTTAATCAGAGACTTTACAAAAATAAATAAATGTTCCCTGATGTAGTGTGGTTTGATGTTAATATTTTTGTGCTTACTCTGTAATTCTTCTGTAATGCTTTTGACAATTGGACCAAGGACATGTTCTACATGAGAGCCGCCTTCTACAGTCGAGATACCATTGACAAAAGACACTTGTTGGAATGTTCCATTTTGACTTAATGAAAATCCGATAGCCCATCGATCATTGATTTCTTCATAGACTCGTGGATTTTCCTTCTTAGGACCAATATACATATCCATATATTGTGAAAAATCTTTAGTCTTTAGTTGTTTTCCATTTAAAATGACTGAAACTCCTTTGTTTGTCACTGCGCATATATCATAAACTCGCCGTTCCAAAATTTTAAAAGTATCATTATCGTTTAAATCTTTGAGTCCAAACTTAGAATAATCTGGTTTAAAAGTGATTTGTGTATAATTTTTATCTTTCGATAAAACTTTTTCTACCTGCGGGGTACAAATTTCGGATAAATTATTTTTAAAAGTCTGTGTATACTTTTGATTTCCATGTTTTGTCTCAACTGTAAATTCAGTAGAATAAATATTTGTTAACTTTGCACCTAATCCATTAAGACCCCCAACAGTTCTCTGTTCTGAATCATCATAGTTGCTAGAACTTAAAAGATTACCAAATATTAATTCACACACATAAATGTCATACTCTTTATGAAGTTCGATAGGAATGCCAGATCCATCATTAAAGACTGTAATTTCTGTATCTGTAATTTTAACATCAATAGTTTTAACAGCTGGATTCCTCTGAGATTCATCTGCAGCATTAGTGATAATCTCATCGAAAATCTTATACACACCAGGATTCCACTGAAGTTGCTTAGAAACAATTCGATCACCTTCTACGACCCAATTGCTACCCGCAACATTATGAAGTTCGCCGATGTACATTCCCGGTCGAGCAAGTACATGCTCAATTTGGGAGTACTTCTTATACTTTTCTTCTACAGTCTTTGGCATTTCTAATTTTTTATTAACTATTTCTTTAAGGTAGTTACCTTGTCGTACATCCACTATTTTTAGAATTTTGTTTATATCATTTAAAGCCTCTGTAAAAATATTCGGAATAAAAGCATGGATAAGTGCATTTAGAGGTACAGTGGCAAAGTTAAAGCTTAATTTTACGCTTTCTGGATGGGTTGTAAAATCTATCATTATTGTAGTATTTAAATTTTTTATAAGAAATTGTAGACTTTTTAAGAGAGGACTCTATTTCAGAATATTTTCTTTTCTTTGTATAATCTACATTCATATCTAAGTAATATGGATTATTCATTTATAATTAATAATTATTTAAATATTCCTAATTATAAATGAATTTATGTCAGTATAAAAATATACTCGGTAAAGTTGGTGAGGGCATCCATTCATTACGGTTCATGGGAGTAGCAATAGTAGACGTACTATTAACAATTTTAGGATCATACATGTTAAGTTCAATATTCCAATGGAATTTTTGGATAACTCTCGTAGTTGTATTTATATTAGGTATCATTCTTCATAGAGTATTTTGTGTTAGGACTACAATTGACAAACTATTATTTCCAAATATTGCAGATTAACTTACTTTAAGTATTTAGAATAACCCCACACTATAATACTGACACGTGGCTGATTTATATCACACTCCAGCTGTGGAATGCCATGTCTAAATCTAACATTAACTTCGTTACCAAAAGCGTAAACAGTGTTATCTGGGAGTGTAAAATTAATTGTTTTACGATTAAACTTATTTTGATCAGCTGACTCAAATGAGATTTCCCTTCTTATTCCAAATGATACTCCAACTGTAATATTTTGTGTCTTAGCTTTTTCCGGTTTTAGCGCAGCTGCGTCGTGGTGATATGGTTTCCAATCTTTAGAGTTTTTGTAATAGTTAAAACGAGTAGAACTAGGAACCATATCAAAGTAATTACATAAATAGTCTATAATTGTACCGAATGTTGGACTACTATCTTTCCAATTAAGAGAATCATCCGCTATTGAATGAGAATCTCCGTGCCAAAGCTTAAAGTTACTCCCGTTAATCTCTGAAAGAAGAACATCAATAATATCTTTGTTCCAAAATAAATTATGTACAATACAAATTTCATTGCCGCTGACTATTGGTTCATTTACTCGAATGCGAAGATCAGGTTCTTTGTGACTTGGTTCGAATGATTCGGTATTTCTTATAGGCTTTTTTGGTTCTTTATATTCGTGTAAAAATTTACAATTAGAGTTTTTACAATTGCCAGTAAAAAAGTATGTTCTACAAATATTATCTACATGCTTAAACCTACATTCATCGCGTGTGCATTTACCCTTAATGTAATGTTTACACAATTCCATTATAAATTAATAAGTTTTATCTTAAAACTAGTTTAAGGAAGTAAAATAAAATAATTTATAATGTGTGGAATTTTTATAATTAGAGGTACAAAATGTTGTTTATCTTACATAGAAAGTGAATTTAATAAAAGTTCCAAAAGAGGACCAGATGCTTCTAGATTTATGGAAATGAGTGGTAATTATATCGGGTTCCATCGCTTGGCTATCAATGGCCTCGATCCCAACGGAATGCAACCCTTTGTTAAAAATAATTGTTATTTAATTTGTAATGGTGAAATATATAACCATAAGGACTTATATTTAATGCTAAATAAAACACCAAACTCTGGGTCAGACTGTGAAGTTATATTAGACTTATACTTGGAGTTTGGTATAGAATATACTTGTAAGATTTTAGATGGAGTATTTGCATTTATTCTTGTAGATGGAGACTCTGTTTATTTTGCTAGAGATCCGTTTGGTGTTAGACCATTATATTACTTCGATTGTGGAGGTGGAATATTTGGAGCTTCTTCAGAACTCAAAAGTTTAATAAATTTTAATACAAATATTAAACAATTTCCTCCTGGTCATTTTGGTCATTTTGGTCATAAGAATATAGTTATTTATAATTATTTTACTCTAAATTCGACAACATTGGAGTATAATAATATTTATACAGGATATGATTATTACAAAATATTAGTTAAAAATTCACTTATTAATGCTGTTAAGAAAAGACTTATGTCGGAGAGACCTATAGCATGTTTGTTATCTGGAGGATTAGATTCTAGTCTAATTACGTCGATAGTTGTTAATTTATTACCTCAACAAAAAATTAAGACATTTTCTATCGGACTATTAGGTAGTCCTGATTTAAAATATGCCCGTGAAGTTGCTAAGTTTTTAAGAACAGATCATCACGAGGTTATAGTAACAGAAAAAGAATTTCTGGAAGCTATTCCAGTTGTAATTAAAACAATAGAAAGTTATGATACAACAACTGTTAGAGCTAGTGTAGGAAATTATCTAATTGCTAAATATATATCTGATAACTCGGACTCTAAAGTAATATTTAATGGAGATGGATCAGATGAACTTACAGGAGGTTATCTATATTTTCATAAAAGTCCATCACGACTTCATTCAGACTCTGAAACAGTAAAATTATTAAGTAATATTAGTTATTTTGATGTTTTAAGAAGTGATAAATGTATATCTTCTTGTGGTCTAGAACCTAGAACGCCATTTTTAGATAAAAGCTTTGTAACAACATATAGAAGTATTCCATTAAATGTTCGTTTTCAAGTTGGAACAATTGAGAAAAAATTACTTAGAGACTCCTTTGTGGAATATTTACCACATAGTGTTTTATACAGACAAAAAGAAGCATTTAGCGACGGAGTTAGTAATGAAAAAAGATCATGGTTTAAAATAATCCAAGAGTATGTAGACACTGTTAAATTTAAATCGATTAATGTATCATATAATGTTCCTAATACAAAGGAACAAGAATATTATCGATATTTATATGAAACTGAGTATCCAAATACAAGTCATATTATTCCATACTTTTGGATGCCAAGATGGTCCGACACAACGGATCCTAGTGCAAGAACATTAAAGTGATTTTGAAGCTTTAATAAATTTTTGTCTACGTTCTAAAGATGGCGCTGGTTTAGTTGATTTTATCAGTATATTCTTTACAATTTTGAGCAAGAGAAGGCAAAATAGGACTGATTAGATTTAAATCTTTGTCTGGAATAGGGAGATAAGCTTCACTGTGAGCTAGAAGATCTACAGGAAAATAACTCATTGCAGTCTTTGCAGACTTAATATTAGGGAACAGTTCATAGCTGTAAGTATTTTTAAGTTTACAAGGATGTCCAGGATGTGGTAACATTTTGTCACTAGATGCATCTATTAGATCCTCGGGTAAACATAATTTAACGAAAAATTGTAATAAGATAGTATTATAACGGGAAAAATTTAATAAAAATTGAGCTGTATCTCTTTGTCCATGATTTGATTTATTAGAAATACATAGTCCTCGTTCTACAACTGTATTAAATCTTCCATTTGGATAAAATGTACTATAATTAAATCTAGTATGTACAATACTAGAATAATCAAAGTCATATATTTTAACTATATATTTAGACGAGAAGTTAAATATAATTTTATCATTGAACTTTAATGTTATATTTGATGGATTTTCTTCTACAAAAATATTATTCAAATGTAAATCATTATGTCACAATTGTTACTAGAAATATGTTTAAGAGTATCTGATAATTTGACTCCAGATGCTATATGAGCAATATGTCTTATAGCTTGCGGACCTACTTTAGGACTTACTTTAGAATTAGTCTTTGCGCACCTTTTTGTTATTGTATTGTATACACAATTATCACAACTAATATCCACGTATTTTTTAATTACGTCTTGTCCAACTTTTCCGTGTTTTAGAGTTAAATAAACATTTATCCATATTTTAATTAAAAAATAATATTTTTCATAATTAAAAAATGGATAGAGGCGGTCAATGTCAATATGATGTTTTACTACAAGAAAAAGGGGTAGAACTCCACGCAACATATTGTCCATTTAATGACGGGTATTGGTGTATTCATTTAACTATTGTAGATCATTTTAGCGGAGGGAGATGGAGTTTTGGATGGATTAGGGATTCCATTGGAAATAGAGTATGGAGAGGACTTAGTCAGAATAGTCCTTATTGGGTTAATAATTTATTCGAAATTTATGCTTGGTGGTTATTAGGTAACGATTTTAGATGTCAACGTTCCATATATGATTTTTAAACTAGTTTAAAAATAAAGAATACTCTGCATCAAATTGATATACCTGAAAAACAAACTCGGTTTATCTAATATTCATTAATTTTTTAACAAATTCTGTTTTAGGAATAAATCCTTCTATTCTGTCTACTAAATTTTTATTTTTGTAAATTAAGACAGTTGGTAGTTTATGAATTTCATATTCTTCTATTAAATCTTCATTTAGGTCGTGGTCTACTTCCTGTACATATACACTTAGATCATTAATGAAATGTTTATATTTATTACAATTTTCACACCAATCAGCCGTAAATTTAAGAAGTACAATGTCGTGGGAATATATTACATCCGTGATCTCACTAGCCGTAAGCATTTATATATATATATAAATATATTATTCTTTTAAACTATTTGATGGAACAAATCTTGCCTGATATTTATTCCCGTTCTTGTATCTGGATCTACCATATAATAACTAACTTTAGATGGTTTTGTAAGTTTATTATTATTTATAATTAGAACTATTTCCATATAGTGAGTCATAAAAGTCTTCTAAAATATATAATTGACATTCTAGTTTATCTATTTTTTCATTAGGTATTCTATAATGGAAATGTAATGCTTTATAGCCATTTTCTTTTGGATGTTGAATATAATTTTTGAAGTAGATTATATCTTTTTCTAATTTATTATAATGATAAAATTTTAGTAAATCTTCATTATTGTAGAACACAAATCGAAAAGATATCAAATCATGTAACTCATAAATACTCTTAACTGAATACTTTGGTTGTGAATGTTTAATTAAAGCACTATTAAAAGTCTTTATACGACAGGATGATAAATGACAAGGAAGATCATGATTAACCAGTATTTCATGATAATTGGTTAGTTCTCTAGACATTATTAAATTGCTGTTTGGTACAAAACTTAGCAAGAATAGATACCACATGCTGATTACTTTTAAGTTTAAAATATTAAAATTTAAATAAATTATATTACTAAAGATGTTTATATTTGATGGAACAACCTTTGTAGTATTTGTATGTGTTATCGTTATTGTATACGGTATTCTAGAAATATCGGACAATGAAAACTTTAAAACTGTACAATCTAAAGGTGGAGTTTCTGTAGCTGTAGCAGCCGCAGTAACCCTTGCATATTCTTACTTTATGTCACAGGGATCAGAAACACTTTTAACAGATAATTATGTTGATGCTGGGTCAAGGTTTAATACTGTATCTGGAATGGATAATATAAGATCGATGGCTGATATTTAAAGAATTGCGTCAAATAATATAGTTAAAATCTCTATCTTATATATAACAGATGTCAAGCATCCAGATATCCAAATTTAATCCTAGAGTTATAGAAGAACGAAGAGTAAGTGGATCAGGACCAGCAACTTGCGTATTTATTGGTAAAAGAGGAACAGGTAAAAGTACATTAGTTAAAGATATACTATATTACTGCCGAAAAATACCAATAGGAACAGCTATATCAGCTACAGAAGATGGTAATAAGTATTATTCTAGTTTTATTCCCGACTTGTTTATACATTCGGAATATAAGGCCGGTGTTATACAAAGTGTTATCAATAGACAGAAGAAAATGATAATGAGTGCAAAAGAGTCTGATCCAAAAAACAAAAATGACGCATTTGTTCTACTTGATGACTGTATGTATGATAAAAAAATGATAAGAGATCCAAATATTCGCGGTATATTTATGAATGGTCGACATTGGAGACTTTTATTTATTTTAACAATGCAATATTGTATGGATTTACCACCAGATCTTAGAGCTAATATAGATTTTGTATTTGTACTTCGCGAAAATATAGTACAGAATCAAGACAAGTTATATAAAAATTTTTTCGGTATTTTCCCAGATGCTCAAACATTTCGAGAAGTCATGAATTCCTGTACCGAAGGTTATGATTGTATGGTTTTAGATAATACATCAAGAAGTAACAAAATAGAAGATTGTATATTTTGGTATCGCGCAAAACCCGATAGACAGTTTAAAATAGGATCAAGAGAGCTATGGGATTTTCATAAAAAAAATTATAACTCCAAGTATCAACAAGTAGATGAACAATTTGACCTCGCAAAACATAAGGAAAAAAGTAAAACACCACTGGTGACTGTTACAAAATCAAAAAAAACTAAAACTACTGTTTAAAGACATAGTATATTAATATACAATGACCACATATAATAATAAACTAGACTTCTTATTGCGGCTTCCTCAACATGAACAACGTAGCCCTGAATGGTTCGCTCAAAGGCATGATAAATTAACATCTAGTGATGCTGCTACAGCGCTAGGTATTAATCCTTATCAAAAACCCCACGAGCTTTTATTTAAGAAATGTGGTCACGATCTAAAACCATTTGTTGGTAATGTAGCCACGTTACATGGTCAAAAATATGAAGATTATGCGATTGAAAAATATTCACGAGTGATGGGAATGACAAATTATAATTTCGGATTAATATCATATACAGATGTACACACAGATAATATTGAACCAAACTACTTCCTAGCAGGTTCTCCAGATGGAATATGTATTAAAAATGATGATCCTTACGGAGAACCAATACTGCTAGAGGTAAAATGTCCTTATAGAAGAAAAATAAAAATGAATGTATGCCCTAAATACTACTATCCACAAGTACAACTAAATTTATTCATTTGCGGACTAACTAAAGCAGACTTTATAGAATATAAACCAGCTGATTCACAATCACCAGAAATATTAAATATAGTCAGAATACACATTAATCACTCGTGGTTAACAGATAATATCCCGATACTTTATAATTTTTGGAAGGAAGTAGAACACTACCGACAAGCTGGCATAGAAAGTCACCATCTGTTTAAGAATCCTAAAAAAACGATAGATGTAATATTCGAAGAAGTCCAAGAACAGGTAGAATTTAGAGACTAATTTACGACAAAGAATTAACTTAAAGTTAGAAAATATAATACTGGTAAGATATAATGGGTATTCGAAGCCTTAATACACTAATCAAAAAGTACTCACCTGAATCTATTTCAGAAAAATCAATAAAACAATACTCTGGTAAAAAAATTGCTATAGATTGTAGCATTTTAATTTATAAGTATGTTCATATGTCTAGGGTACCAAATAGTCATATCATAGGTTTTGCAAATCGTATAAATTATTATCTTAAAAATAATGTACTTCCAATTTTTGTATTTGATGGAACTCCTCCAGAAGCAAAAAGGAGTGTGTTACAAAAGAGACAATATAATCGTAAGAAGATAGAAGATAAAATAACAGATCTTAAGGAATCTATTACTGAAGAAACTACTGAAGCTGAAGCTGATAATATTAAAGCGGAAGTTAAAAGATTATCTAATCAAATTGTCTATGTTACAAAATATCACATAGATGAGTGTAAAAAATTTCTCGAATATACAGGTATTCCATATATACAGGCAGAGGGTGAAGCAGAAAAAACATGCGTTTATCTTAAAAAAATCAATGAAGTTGATTATGTGGTATCTGATGATACAGATACTTTAACATTTGGATGTGAATGCGTTCTAAAAACGAATATTAAAGACTCTATTCAGGAACTTTCTTTATCAAAAATATTAAAAGACTTTGATATGTCTTATCCAGAATTTTTAGACTTCTGTATTCTTTGTGGATGTGATTACTGTCCTTACATACCCAGCATTGGACCACAAACTGCTTTTACATTAATCAAAAAACATAAAAATTTGGAAGCTGTAATTGCACTAAACAAATATAAAATAGGAGAAGACTTTGACTATGTAACCGCGCGTAAATTATTCACAAATTATGAAGAAATTAAAATTGATGTTTTCGATATAACAAGGAGTCCTATTCAGGTCGGTCAATTAACAACTTTTCTAAAATCTCTAAATTTTACTGATGTTTTAATTTCGAAATATATTAAAATTTTTTCTTAATTTTTTAAAATTTTTTTTCTTGTGTAATTATTAAATATAATGGTAAATCTCGGTAATTTCTTTGGTGCTCCCGGTCGCGCAGTCGACCCCAATTCAGATCGTCAGCGTGCGATGGCCTGTAAGGCCCAGGGTCTAGTTTTTGATAAGGAAAGCAAGCAGTGTCGCCAGGCACTTCGTCGTGGTCGTAGTCCTGCTGCGGGTGCTGGTCCCAGTGTTGCCAGTCTCCGTGCTGCGTGTAAGGCTCAGGGTCTAGTTCTTGACATGGACAGCAAGCAGTGTCGTGAGTCGCGTCGTGGTGCTAGTCTACCCGCTGCCCGTGCCGCCCGCGCGGCAAATCGTGCGTTTGCGGGTCCCACTCAGAAAGAAATGATGGCTATGTGTAAGGATCAGGGTCTCGTATTCGATCGTGATACTAAGGAGTGCCGCCCCAAGAAGGTCCGCGGCTCTGCCCTTGAGCAGGCTTACGCCCGTGGTAGCCTCTTCTTTGGCAATGGTATGAAATGTAAGAACATGTTTGGTGGTCGCGCAGTCGACCCCAATTCAGATCGTCAGCTTGCGATGGCCTGCAAGGCTAAGGGTCTAGTTTTTGATAAGGATAGTAAGAAGTGTCGTCAGCCACTTCGTCGTGGTCGTAGTCCTGTTGCGGGTGCTGGTCCTAGTGTTGCCAGTCTCCGTGCTGCGTGTAAGGCTCAGGGTCTAGTTCTTGACATGGACAGCAAGCAGTGCCGTGAGTCGCGTCGTGGCGCCGGTCTTGCGGCTGCTCGTACCGCGCGTGCCGCGTCTCGTGTACTTGCTGGTCCCACTCAGAAGGAAATGATGGCTATGTGTAAGGCTCGGGGTCTCGTATTCGACCGTGATACTAAGGAGTGCCGCCCCAAGAAGGTCCGCGGCTCTGCCCTTGAGCAGGCTTACGCCCGTGGTAGCCTCTTCTTTGGTGTTAACCAGCCTGCGTACAAACAACGTACTGGTATTACTTACCATGCTCCAGCATCTACTCTAAAAGGCGACTACTACGGTATCATTGGTCCAACCAATGGTCCAGTGACTGGAGCAGATAGCTTCCAGGTTAAGAGTTCTGTTATAACTCCAGAAATGAAGAAAGAACTTGGTGTATCGATACCAAATGTCCCAGCTAAGTCAGCTAAGCCAGCTGCTAATTTCGGTAAGATGAAAAAAATGTAAATTAATTAAAAATCTATTGCTTATTAAAATTATTAATAATATGTAGATTTTTACTAGTAATTAAATATTTGTAAATTCACTTAACTGAATATCTTCTCCAGCATTAAATAATGTACGTTCTACAGTTCTAAGACTGTTTGGATAGTTTTTATCTGTTCTTATCAATAATGGGTAGAAATTATGCAAATCTTTAACAAATAGACATTCTAGTATACATTCAGACTTCTTATTGTCTAAAGTGTGATATTTATCAATAAATTCTTTACCCTGTAAAGTATTATATTTGATATTAGCAAACTTAGTTAATTTCTGGTGATGATATACATACGCTGATAAATCTTTTTCATTTTCTTCCCTAATTAAAAAATCTACAGTATGTTTATTCGAAGGTTTCCACTTAAACATAGAAAACTGAGTACCATTTAAAACAGGTAAATTATTAGGCATAAATATAATTCCATCTTTATGTTTATGATGTTCATATTCATCTAGAAAATTTACAAAATCAGATAGTTTATAAAAAGTTTTAGTCTCAACAGTAATTAAATTTGTTTTAATTGGTAAGAGTAAAGTTTTAACACAACAATCAATTTCTGCTAATCTAGAGGCAAAATTATCATTATTTACTCTATTTCCACACATTAAAACGGAATCATAAATGATAAATGTATAAGAGTCATTTTCCTTTATAAGTTCACCGTCAAATAATGTTCCATTATAAATAGATTCATCTCCCTTAATATCAACAGTATAAAAATTTAAAGATCTATCACATAGAATACACAACTTTCTATTTGTGTTATCGGTGGTAAAAAACATGATATATCTAATCCCATCATTTTTAACACCAACAAAGTATTCATATTTTTTAAGTTTATCAAAATCTTTGCGTTCTATAGATACAGGCTGAGGACAAGGAAACTGAGCTTCACCCCTATAATTCCAGTTAAAAAGAATATTACGAGTTAAATACCTAACAAAATTGGGATTAGTAATTTTTTGAGCAGACGGAATATCCATATACTATAGTATATAATGTATCTTTAAGTTACTTAAAGACTTAAATTATATTTTAATAAAGTTTTAATGGTTGATTATATAACTAAAGAGACTCTATTAAAAGAGTCATTAATTAAATTCTATACCAACAAATCAAACCTAGATATTTTATTGCCTATTATAGAACAGAAGTCTAATATATCTCTTAGAATATTAGACTGGCTTATAACTAACTATTCTAAGAAATATAATGTGACATATGAAATATATAAAAATGGTAAAAAAAATTTATTTTTTATATATTTAAGTTACAAAAATCAATTAAAAGCTTACTCTAAGAAGTACTTCGATCCATTTTGTAGGCGCGATAGAATTAATATAGATTTAAGTACAATTTCTGACGAAAGAACTGGGATTATTACTACAACAATTGGTCAATTAAATTTTTTTAAGTGGTTTATAGAAAATAAACTTTTAAATTATGTTTTAATTAATGTTGATAAAATAGATGAAGATATGAATGAGACACTTAAAAATAATTGTAAAGATTATAAAAGAAAAGAATTATCTCAAAATATTGTTAGAAACGTAAATATAATTGCTAATAATTTTGTTGTAACTTTTGATTAAATTATTTTCTTGTTTAATTATAAATGGTCTTTAATAACGTGTTTGATGTAAATGATCATATAAATGATAAAATAGACTCTTCAGTTTATCCAGAACAAAAACATCATATACTACAAGGAAATATTGGATCTCTAATTGCTGGAAATTCTCGTATACATTCTACAATTTCAGAAGCGCCAAGTATATTAGGGGTTGCTGGAGACGTTAGAACCCCGGAACAAATAATAACATCAAAAGATGGTAAAGCTATAAGTCAATCTGGTAGAACTGTTAATGTTCCTCTTAGTTTTTATGATGACCAATCTCCTCTATTTTATGGAGAATCAGGAGTTGGTATAGATTGGGATGTATTAAATAATCGACAGAATAATATAGGATACTATTTAGATTTTAATGGAAAAAGAAGTCTAGGATTTTCACATCACGCTTTACCCGGTACTAATATTAAGGCTATACCACATCCACACCCTGTAGAAATTATACAAAAAAATGAACGATTGGTTCCATCATTACAACATATTTCTAAAGCATTCCCTGGATTGCGTACAACCGTTGGAGATTGGACAAAACACTCAACATTACATAATTCAGGGTTAACTGGTGTTTAGTCTCAATATTCTAATATCTCTTTCTAATTGAGTTTGTCTTTTATGATTTTCTATCTCTGAAAGCACACGCTGTTTTTCTATCTCTTGTTGATTTAGTTCTTCTGAGTATTTTATACTTTCTCTACTCTTAAGAATTGATTCAAGATCAGTAGATTCTAAAACTACATCACTTAAGTCTTCAGTTAAGTGACTTATATCAGTAAATTTTCCGGGTTGTGTAAAAGAATCACAATAATCGATTCCATACTCGTAATGATACACACGTTTATATTCATCTGGTCTTAATAAATCTAAATTATACTTTTTTTCTGAAGTCTCCTTATTGTAATATATACTCCACGGGTTATCTCTATTTTCTTCAGCGTGTACTTTTTCAAACTGTTCATTAAATTTATATAGTGTGTCTAATGAATTATCTTTTTCAACTTGTAAGTCATCTACATATTCAATGCGAGAATACATTGGTGCGTCTGTTTCTACAAACTGATACTTATCTATTAGTTCTTTATATGCGGTTTCGAATACTATAAATATATTCTTTTTTTCTTCTTTCGAGAGAAAATTACAATTTGAGGAATCAGGATGATATTGTCTTGACAATGAGTAGAATGAATGTTTAATATCACTCAAGTTGTAATGTTCTGGTAAGTTTAAAATTTCCTCTGGTGTGAGATTCATTTAGTAGTTTATTATAATTTTTTTAATATTTTTAAAACGAAACTATTTGGGTTCCAGTTACTAGTTCATTACAGATAAACCAAGAAGATGCTAGCATAGCTATTCTACCCACAAACTTTTCATTTGTCTTAAGCATCTCAACATTACTTAAATTACTGATATTGAGTGGATCAAAATTATAATCACCTGGGACGTGATTATTCTTCATATTAAACCATACATCTACTGAGGTTGGAAATTCATATGCCTTTAACATCTGAGAAACTTCACTGCATCCAAAAATACCGAGTAGTAGTAACTGATTATCAATTGGTGCTGAAGCAAGCTGATTAATACCAATAGTATTATGATCAATACTTTCTAGACAAATAAGAGTCGGCATTGCCAACATCGCTGTACGTCCATGCTTAATTTCAGCTTCTTGGATAAACTTAGAGTTCATATTAAATGCAGATAGAGAAATAATACCAGTTACTAGAGCCATTATATTATAATATAATTTAAATCTTTATATGTATTATTAAATTTAAGAATTAATAATAGTGTCAGGAGTATGACGTTGGTTGTAATAAACATGACGAATTAAATACAATAATTAGTATAATATATATGTGAAGTCAAGCATGATGTTTATGTAAACAGGAGTAGGTAATAAAGATATGCTTCAAACAGTTGGAAATCCAATCCATGATTATCATCTTTCCACGTCACGTGATTACATCCAGTATGAGCTATTTCATGTATAATTAACGGAATAAGTTCTTTAAAAGATTTAACTTTTCCATCAGGTTTTATTAATTTTAAAAATACAATACGATATTCAGCTTTTAATTTTTTATCTCTACCTACACTTGGTAAATATTTACACGGTCGAACATTTTTAGGTTTATTCATACCCTCAAATTGTGTACCCGTTTGCATTTCTTGTAAAAAATATGAGTCTGGATGAATACTCAAGAATACAATGGACATCTCTCTAAGTGGGGAATCAACGCGTTTTATATTTTTGTAAACTTTAATACATAAGTCATGAATAAATACTTTTGTTTGATACAGTCTCTTCGCTACATTATTTTTATTAGGAAAATTTAAAACTTTAAATTGTAACCCTTTATACAATACCGTTGTAAAATTCTTTTTTTCATCAAAGTCCCAGACGCTCATTAATACTATAAAAGATTAATTTTTAAAGCTATTTAAACAAATCGTAAATAAAATGATAATAATGGGTGAACTACATCTTATTGTTGGTTGTATGTTTTCCGGTAAAACAACTGCATTACTTCAAATAGCTAAGAGACTGAAAAGTATTGGTCAGAGTGTTAAATTAATTAATTACGCTGAAGATACAAGATATTCAAACACTGATGTGACAACACATGATAAACATTCATGTAACATAGAATCTCATTTTACAACTGATCTAGATAGTTTAGATGTCAAAGATTATTCAGTTATATGTATAAATGAAGCTCAATTTTTTACAGGATTAAAAAAATTTTGTATAGATTTAATTAATAAATCAAAGGTTGTTTATGTATCTGGACTCGACGGAGACTTCAAGCAACGTCCATTTGGTGAAATTTTAGAACTGATTCCACTGTGTGATACGATTACACGATTACACGCATTTTGTAAAATATGTAAGAATGGAAATTTTGCGTATTTTACAAAAAGAATAACTGATTCACAAGAACAAAAATTAATTGGCACAGACGAATATATACCAGTTTGTAGAAAACACTTACTTTAATTTATTATTCGACGCAAACGCAGATAAATCTTTATTAGTATTTATTTCTTTTAGTTTCTCTTTTTTTTTAGAGTCTTGAACTTTATTGATATCTTTAATATCCCAAGATATGTATAAAGTTCCATACACTTCTTCCTTTATAAAAAATCCTTCTTTGTAAAATTTAGACTTTAGGTATTTTATCATAGATTCGTGTTTATATGGTATACATCCTAATATAAAAGGAGGAACCTTAAATGTACAATTTGTCTGGCCATATGAAGAGTAATTTTTAATTTTTTCTAAAACAGTATTAACTATTTTATCTTTTACCTCTCTTTCTCGAATAGATTTTTGCTTTTGCGGTTCTAGTACACTTTTCAGTGTATCTGATAGCATTAATGATAAGTGTTATTTTATTTTATAATATTTTAATTAGAATATATCTGTACTTTATAAGAATCCTGTGATGGTAACTTGATACCAAGTAATCCTGGTGGTCCATTAACATCTCCAATTTGATCACCAACGGTAAACAAAACATTGTAACGTTTTAGTAATTGTTGTCTAACTCTATATTTAAAAGATATATCATGTGAATGATTATTCATATGTATTTCATCATATGGTACTTCTAAAATATCTAAATTAAATTTAGTAGATAAAAAAGATGCTCTTGGTCTAGCAGTTAATATTATAATTTTATAACCAAGTTTTTTAGCTGTCTGTGCAACCTGAACCATTGGTTTGATACCTGGATATAAAAATAAAACACTTTTATTAATTTTGACAAATTTTACGGTTTCATTTATAGTAGAAACAAGCGTATCGTCTACATCCATTATTATTGCTTTAGGTAGAGCCGTTTGTTTATTGCTTTGTTTAAGTAACAAATCTATTAAATATGTTTTAGTTTTATCAAAAATAGACATTATTAATTTAATAATATTTTATTTATAATTCTTTTGCGTCATCAAATAATGTTACAGGACTTGCTGGTCGAGTGTCTAAATTTAATGGACTTTCTGGTATACCTTCGTCTAATTGTGTAGGTCCAATATTTGGAGTATTTACAACACTATCTGGTATTTCTATTTTTGTAGTATCTTCAAAATTTGGAATTGGATAGTCTCTTTGGTGTAGATTTCCATCAATTGGTACAACTGGTATATCTTTTTGTTCATTCTCAAATTCGCTTTCTGTAGTTGATCTTACATCATCTTCTGCGACTTCATCCATTGTAAATTCTTTATTAGATTTTTCAGATTTTTCAGATTTTTCAGATTCTGCGGACTCATCATTAAATACATCAAATAAATACTCTTGTAAAATATGTTCAATTGGAAGTTGTTTTCGAATACATTCATTTATAATATCTGATATCATTTTAGTAAGCACTTCTTCAGATTCATGTATTAACATTACATTATTATAAAATTTATTACAAACCAATATGTATATTTTATGAACAAATGTTTCCATATTTGGTATTTTAATTTTAATATTTTTATGGTCACCCTTTAGTCTAACACACGCTAAAATTTTAACGTGACTTACAAAAATGGCCGTAACTAGATCAGACAAATAAGAACAAGATTCTTTAATTCTTTTTGTTTCTTTTTCTACTATAAATGAACTCCAATTCTGAACATTCGCTAGTACAATTTGTAGATTTCTGTAAGAAATTCCACGGACCTGTTTTGGTATGTTTTTAGATTCATCAAATAAACTAAGGACACCCTGATAAATTAAAGGACTGAGTACGTAACATAATTGGTTAGTATATTCTTCTTTAGCTGATACTAACACGTTAACGTTTAATGCTTCCGACATTGCTTAATTACAATGTAAATTTAAAAAAATAAACTTTAAACTTATAATTTAATATTTAATACTTCATAATATGAATAAACAAGAATGGAAAATAACACAAAAATTACTAGAAGATACATTAATTAAACCTAATAAGTACTCTAAACATGGACTTTTATTAGAACAGAATGAATTCGGTGGAGTAATAGAATTTGAGAATAATAATTGTAGAATAGTAGATGGAGAAGTGGTATGTGATAAATTATATAGTACTCATTCTATTAAAAAAGGAAATTCTAGTTCCGTTACTACACCATTGGGTCGAGTAAATTTTCATACTCATCCTCTTCATTGTTATATATCTGGAAATGTCATATGGGGGTGGCCATCAGGTGAAGATATGGGTCAATGTATTCGTTTTGCTCAGATGGGTAATTTATACCATATAATATTTTCTTTAGAAGGAACTTATGTTATTGTTGTAAATAAAAAACTTATAAACTTGAGTCCTGAAAATATTTCTAGTATTGAAACAATTTTTAAACTTACACACAAATATAGATGGTATAAAAACTTCGAAGAAACCAAAGATTTATATAAAGAGTTTAAAAGTTTTATAGAACTATCTGGTTTAAAACCAAACGGTGCTAACACATTGGAATTATGGATGTATTTTGTAAACAATTTTAAATTGGGACACTGTTATAAATATACTAATCCTATAACTACATTATCTCCAAATTTAAAAGCATTTAACGTATATTTATTTAAAAATAATTCAATCCAGTATACAAATGAACCAGAAAAAATATTTAACTTTTTAAAAAGTATTAAAACATCGGAAGATTTAAATACATTAATTAAAATGCCACGACTAATTCGACTGAAATTATAAAGAATAATCTTTAAATTCCGCGTGTCTAAACGAATACTTATATAGTTTAAACTGGTCAAATTCTATTTTATATAACTCTAAAAATCTATACTTAGAGTCTGTATTATTAATTATTGTATCTGGTGTAATAATAAAATTAATTATATACCCAAATTTAACATTTAAATTTGATAGATACTTATATAACTGAATAAACTCTTTTTTAGTTATAGAATTTGTTTGCGATTTAAGTTCTAAAACAGAAGTTGGATAGCCATCCGAGTATGTTACTATGTCAGCTCTCTCAAACCCAACCTGAATACCTTTATAATTTATTGGACATATAACTTCAGAGTGAAATAATATTTTTTCAGTCTGAAATTCTATTTCTATTGCCTTTTGGTAAATGTGTTCTTTATAACCAGAACCTAGTATATCAAACACTTTAATTAACATTTGGGGTAAAAGTTGATCCATTACTTTAAATTAACACTTATTCTTTAAACGTATTTAGGGAGAAACTGATAGATCATCACCAGACATTGGTTTAACTCCATCAAGCTTATTCCAATCACAAGACCAGATAGTTGGTCTTGGAAGGTTATCATAGCACGTGAGAGGGCGATTAAAAGTACAAGTAATAGAAGAGTTATTAAACGCACTTACTGGATCACGGGGATTGCATACTGGGTCACCGCGAAGATCAAGACTTGCGTTACGAAAAGAACTTGCAGTTGTATTAACACCGATAATATCTAGTGCCGAAAGCATACTCGAGTTAGCTAAAGCGTTCGATACACACGATGGATCAGCCCATGACTGATTTTGATTATCAGGAGATTGGAGTGGTAGAAGAGATGACGCGACTGTAGCTGCTGGTTGATTTAAAGCGCACATACTTACACCAGATGGAATACTACCCATACTTCCCTGATCTACAGATGAAGCTAGTGCGAAACTCTTGTTCTGAATAATGTCTAAATTTGTTGGTGTTGGCACACCTGCTTTATCTTCTAACTGGTGATTAATATCACTTGGTGATGCGGCGGCTGCGGCTAGATTCTTGTTATATACCTTAGCATCTTCTTCAGTAAAACCCTCAACATGTTCCTGAATACACTGCATAGCAAGGATTGCAACAAGAGATACCGCTGCTATGGTTGAGAAAACTGATACTGTATTATCCATTTTATAATTTATAAAGATAATAATTTATAAAAAAAACATGGAAAATTTAATTAAATTCAAACTCATCTACATTAATTTTTATTGGTATTTTCTTTTTCTCTTCCTCAATTTCACGAAAATCACACTCTAGTTTTTTCTCTTTAAGCTTCAAATGTAAAACATTAAAATATGGAATACAATTTGCTTTATAAAATACTAAATAAGAAGGATGTACTAATAGAATTACTTCCATTCCAGCTTCTATATTATCTAGTTCTAATTGCTTATCTTTAGAATAAACTTGTATATTTTCATCTATTTTAAATGTCGATGTAGTTACTGAATCACATGTAACGAAGTTTTTCTTATAAATTTGTGCAACTTTAGCCTTAGATAATTCTTTAGAAAACCAACCTAACGATTTTTCAGCGGTTAGATTTATCATGAATTGATCATACTTATCTAGAAAACTTTTCAGTTCATCAGTTATAATAAGTTCTAAGGAGTCGTTACCATTACGCGATGAAACTGTTAATTTTGGCAACTGAATAACTAAATCTTTTTCATTATATTGTACTTTAGACAAATATAAACCATCTTGTTTAATAGGATCATATACTGAAATGTTGGAGAAATCGATCTGATCGAGTTTAATCACGCTCATTTAGTATATTATCTTATTTTAAAACTTAATAAAGCAACGCAAAATTAATCTAGTATCATTAATTGGTATAACTCGAAGGAATAACCAAATTTACTAGTAATAGAATCTTTATAAAAATTTGTCATTTTAATAATACATTTCACGAGTTGACCATTATTTATTGAATTATATAATACGGGAACCTTTTTATTATCAAAAATATTATTTAATGACTCATTAATTTTAACTTTGAGATAAATATTATCAGTCATGTCTCTAATAATTTGAGAATTTAAAAATAAATTATTATCGTTTACTTTATTTTTAATTACAAATTCTGTAGCTAAAATATTATTAATAAATAAATTACACTGAGTCTTTTTTGTTAGCTTTAATTGTAAATATGTTTTATTATCAATATCTAAAATATCTGCTATTCGAAGTGTTGGTGTACTTAAATACAACTCGTTGTTGCTGTAGAGAATTTTATCCTGGTTTATTGTAACATTATTAAAATTAAAAGTTTTATAATTTATAGGAATAACCTCCATATAAAATTATTCTACTATTTTATTTAATTTTTAAAACGAAAAAATCTATTGTTCCATTCTCTAATATCTCTATTAAATTCTTCTACCGTACCTAATCCAACCTGTTGAGATACAACATTCGATCCTTTAGTAGACGTGAATATAGGTATTTCTAATGGAACAGGTAGTGTAGTTATATCTGATATATAGTATTTATGCATATCAATTGTACTCACTGCGTGAGTTATGTATCTGTTTATAACTTGTTTATTTAGATCAGATATTAAATTTTTAAGATTACAAATTTTACCATCAGTTATAAATTGAGGCATTTTTCCCTGATAGGCCAGCGTGAATGTTTCTTGCATTAAATTTTGTAAATTCGTGTAGTCCATTTCTGTGGAAATCGGTTGACCTCTAAGTTTTAAAATTTCATCACGTACCCGTTCCTGTATATATTTTATATTTATCTCGCTAAAAAACAATTGCAATAGCGCATTTTCTGTTGATTTAAAAGCCCTTTGATTAAAATAAGCTGATTGGTCCAATGGTCTACACGCGTAATCTTTTAACCTGGTCTCTTCAGAACTTTGTACTGCTTTATAATCAGTCTGTGGAAATTTTATATTTTGCCAAGATTGAGATTCGGTTAGTGGGAAAAAATTTGGAGGATTAAACTGACCTGAACTTCTAATTTTAGGTAAATCATCAGCTTGTATAAGTGAACTCCCATAATAAGTTTTAAGATCCTGTCTCATTTAATAATATTTAAAGATTAAAAATATTAAAAATATTAAATGAACACGTTTCGATTGTCTCAAAAACCTGTTCACAAAGATTGTAGATCTAGCATAGAAAATATACATGAAGAATACATTAATAAACTACAGGCTAAATATGATACATATGATGATAAAAATCAAGAATTATATAATTTTAAAAAAGAATTAGAGGAAGTTTATAAGAATAAGCAATACTCACAAGTTGTAAAATTAAAAGATAAAATAAATTGTTTAGAACAAGAATTAAAAGACATATATAATCAGACTGAATTAACAGACTATCTATGTAAAGCTATACCTTTCATAGAAGAAATTGACCAATCAGAACAAAGTGAAAAACAAGAAGAAATAGACAATTCTGGTATATTAAAATATGTTACAATCAACGGTTCTACAGATAAAGGTACTAAATATAGTGACTATCTGGAAACATGTTTTAATATTCCATCTAAAAAAAATAGAAATATCGAAAATTATTGTAAAGAATGTAAATCACAAGAAAAAACAATAGATATTAAAGAAGCTACAATAGTATGCTCTAATTGCGGATTGTGTGAAAAATATACAGATAGTTATAATCAGATAGATTGGTCCCGAATAGATTCTACTGAATTTGTCCAGGTATTTACTTATAAAAGAAAAAATCACTTTAAAGAATGGTTAACACAATTACAAGCTAAAGAAAGTACAATAATACCTGAACATATATTAGAATTAATTTATATTGAATTTAAAAAAGAAAGAATAACAAATTATTCAGACATTACATATACAAAAATAAGACAGTATCTTAAAAAATTAAGACTAAACAAATACTATGAGCATATACCAAATATTATAAATAGAATAACTAACAAGAAAGGACTCGTAATAACACCGGAATTGGAAAATAAATTAACGCAGATGTTCGACATGATACAAGCTCCATTTGAAAAGTATTGTCCAAGTAATAGAAAAAACTTTTTAAGTTATTCATTTACTTTACACAAATTTTGTCAATTACTAAACAGAAATGATTTATTATCTTATTTTCCATTATTAAAAAGTAGAGAAAAATTATTTGAGCAAGAAAAAATATGGAAAAATATATGTAAAGAATTAGATTGGAAATATTTATCCACAATTTAAAATTATTTAAAGATAATAACAATATTTATTTAAATGCCTGAAGTTGATATCAATGACTATCTAGAGAAGGATTCTATTAGATTACCAGGACAAGAATATGCTATTATAAGTGTAATTTCTCCAAAAAGTCGACAAAAGGCTGATAGTCTAGCTGTTAAGATTAAAGGTGTTTTTACTAATATGGAAGAAGCTAAGAAGCATGCGACTAAGATTCAGAAGATGGACGATACTTTTGATCTCTTCGTTGTAGAAATGTATTCATGGTTATGTCTTCCACCAGAAACGGAAAAGATTGGTGAAAAGCACTACGCAGACGAAAAGCTAGAAGAACTTATTACTGAACACGATAAGGAGATGGAAGAAGCTCGAGTTAATTTCGAAAAGCATCGCCGAGAGCAAAAACAGGCAGGAAAGCTACAAGACGTTCATAGTGAAAAAGGAACAAGTTCTGAAACTCCAAATTTAGAAAATCTGGACTAATTAATCTTAAAAATCTACATTTTATTAAATTTTAATAAACAATAGATTTTTAACTTACAAAGTACAAAGTAATCAATTTAGTTCGAGTAAGCAAGACCACCCATACCAGACATAATACGAAGAACGTTGTAGCTGACAGCGTATACTACACCATCGTATACGGTTCCAGATGCTGACCACTTACTATCTGTATTACCAAGTAGACCGTTGAGCCGGTTCATGTTACTGATAACGGAGAATCTATTAAATGCATTGTCAATGCGTGAGAAATTGAGAGTACCAGACGGTTGATGCTCAATTGGTTGGAGAGCGTAAGAATAGCAAAGTATACCAACTGGAGGAATAGCTGTGAAGTGATTGTAAGGCTGAACAAGATTGTAATAGTCGGCCTGTTTTTCATTGTATCGGTCGTTACCGTTAAGTACAAGCTTGTGTGTGTCAACAATGCTGACACCAAGGAACTGAAGGAAGGGTGGCGAGTTAGTAAAATTGGTCCAATCAACCTTGGCGCCAGTTGTAGTATTGCGGAAACCCCATACATTAAATGATACAGGATGATTGAATGTGCGGTAATCGATCTGTTGGTTGGGTGCACCATTATTATATGCTGTAGTTGATGTTACCTGCTGAACCTGCTTGATAAGATACTCATGCGATAGCTGAGCAAAACGACGACGCTCCTCCGAATCGAGGTAGTAGTAGTCAGCCCATACACTTAGTGTAAGATTGGGAGTTGTACCCCCTCCTGTTTGAATAGAAGGGACACCGGGATTGCCAGGAACAGACCATTGCAGGTCAAGTACGCTATTTGAACCGAACCCGCTGGCGCCATCACTAAGTAGTACAACGCAGTTTTGTAGCGTCTCAGTTTGGATAAATAGCTTAACTTCGTGATACTGGAGAGCAATAAGTGGAAGAGCAAGACCTGGGTGAGTGTTAAACCAGAAAACAAGAGGAACATAAAGGGTTTGATCAAGAACAGCGTTAGTTGTGAGACCAAGTGGAACCTCTGTTACATCGTAACCACCAACCATCTTCTGAAGACCTTCACGCTTGGCGGATGGTGTCGATAGCTCGAACCACATATAGAACCAAGTAGAGTAGTGACGATCAATTGGCTGACCACCGATCTCAATAGTTACTTCCTTAAGCAAACGGTAGCCAACATAGTTAACCCAGCACCAATTAAAAGTGCTATGAGTTGCAGCAATAAGTGATATGCTGGCGCTGTTGTAAACGCTAATTGAAGAGCCTGCTGATGAGCCAGCAATGTTTGAAGTTAAAGATGGAAGGTTAAGCTCAACATGCATTGGACCTACAAGGTCACCAGAACGCGAAATAGTGATAGTTAGACGCTGATTAAAATCCTTAGTACCCTGAATAGTCTGCTCAATGCATTCACGAGCAAAGTTTGTGTGTCGCTGATATGTTACCTTAAAGAAAGTAATCTGGGGATTACCTACGAGGTAAACATCCTGCGCACCGATAGAAACAAGTTGGATAAGACCACCACCAGCCATTTTGTATTTAATATTTACACAAGAAAAAAATTTTAGAAAAAATCGCGAAATAATTAATTTAAAATTACGACATTTTTGTGAGTTTAAAAATTTAAAAATTGGTAAAATGTTAAAATGATATCGGTCATAGTTTCTCCGACTCAAAGTGGAAAGACAAAGTATATTCAAGATTTATCTTTTTCGAGTCTTAGTGATAAAAAATCAGTATTTATTGTTTTAAGAAACATAACGGCTGATATGTTACAATTTTGTAGAAGATGGAATTTTCCAACTCCCTTAAATTGTTATAATTCTATAACTGAAAACCCATATATTTATATATGTCTGTCAAATGTACAACAGTTGTCAAAAATGTATTGTACAATTGAGAGAATTAATCATGATTTTATTATTATTTTAGATGAAGCCGATTTAATTTACATCGATAAAAAAGATTGTAAACAATCTACTATTTTATATGATGAGATGTATAAGAATGAACATCTTAATCATAAGTATTACATAACTGCTACACCGTTTTCTTTGTTTAAATATGTGCCTAATATAAAATGTCAGAATGTTTATTCACTGGAAAAAAAAGAATGTTATGTTGGGTTTGATAAAATAAAAAAATGGCACATTCTTGGGAATTCTGTAAAAAGACTTACAAAATTAGATAAAGCAGAAGAATATTGTTCGGTGTATATGGAACTACTTAATTATGTATTAAAAAGAGATTCTCATCAGATAGTGCTTTTTAATTGTACATCTCTTATCATTCTTCAGGAAAAAATAGGAAAAGACTTCTTCACAAACAATGATATAAATGTAATAATCGATCATGGAGAGTATACAACTTTATACACAAAAGACTCCATACCAGTCTATACAAGAGAAGAGTTTAAATATCAGTTTAAAAAAATTCACATTAAGGATATTCTTAAGAATCTTAAAATTTACAGTAGTTCTAAAAAAATTGTTATTGTATCTGGTATTAAAGCTGGAAGAGGTCAATCATATAAAACTGAAGACAAAAATGAATGGCATCTTACAGATTTAGTATATCTCCCACCAGTTTTTCAGACATGTGAAACATTAATTCAGGCATGCGGAAGAATTACAGGAATATATGAAAAAAATCATCAACAATTACATATCTGGACATCTAGAAAAGCAAAAGACTCAATACTAGAATATATCTCTTATCAAAATACTGTATTAAAACAGTGCAAATCATACAATGGTAATGTAGCTGACATTACAGAATCATTTAAATATTCAGGTTCTTTTAAAATTTGTTAAACATTTGCGGTAATATATCTATAAAATATTTATATTTATATATATAAATGGCTGAATCTGATTATGAATCATCTTTAGAATCTTTAATGGGTCCCCAACAACAAACTATGTCACCACAACAACTAGAATATCAACAACAAACTATGTCACCACAACAACTAGAATATCAACAACAAACGATGTCACCACAACAACAAGAATATCAACAACAAATGATGCAACAAGTTCCACAACCTTTCTCGCCACCTTCGGATGGTTTAAAACTGATGGAAAAATTAGCAAATGTTAATTATAAGGATTCACTACAATCAGTTATAATTATAGCTGCATTATTTTTACTATTCAGTAACTGTTACTTTAAAAATTTTTGTAAGACTTTACCATTTATGTGTGTAACAGATGGTGAATTTAATACACAAAGTCTTATAATACTGGGCATTGTTGTAGGTGTTTGTTATGTTTTTATTAAAATGTATCTTATTTAGTAATCTTTTTTCTTGGTCTTTGTTTTGGAGGAGACTTATTAGTAAATTTATTATATAAATGTAAGCGAAAATCATCAACTTTACAAATTCCAATAGACATCTGAGATATATTTGGTAGGTCAATTTTATTAATTTCTTTATTTTTACTAACACTCCAATTTAATAACTTTAGTAAATGTTCTGTACATTTGATATATTCTGATGAATAATCTTTACAATATCCATACTTTCTACCAGTCATCGTATTACATATACAGTGACATTTTTGACAAATACCTTCTCTGGACAATTTAAAATATATCTGACATGAATTATGAGATCTATCAATATTTTGACAATATTTTGATTTTGTTAGTATAATATATACTTTATCATCAAAATTCAAGATTTTTTTTATGTCATCGGCTGAATAATTTTTAACATGAATACGGAAAAATCTTACAATTTCTTGATATACTAAACTACCCGAACTAACTCTTTTACTTGATGGTTCTTCACATTCTTCACATTCTTCACATTCTTTTTTCTGAAGTTTTAAAAACTCAGGGATATTTACTATTTTAGTTAATTCTCCACTTGTAAGTCTAATACTTGTTGTTACTGTCATATTATATGTACTCTTAAGTAATCTTTGTAATTCTTCTTCTAAAATTTGTCTATGAGAGTCAATTATAATTTCTGGTTTATATACTCTTTTATCATCTATAAATTCTGTCTTACCACCACTTCTATCATATGAACACTTACTTGAACCAACCATTCGAATACCATTTGTTTTATACACAGATAGATCTACAACATCATCCCATGTGTTTATAGATTCTCTTTCACCAAAAGTAGTTTTAAGTTTATGAATTATTAATTCACGAATAAGCATCGAATTTTCTACATTAACAATTAAACTTGGCCAATATAAATGTACACCCTGTTTAATATAATCTGTTGCATCTTTTACTATAATTTTTTTATCTGTTGTACATACAATTACTTTGTGATTAGCCTCAAATAAATAATATAACGCTTCTTGTATAATGTGAACAATATTAATTAATGAGTCTTTTGTCATCTCGTCTTTGTTAATAAAATCTAAGTCGCTGAAAAATTTAAATAATTCAGTTTTATGTTCAACAATATGTAATGGTACTCCACTGTCTATACATTCAGCATATAGTTTATAAAATGTATCAATTAAATTGTTGCTAATCTTAACACGACCACCGTCAAGTAATAGATGAGTTGGTTTTGTATCCGAATCTTTACTAATGATTTGATTCGTAGTATAAAACCAATTCGTCAGTGTATTACTCCTCATTATATAAATATATGTTAGATTTTTAAATCAATTTAATACTGCCAAAATCTGTAAGCGCTTGAGTTAATATTTTTATCTAATGTACCCATATCAGGATACATTCGTGTAGCCCATTTAGTTAAATCGAGGGGTTCTGGAACATACCAATCTGGTGGAGGAATATTAGGTGCCGATGGACCACAATTGGAAAAATTATCTACTTTGTCGTAAGTTATAAGTAATAAAATTATTATAATAAGTACTAAACACATCATTTAATTATACCAAACATTTTTATTATAAGAGTTTTACTTTTTCTTAGCGGTCCATTCTCGTGCAGCTTGGGAAAATGCTTGTTTCCTGTCAATTTCTACACCATTCGATTCAGCCTCAGTTTTAAGTTCCTTCAAACGATTACTCATATGAATCTGATAATCACTCTTCTTTTTTCCTGACTTTGGGTGTACCGAATAAGACCCTTGGTTTTCTAGAGCTGATAGTCGTCTCTTAATTTCTTCTATCTCTGGATCCATTTATTATTAACTATAAAATATTTCGATAATATAAACCGAAAATAAATTTAAAGTTATTAATTATTTTATTTTAATGAAAGTCTACAGTTTTTCTTCAATTTTTGTAGAAAATGCAATAGAACTTGCTAAGGAGTATAAGTTTAATTACACGGAAACTATAGATTTTGAAGATAACGAAACTTATATAATTTTTGGTGCACATGACAGAGATTATGCTTATAAACTTTTATTATATAAATACAAAAATAAAAAAGACTACATAGTTATAAACTCGGAACAACCAAGTAGTACACAATTCAATAATAAATATTATCTACAATTATTAAGAGTATCTCATGTCATTGATTATAACTCAACCTCTGTTGATATAATAAACAAAACTGTGAACCCCGCTGCGAAATGTTGTTACTTTTTTGATTTTCCAATAAATGTACCAAAGGAGAACAAAGAATATGATATAGTTTTTGTTGGTTCACGTAATACTACACGCGAAAATGTTTTTAAATGTTTAAAAAAAAAATACCCAGATAAAAACATACTCTTTGATTTTGATTACAATTATACAGACATCAATAAATTAACAAAACTTCTTACAAGTACAAAAATTGTTTTAAATATACCTTACTACTCAGATGGTATTCTAGAAGCACATAGAATTAATAAGGCGTTATCATGCGGTTGTACTGTCGTATCTACTAAAGGCAAAGAAGAACATATTAATACAATTTACGAGGACTACATCCATTTTACCGATGATCTAGTCAATTTTGACTACGATAATGTTGATAGAAAATTAAGTTATAATAATTTAAGAGAAATATTATATAAACAGTATAATTTTAATGATATACTCAAAGTAAAAGTTGTAAACCCACTAATCCGCACAAATCTTAAATTTTATACATGTTTTTTTGGAGATGATAATAATATCGCGTTTAAAATTCCACCAATACCCTCAATAAATTATAAATGTTACTATTTTACAAATAATATAAAATTAATAGAACAATTAGAAAAAACAGATTGGGTAGGTATTATAGTTAATACACCAATAAAAAAAGACTTTATCAAAGATGCATTTGATTCTAAAATATATAAATGTTGCCCTCATTTTTTTAAAGAGCTAAATGATGCAGATTATACATGTTACTTTGATTCTAAAATAGAAGTAAACGTTAACAGAGTAGTATCCCATATTACAGATCTCAATTATGAAAAAGTTATAATATTACCAAAACATCCATTTATAAAGGAAAATATATGGGATGAATACAATGAAGCTATTAAACAAGAACGGTACAATAAACAAAAGAATATATACGAAAAATATATATTAGATAAATTAAGTAAAAATTTTAACCCATATGTTAAACATCATGCAACTACGCATTTTATATTAAGAAAAAATACAACAATCTGTAATAACATAAATGAAGAATGGTACTCTAATATACTAGATTGTGGAATTATGTGTCAAATTCCTTTTTTCTTTATACAACAAGAATATAATAAAAATATTAAATTTATAGATACATATGATGGATACAATTACTTAAAGATATAATATATACTATACTATAATGGAAGATCCAATGATTGATATCGATAATCCAAATTGGGACCAAATTAAAAGCATGATTGATAATAGTAAAAAAAAGGAATACAAAGAATATATATGTAAAAAGTGTAAAAAAAAATTTATTTCTCCACGTTATGATGGTAAGTATCCATTGTGTATAAAACATAGACTCAACGACTAATTAATCTATGTATGGTTGCCCGAGTGGTCTAAGGGGTCAGGCTCAAGTCCTGATAGCGTAAGCTTCGTGGGTTCGAACCCCACACCATACATAGATTAATTAACTTAAACAAATTGTTTACTTTATTATAAATGGAAGCTCCTCAAATTATAAGACAGTATGGATTTAATTATTCTGAAGATTTTATTTATGAACAAGTTATGGATGATTTCGAAGAGGTAAATTTAGATGAAGAAATTATGTATAAAAGTGTACCAGTTTTGACAAGATCTAAAAGTGAAAAAAACTGTACAAACTGTATTAAAGTTAAAAGATCATATTCTTATTAATGATCCGACATATTATCAGAGTATCTGGAGACATTTTGGAACATGATCCAATACATCCAAAAATGGAATTTGATAATCGTTTTAAATTATGGAAATGTCCAAAAAGACATGCAATGCTATTTGTAAAACCTAGAATTACAGAATTTTATGAATATAATTATATCTTAAATGATTACACATTAGTTACAACAGAATTATGTACACAATACTATAGACCATCCGAGTTTTATGATCACTATTATAGTCCTAATGAAATAAATAAGATGAATGATAATACCATTAAAAATTATATAGAATATTACTCAGATAGTAATTGCTTATTCGAAGTTAAAGTTTATAAAAAATTTTTAAAGATGAAAGATAGAAATATTATGAAGTGTATTCAATCACTTATTACTGAGAAAAGCTATAGAGTTATAAATGAATTACACGCAAATCCTATGTATACTAAACGTAATATAAAATTTGATGAAACGTGGAATACAATATTTTATTATCATTTACTCTTACCTAGACTTAAATCATACTTTGTAAATATTAAAGAGTTTAAGTGTACTTGTAAAAAAAATTGTAATCACGTTAGGAGTATTTTATTACGATTACTTGTATTTAGACGTCTAAAAAATAATATAGACCTTTACTTCTTTATAAAAGATTTAATATATGTTCCGTGTATAGTTTAATTATGGAGTTCCAATTGTTACTAATTCATTTTAATAGTTCTGTTATATGCTTTATATCCCATATTAGACCAGACTGGTGTAATGATTTCATTGTCGCTACAATACAATTTCCCAATGCGAATAAAAGATTCATTACAAAATAGTCGGATTTTTTCTAGATGTGGAAATACATTATTCATTAGACGATCTTTCAGTTCGTCAATGTCTTGTGTATCATGAAATTGTTCGACGGTATACCACAGAAGAGGTAGTGCTGTGTCTCGAACAAGTCTCCAAATATTAACTGTGTCTGTAGACTTTTTAAATGCCTTGTCCTGAGCTTGTATTTTTGTCATCCAATGTTCTTTTGTAATTTCATTCAGTAGATACTTAACTCTTAAATCTTCTAGTCTAGCATCCTTAGAATCTGCCTCTCTACGGTAGCCTTGATCTACAAAATTTATGTGCTGAATAAGTCTGTGACAATTATAAAGTATATGTACATATATGTCATCATTCATTCTACCGGGTTGTCCAGTTGGAACCCAGATCTTTCTAATACTTCTTAGTAAAAAAGAAGCATCTGGAATTTGTCCACAGTCATTATTGTTTCGCGGACGAGGAATTTCTTCATTGTTTTCTCGCATCCATCTATAATATTCTGGATTGTGAATAGTTCCTTTCTCAATCTGACCAGTTCTCCATGAAAAAGCAACTTTACAAGTTGGGCACCACATTTGGTCGCACCCGTGAATTTTATGAATAAACTCTCCACAACCAGGACAGGGTTTTGTATCTTTTCGAATCATTTTGACAGATTCTACCTTTTCTGGATCACACTCATGATCTTCACAAATAATTTCCATACAATCTTTACAAGTTTTATTATCACATAGTCCACATAGCCATGAACTATCTATAAAACCAGAACACTCAGTGTGTGGACACTTATATGTAAAAGATGAAGTACATTTATTTGTTGTAGAACTCAACAGTGTTCGTATACTGGTCTGATCATCTGCGATTTTTTTATTAATTTGCTTGAGAGTTTGCATTAATTTTTTTTTCTGTTCAGTTAAATATACTATATTTTGAGAAAATTCACGAGCAGTTTTTGTTCTTTTAGCTTTATCTTGAGTATCAGGTAACTGAGCTATTTGTTTATCTAAAAGAACCTTTTCCCTGTGTTTTTTGTAAGTAGTATGAACCCATGTTTTATTTAAACTCAATGCTAAAAAAATAATATCTTGCGAATTCTTACAAAACATACACTGAGCTTCATCATCATGATTAAGCAGATAAGTTCTGACGCAATTTTTACATGCTTCTTCCGAACAATGGGGACATGTAACGATTGCGTTAGTACTCTTATTAAAAGTTTCGGTACAGATTTGACACGACATTTTACTATAATATTAGTTTGTTTTCTTAAGCCATTTTTTATGTCGTAAGTCTGCTTAAAAATTCTTCGTCTCCCGATGCTGAATATATTAAATTTATGAGATATGCTGGGCTGTATTTATAGTCTTCTAATTTCGTAATAATTTCATCTGGAATACTCTTATTGTAATAATAATTGTAAATATAATTAATTGTAGATTTAGTTGCATTAGTTAAATTGATATGTTCATCTATTCTGCCAGGTCTTACTAAAGCTGGATCTAGTTTATCGTAGTGATTACTTGTTATAATAAGTATACGCCCTGGTGTCTCTATAATACCGTCTATAACATTTAAAATATCTGATAAAGTAATTGTATTTTCCTCATGATATTTATAATACTCATGAAACTTCTTCTTACTAAATTTTTTAATTTTTGGTTCAGACTCTATTTCAGAGTCAGAATCAGAATCGCTAGATTTTCTTTTTTTAACAATTTTTGACATGCAATCTATGTCCTCTAGAACTATAATTTTATCCTCGAATCGAATACTACCATTCGTGTTTAATGGATTATAAGTATTTTCGAAAAAGTATTCATATAATTGTTCTATACTTTTAATTTTGTTCAGTGGTATAATAATTAAATGTCTGTTTAAATAATTTGCTATACTCTTAATTATAGATGTTTTACCTGTACCTGGTGGACCAGACAAAGCTATTCCAAGAGTCCACGGTGTACCATTTTTTTCATAAATTGATCTACTATTCTCAAAGTAATCAATTTTATTAACTAACCTTTGTTTATCATTAAAAAATAAATTATCAAATTTTCTTGTAGATAAGAACTCAAATTCATTCCAGTCTGCTAGTTCTGGTTTATTAAGATTCTTACTAAACAAGATGTAGATAAATTTTTTATTTTTTCTGTAGTTATTTATTTTATTTTCATACTCTTTGGCCACATTGTCTACAAAATTTTGTAATTCTAACATACTTAACTTTTTGGAAAAAATTTCGATAGATATATTATCTATATTTGTTTTATTTTTATCATCGTTACTTAAATTATCTGTATAAAAGTCAACACGACAATAAATATCTTTAGTTAAATTAAATACATCATTCTGGTTTACAACAAAAATATTAGACTCTTTTAATGTAGTATCGTCTGTGTCTCTGTTGTATACATAATCATAAGACGCATATTCCTTTATAGAATGAACATTATTAAAGTTATTAGACTGAATATAATGCCATACAGCTTTGAATCTGCGCGAAAATAAATCATTGTATTGTGACTTATAATCATGTTTGATTCGTTGCCCTTCTATAAAAATTTTATTATATTTATAAAAATTAAGAGTCTTAAGATAATACATAATATTCTTACTATAATTCATAACTATTATAATTAATAATGTAAAAAGCGCATGACTTGTGTCTGGTTTAGTATACAACAAAAAAGGAATAATAGAATGTATAGAATCCATATCTAATATAGTATCATTCATTTTCTTAAGTGGGTTAAATATACTTAAAAATAATGTAGATATTATACTAATGAGTAGCAGTGGAAGTGAAACAGAATTAGAGTATGACTACTCTAAACCCCATATGTCTCGTGCTGATATTGAAAGTATTATAAGCATGAGACCTATTAATTTAGAACATTATTATCAAGCTTTCGTTCATAAAAGTATTCTGAAGTACACTAAAAACTCTTCTAGTGCACTGAATTATACTAAACAGTCGTATGAAAGATACGAATATTTAGGTGATTCAGTTTTAAGTTTAATTATTGCCAACTATTTATTTAAGAAATATCCAGATAAAAATGAAGGATTTTTAACAAAAATTAGGACAAAGCTTGTAAATGGTAAAACTTTAGCTCGTTTTTCTAAAGAATTACAATTAGGCAAACATATTTTACTAAGTTCCAATGTAGAAAAAATAGATGGTAGAAATAATGATAGAATTTTAGAAGATATATTTGAGGCTTTAATTTGTGCGGTGTATCTTGATCTTGGTTTTCCAAAAGCTGAAAAATTTGTAATAGAAACTATAGAAAAGTATATAGTTTTTGAAGACTTAGAAATCGATGATAATTATAAAGATATACTTTTAAGATTTTGTCAGAGTAAAATGAATACAACTCCATCATATGATACTTTAGAATTAAGTGGTCCACCACACAATCGACAATTTAAGGTTGCTTGTTTTATCCAGGGTATTCAGTATAAATTTGGTGTTGGTAAATGTAAAAAGATAGCAGAACAACTATCAGCAAAAGAAACTCTTAAGCATTTTGGGTATATTTTTTAAAGAATAGAAAATAAAATTCAGAATAAGCAGAAACAAAATTAGTAATAAGTATCATAAATTACTTGATATCCAGTAATTTTATTAGATTCTCTTTCTAGTATAATGTAACTTACCAAACATAGTTAAATATTTATTCATTAATTAATATAAAGAATTTATTTATGATTAAATAATGAATACAGAAGCGGACAAATTTTATTATCGCCAATTAATTTACAAAGATTTCGCTAGTATACTAGAATCTTTAAATATTACAGCATTGACTAAAAACAGAATCGAAAAACATAAGAAGTATATTAACTCTTTTGATCTTAAAGGAAAGGCTAAATATAAAACTTACAATTTACTAAACAGTTATTACAATACGCGATTAAAAGATGATGCGTTGGTATCTCTCGAATTTTTTATTATTAAAAAGTGTTTATTATAAATAAATGGAAATAGTTAACACAACTGCAACATTTGGAAAAATAAGAATGGATTTTACTATTGTAATTTCTATTATTGTTGCTATAATGTCAGCTATTATACTATTGTGGCTAATCACATCATTTGAAACAAATTATATAACTAAAACGGCAACAATAATAGAAGATCCTGCGTGTACAACAGATAAAAATGTTACAACAGGTACTATTACTGTAAAATTTAGATATAATAATAAAGATTATTCTTTAAAAGTTAATGTTGGACAAGGATGTTACAATTACACTAAAAATTCTAACGTTAAGGTTAAATTTGATCCCAATAATATTGAGTCGACAATAATTATAGAATCAGATGATCCTAAAACAGCATTTATAATAATAACTGTAGTATTTCTAATAATTTCTATATTAATTTTTGTATATAATTACGTATTTATAAATAATAAAGTAGCACAAACAATATCAGGCGGTGAGGGTATTGCTCAAGGAATAAGATCAATTCTTTAAGTATACTGTACTTCTATACAATTTAAAATAAGAGCAAATAGTAGCCAAGCCTTAACAAAGCTTAAATATTTATTACTTTTTTCATTTTGTAAGTAAAATACTAAAGTAAGTGATATTAATATAGAATAAATACCTAAATTTTTATTAGCCCCACACCCATAAGCTAAAGGCCATATAAAAAAAGAACCAACAAGTAAATAGTAAATGACATCATTTTCTTTATCATCTTGACTCGCTAGATATAATAACGTAAATATTATTGGCCACACGATACTAAAAATAAATGATGGTGGTCTAAATTTGACTATATCACCTGTACTTTTATTAATATTACAATTATAACTTATTGATGATAATAGTATAAATAAAATTAATAGTATATATATGTCCATTTATACTATGTAAATATTTTAATAATCAAATTAGAATTGTAATGTATTTATTGTTGTACTTCCAAATCCTCCAGCCCCGCGCGTTGTAGATGATAATTTATTTTTAATAGTATAAGTTGGTAAATTTCCATCAAATGCTACAATCTGAAAGTAACACGAACCAAGTTTAAGGTGTACATCTTCTGTTCCGATGTTGTCTACAACTGCCATTACTTCTCCTCTATAACTTTTATCAATAATACCGACACTGTTTGATAATCTTAATGTTGTTTTAACTATTGAGCTTCGAGGAATTAACATATAACCATGAGTTGGTTCAGTCTTAATTCCAAGGGGGATTTTAAATGATGTCGCGTTAGCTGAAACAATTACATCATTTAACATAGGAATATCTAAACCAACATCTTCATTTTTCTGTGCTTTTTTATAAGTTGGGTGATTTTCCCAAAGACTCGTACCACCTAAAACTTCTACAGCTATCTTCATGATACTTTAGTATACTTTATTTCTCTATACTACTTTACTAACTGTACAACTATCTTCGATCTTTTCACAAATATTTATTATATCTCTGATTTTAAGAAGAGCGCTATGAGCTCTATATAAATCTGATGTGTTTGAGTTTAATTTTATCAGTTCTATCTCAAATTCTTCATTTTCTACTATTTCTTCCTTATTTTCTTCTTCTACTTTAGTTAAATCTAATTTACATTCTTTGTAAACATAACTAATTCTATTTTTCCTCCTAATTAATAAATGGTTAAAAGATTTTAAATTACACGTTTTTTCAGTTGACACACTTATACGAAAATCATATGGTGTTCCTTTAAAATTAAAGTTTACAGATTCTAATCGTTCTTTGTGTATAATAGTATTTCCAATTTTTTTATAAGAATCTTTAATATAATCTACTGTATTTTCATAATTTACAGATTCCCATTTTGAGTAACTATCTAAAGCTGTTTTAATTTTGTCATAGAATATTTCTGAATGAATACCTGATATAAACTTTTCATCTATTCTACCTAGTTTAATTTCTATTTCTATGTTTTTTACTTTTTTATATTTTTTAATTAGTTCTTCTAAAACTTTAATAGCAGGTTCTAACTGATGATAATAATCACTCATCTTATAACATATAACAGTAAAGTTTAAGTCACTTAATACATAATAATTGGTTTAATAAATAGAAAAATTCATGAATAAAGTATTGAATCGTCATTCGAATTATTACTTCTTTAATTTTTGCCTCAATTATTGTAGTTTTAATAGATTTTGTAAAAGTAAACAAAAATACTGTTAGTAATTTTAAATAAATATCATTATCTTGGTAAATTTCTACTGTTTCCTCTATCGCAGATTCAATACTTTGTTCCTGGATTAATTTAGCAATTTTATATTTTTCTAAATTGCCGGGACAACTAGAAACTTTCCTTAGTGAGCTTCGTGGAACACCGATCATTATTCTAAATAGTTTCATGACTATTTATTATATTAAAATTTTAAGTAATATTAATTAAAGACTTAGAATACTATTAATCAATGAAAGCTCTATGCATGTCTCTTACAGACTTTAAAGAAATTATTAATTCGTTAGATTTTTCATACAATACCAATGATTTAATACTTTGTATAAAATGCGATCAAACAGATATTTATTTTAAATTTATTTTAGAAGAAACAAATTTAAGTACCTATTATATTAATGATTCTGTTACAATTGATGCAGAAGATATAACATTAATGTTTGAATATAAGTTAATTAGTAATATAATAGAGAAAACAAATAATGGTAACATTAAGTTTGAGTTAAATGGCAAAAAAATAACTGTAAATATAACAAATTCTATTGAGATTAAAACGGAATTTTTAAACACAGTTGACGAACAGATGTTAGGAGAATTGGAAATACCAAAAGATAATATAAAGATGGATTCTTATATACTTAAAAGTGTTCTAAATTACTTTGTTCGACCTTCTAAAAATTTATCAAAACACTTCATGGTCAATTATTTATATTTATCTGTAACAGACGGTAAAATAATATTTGAGATGGATAATTTAAAAGTTTCTAAAAAAATAAGTCAAGACACTGAAATAGATAAATTTAAGTTACACGTCGACTGTTTATATAATTTTATTAAAAATAAAAATTATAATTTAGACATATATTTATCACGAAATTATCCAATACTTTGTAGAGCACACACAGATTTAGGTATCATAGAGCTTTATTCAGCACCTATATGTGACTAAAATAATATGCTACAGTTCCAATAAGTAGAATAATTAAAAAATATACTATATATAAAGTATTATCAGGTTTTGAGTCTTCAAAATTTTCTACTATATTCTTGTTATGTATCATTTCAGCTAATTTTGCATAATATTCATCTTTTGTTTTTTTAGGTAAAGATTCCCAATCATACTTTAATGCATCTATAAAATCAGATACATTTTGTTCTGGAACCGTAGAACATCGTTTTCTTAAAACAGACTGGTCATTAACATCTAATGGACTTTTTGCATAATTTAAATATGGACAATCTAGCACGTCTAAGTATGCCGGGTTTAACATTTGTGTAAAATAAGGATTATACAACATATTTAACAATATAATAAGATTTTATTTTTTGTTTATTGATGCTATTAAAAATAATATAAACATCACAATTGTCCATATAATGAATTCTCTTAAAATTAGACCAAAACCTATGTAGTATTTTACAGAACCTTTCGAATCTACTGGGTCTGTTAAAATTATTTCGTAATTTTTATCTAAAGATAAGTCATGAACATAAAATATTTGTTCATGAAATATCATATTTATCAATGGATTAATTAAGTTTTCTATAATTATGGACAAAAGTCTATATGTAAATAGACCAGCAATTACAGAAATACTTAAATACTCCGTTAAAAACTGTATAAAATTCATATTACTTTAATTTATTACAATATTTTTTAATGAACATAAATAGTTATAATATCTCCATAATAATTTATAATATCAATGAATGAATCTTTATCGATAGGGTATACTATAAATTTATTTAATTTGTAATTATTATTTATAAAAATATCATAGTCTTCGAAAAAAACTACACTTGTATTATCTAGTTTTAATTTAACAGTTTCATTGTATTCTAATACGCTGAATTTTTTGCCCGTGTATTCTTCTAAAAATTCTAACTTATCATCAGTAACTGATCTTTTGTCTAAATAAATATTTTCTACTTTTTCTTTCTTTTCTATTACACAACTAAAAAGCGCACTACATTCTATCAATACAATAGTTAGTATAAAAGCTACTACTATTATTATTAGTAACATTTATATAAACTATTTATATTTTTTTGTAATATTTAAACTACTTATAAATAAAATATATTAAAGTTTAATGAATATTGTAGAAATAAATGAAAAGTATAATTCTGAACTAATTAAGTCTGTTCAAACTGGTAAAATTAATGATTTTAAAGAATTATATTTTGATCAAATGAATGAATTAATTACAATCTTGCAGTTAATTAACACAGATTTTATTTTGTGTTATCTTTTCCTTTATCAGTTTTTGTATTTACAAATAGATCTATACAATAGATATTCGTTTGTAATTCGTATGGTCCCCTTACTAAAATTCCATTAGAATTATAGTGTTTATATAAATCTATTTTAATTTTCTTATGTTTATTTTTTAAAAACTTACTTTTACTAAACTTTATATAATAAGACGAAGATGGATCTATTTCATCATCGGTACAGTCTATGTAAATTTTAGTATAATCATCTGGACTAAAATTTAGAGTATTTATAGGTAAACATATAGTTTGTAAAAATTTATGGTAAGCTAAAGAATATGCAGTTAAATACTCTTGTTGTAAAGTTTGTTTTGTTACCATACCTGGTACGACATTAGTTAAATATTCCCAACCATTTATTAAATTTGTCATTAATATAAATTTGATTTATGTCTTTAAATCAATTGTTTAGTACTCGTCTTCTTCGTCTTCTTCGTCTTCTTCGTCTTCTTCGTCTGGATTATAGTAAAAAGAATCCATTTCTTCTTCTGTTACTTCTTCTATTTCATGATAATTATCGGTTTCTTCTTTTTCAGCAATAGGGGGTATTACAGTTTTTAATAACTCTACCTGTTTCGAGTCTAATGAATCTGGAATATCACAATCAAATTTAATATATAGATTACCAAACCCATCTTCATCTTGTATTGGCATACCAAACCCTTTTAATTTAAATAGATTATTTCCAGACATAATATTATCTCCTGTTCTTTTAATACCTATTGTTTGCCCATTTAAATGCTTAAAAGTAAAATCTATATCATAACACTCTGATAAAGAAATATTTTGAGTAATAAATAAATCATTTCCAATTCTTTTGTAAGTGTTATTGTCTTCATAACATAAAGTTATAATAACATCACCAGGAACATAACCTTTCTTTTCGTCACCTTCTCCCTCAAATACAATTACGTCATCATCTTGCATTCCAGGTTTAATATTTACAGTTAAAACTTTTCTATCTTCCTTAAGTTGAGGCTTACCATCAACTGTTATGTATCTTTGACGTTTAACTGCTATATTCTTAGTCTTACCATGATAAAGATGCTTTAAAGATACATTAAGTGTAAAATGTAAATCTTTCGTCTTTTGTAGAGTAGATTCAGCTGGCTCAAGTTCATCATCGGATTCTACAACAATTCTAGAATTTTTTTTTTGTTTAATACTCTTAACTTGTTCATCTCCCCCAGAAAATTTTTCTATAAATTCTGGAGTTACCATCTTAGAAACGGACTTCGATACTTCACTAAAAATTTTACTCATATCAACCTGAGATGGATCAGCCTGACCATCGACGTCGCGAGGTATATTAATGTTTTTAGCTACCTGTTGAGCCATCTTAAAAATCTCCTTCATGTTATCAGGATTGTCCATTTATATTTATAAATTTTATTTTTTTTAAATCGTTTAGACGCAAATAATAATTAAAAGTATTATTTTCTCTCAGATTGTAGTTGATCTATCGTTTTAGTTTGATTTTCGTCAAATTTTGGTACACCGGTAAATCCATCACTTTGACCACTACCATCTAATGTAGTAAAATTAGAATTTAAATTAAAATTAGAATCCCCACTAATAAATCCAGCCTGATTTGAAGCTCCAAATATATTTACACTTACAGGACCATTTATCATTGATATTACCTTTTCGAATAGTTTTTTTCCAGTAATAATAGAACCATCTGTTATACCAGCCGGAACAGACTTTAAATCTGGTGGTAAATTAGGAAGAGTTAAAACATTTATCAATTTAAACATTTTATTGTCTTCAGTTATATTGCTTAGCAGTTTTTGACAAGCTTTACACTTAGGATGATATATAATGACAAACTCCTTTTGATCACTCATTTAAATATTAAATAATGTATTTTTAATGTATAAAATACCGAATAAATATATAAATAAAAATATTTGTAACATTTAAATGATTAATAACGAACTTGTCATTCTTATAATATTATTAGTTGTAGTTTATTTTATATGTATAAACAGAGAGACTTTTACAAACATTATAGTTAGACCATTGGATTTTACATCATACGAACAAACTGGTTGTAAAGATCCACTTTTAAATGACAAACCTGGACTTAAATTTTGTAATGACTCAATTCCACCATTTTATGATGTGAGAAAAATTAATAGTCCCACGTATACATCATACTATGATATGTTAAAAGACTTAGTTAAAGGTTTAGGAGATAGAACAGAGTTTAAAAATAATCAACTACAAGAAATATATGACTGTGACGTATCAGACTATCAAGTTAAAAATTTATTAAATACTAAATTAGCTGAGATAATTATTAATAATCCTCGTTTTCACAACAATGGTAGTTTTAAATTAGAAAATATAACAGTTATTGACGTAGATCTAAAATATTATAAAGATATAGAAGACAATAAGTATATTAAGGCATTGTTTAATTTATATGACACCACTAGAGCTGCTAGCACACAAGCATATGCGTTAATTTCTAATGGAGACAGTCTTGTTGTAGAAAATGCTGGACTCGTATATCCAAATTTAACAGAAGATACATCTAGTGTAGCTCCAGCTAAACCTTTGCGATTTGATATATATGACTCTTTACTTACAAGAGATTTAAGTAGTTATGTTAGTGTCGAACCAGGAACAACAGTTGCCGGTGGAATATCAAGTGAAATGGAAAAATTAATAGATGTTTATTATCAATATAATTAAATATTTCTACGACTAGATACAACTGACCTGCTTTTAAAAGATTTAACTGTTTTAGATGTATCTTTTTTAGTCCTTTCCGCGACATATATATCTTCCTGTTTTTCCTCTGGATCTGGAACTTTAACACCACTTATTGTTACATCGTGAGATTTAATTTTTCTAGATCCTACTCTGTCTTTAATTTCGGCTAATTTAAACTCTGCTAATTGTTTAGACTCTGGTTCCATTTTTATTTTTTCGAATTTTTTGAGTACAGCTTCTATTTCTTTTTTATCCGACTTTTTAATCGCATCGCCTAATTCTTTGTTTAATGATTCTACAAGTGTAACAGCTTTAGGTCTTTTAGATTCTATAATATTAACCACGTCTTCCGTAGTTATTTCTCTAACTATAAATTTAAATGAATCTGAAAATAGAGAAATATTTTCTGATAATGCGAGTTTGATAGCTTCCGAGGTGGCATTAATTTTATTTTCTAATTGTAACTTATTATCTAAATCTAAGTACTCAGAAAATGCCAACTTTGTCATTGCGTTATTAATATCCTCTCTAGTTATTAAAGGTGTTTCATTGATGTTCCCTGATGGTATAATAAATGAAGTATCCACATAATTTACTTCTTCAGATATATACTCCAATTCTTCACCCTCTGTAAACTTACTAATATCAATATTTAGCGTTTTAAGTTTCCAGACAAAACTTGATGGTGGATTCTGTAAGTAATAGTAGTCTTCACGAGAAATATAAGCAAACATTGGTACAATAGATATAGTTGGTATAGTATCTTTTACTACAAATCTACTTAAAGGAATTTTAAGTTCTTCTCCTTCATCTGTTATAATATCAACTTCTTTAGATACATTTACAATTTTAACAACACCTACGTCAGGTAGTTCAAATTTTTTAAATCTTTTAAGTTCTTGAGAAGTTAAACTTCTAGATTTTAATTCTGTCTTGACGCTTTTGATTGTTATTTGTTCGTAATTTGATAATGTTTCTAATTTAAATGGTTTTGATTCTTTTTGTGATTTAGAAATAGTAAGTTCTATGAGTGAAGTATCAGGAGCTACATCTACCTTTGGTCTTATTGAAACATACTTGTTTAGTTCTGTCTTATATTCTCCTAATTTTTTGGTTTGATCTTCTATAAGCCTAGCTATACCATCTTCTCCTAAATTTTGACTTTGAGCTACATTTTTAATGTACTCTTTAGCTGATAACAAAGCCTGAGACCAAGGCAATTTAAGTTCATCGTGATCTGGTACATATTCCCATATATTTTCACTGACAATTTGTTTATTTGGATAAAATGAAGATTCACATTTAGTTCCAGTCCAATAACACTTTCTCGAATCCAATGAAAATGAATTTGGATCATTACACTCTTCCATCGTTTTAAATCTAATACAGGCGTCTAACGTGTCTTTTCTAGCGGTTATAACTTTTTTAGGTGAAACTCCTTCCCTAAAATATACAATTTTTCCATAAGTGTCTTTGTACTCGATAAATATATGGTAAGGACTTGTACTATAAGTAGCCATAGGGTCTTCCTCTAGTGTTTTAAAAATTGCAGGACCTTCTAATATTATTAATTTTTGTTTAGATAACTCTTTTAATTTGATATGGTATACTGGTATAAAATTTTCAAACTTATAAGGTACACCATATTCTCTTTCGAAATAGTCTCTATTTGTTGGATATTCTTTTTTATATTCCTGGATATAATCTTTAGAAGTATAGTAAACTTCGCCAGGATTTGGAACACCCATTCTTGGTCTTAGCGTATATTGTCTGGTAATTATAGGTTCTGTATAAATTTTATATTCCAGTTCTCTCTGAGGTTTCTCTACAGTGACTGGAACTTCACTTGATGTTAATTCGCTAATTTTTGTCATAATTTTTATATAGTTATCAAGGTCATTTTCTTCTATAGCATATTCAGTTGTTGGTTGGAAAAATTCCGTGTAATTAATACCTAATAAAATACATAACTCTTGGATATCATCTGTAGAATAATTTCTTGTAGAATATCTTTCATCTTTAAATGGTGGATATTTTCCTCCAACTAAATACTTTCCATTATAGAATATATAATTATTTGTATCTGGTCTAGTTAATTCTACGTGAGGTTTAACATAAATCGCTTCATTGTCTACATAAACCTTAAGATAAGATTTATTATATATACTTAATAATCTAGTTACTGTTTTTAATAATTTAAATCGTCTAGATACATCAGGAGACACATTATTAACCAAATTTGTCCTATACATCTCCAATTCTTCTCTAGAAAGTTCTTTAAGTACATTATCTATTAGTATATCGCTATTAAGTGATGAAATAATTTTTTCTACTTTTTGTTTATTAATGATTAATTTTTCACCTTCTTTGTAGAAGTATTCTGTTATTGCTACAATGTAGTTAATAATATTTACTTTATTCTTTGTAATTTGTTTAAGATAATTACAGAATGATTGATAATTACTTATAATCATTTCAGATAACTTTTTATAATCTTTTGCTAATTTAGACTTCGTATATATAATATTCTCAACAATGTAAGCTATACTAGTTACATTTTCCATTTGACAATTTAAAAATAAACTATTAAGTCTACTTTTAAAGTCTACTCTTTCTTTAATGGATGCTACTCTATATATTCTTTGAGATGGTAATGTATACCTTTTCTTATTTAATTGTTTAAATTTCCATAATTCAGGTGTAAAATGTTCAGGTGTTTTTGTAATTTTTAGTACTTCAGCTTTTGCATTTTCCCAAAAATTATATTCATATTCTTCTTGGACAATTTTATCTGCTTCAATTTTATCTATTACTATAGAATCTTTTTTAAGAGCATCAATTAATTGATCAGTTTTGATACCTATTTTAGCTGGGTTGGAATTAATAGAGTCTAAATAACTTTTATACTGAAAATACAATTCTATAGGTGGTGACCATTCTAAAAGTTTATTTAATTTTTCAGCACCGGATAAATCTTTAAATAAAGACTCTCTTGTAAAATCTTCAGGAGTAATCAATGGAGTCTCAAAATTAATAATTGAATCTGGTAGGAGATCTCCATTTATGTAGTCTTGCAACATATCTGGATACTGAGTTAATACTAATATTATCTTGTCTATATTGTAAGTATAGGTTGCTTTGTTAAATGTAGTAATTATTTCACCAGAGTCTGGTAAGTTACTTGTTGATATAAAGTTAACTCTTTCTTCTAGACTTTCTACTTTTTGTATGGCACTTGCGTTAATACTTAAAATGAAATTATTAAGATCACTTTTACCTTTTGTTCGAATTGTATCAATTTCTGTCATTACCATTTGTATTCTAGCTTCTACTCGCGGATCAGGCAGGTACAGTAAATCTGGATCTTCATTTTTATCAAGATAGTAATTAATTTTATTAATTTTAGATTGTAAAACTGCTATCGAGTACTTATTGTAATTTTCATTTTCCAGTTTTAATAAATTCGCAGATAATATTCCTTTTAGGTCTCTCAAGTATTCATTAAATTCTGTATATCTAGTTGTTATATATACTCCTTGTTTATCAAATCCTGGCACAGGCGTATATAACTGATAAACGTATGCAACTTTGTCTTCTAAATCTCCTGCTTGAGCAATTTTAACGTATAGAGGATCTGGGATTGGATAAACTGGATCAAACTCGTCAGCTAAAGTCTCAAACCCTTCAGATTTTACACCTTTTTTAAGTACGATTTCTATAGTTTTACCTATATATCCTCTAGATACACCTTTAAATGGAATTTTTATAGATATTTTTTTGCCAGGAACGCATACAATATCCGTAACTCCAATAGAATCATCATGAAAAGTTTTAGTTAGATAATTGGAATCTATAATTTCTCGAGTTACAGAATACTTTCCTATTAACTCCGAGTCTAATATAGCATCAAGTTCCTTCTGATCTTTTGGATACTTAGTAAATTTTAAAATTGGAACTTTATTAATTCTTAAGTTCTGAATATAACTCGTTTCTTTCGATAATAAATCATTATCTCTTAAACATTCTATTAAAACACTTTTAGGTAGACGTCTTAATAGACTCATTGTATACTTCTTAGATTCTTGTTCTAGTATATCTGTTTCTGATATCAATGATTTTTTAGGCTCAACCTGTACCAGTTCTGACAAAGAAACTGAAACAGGAGTATCTATTTCAAATTTACCAGTTGTGTAACCAGTTGGGTTTAAAACTTTAGCTTTATAACCTTCCATATATCTCGACATTATATAAGATTTATTCTCTTCATAAACATTAGCATCATATAGGTATTTAGCTCTGACATCTGGATCTGTTGATGTTGCTAGTCTTTGATTTGGTTTCTTAAGTGTAATTTGGTGTTTTTTAGCTAATTTTGCTACAATGTGATCTTCTTTCTTAATAAGATAATTTATAGCATCTTCTATACTTAACTTACTTAAATCTATTTTTTCTTTTTTGTCTCCTTCCGTTGTAGCTTTATAGTCCTTAAATGCTTGTTTTTCTTCTCTTAATGAATTTATATAAAATGTATTATATTCTTGTTCAGTAACTTCACCTTTAATAAATTTTTCTTTCTGAACAAGTCGTGATGATCTAAGCTCGTTAATAAATTTTATACCTTCTTCTGTTACTGGTAATGATTTAATTTGAGAATTTTCAAATATCTCTAATTCTAGAAGATCTTTAAAGTATTGTGTATCATCTATTTGTCCCTCTGCGTATTTTCTCATTAGTGCTTCTTTATAACTTGCTACACCTCGTACGTATTTTTTTTCTTGTAGTTCTTTTTCAGATATTACTTCTTCACCTACAAGTTCTGGTTCTTCTTCGTAAGTAAAAACATCTTCTAAATCTTCTAACTCTTCTAACTCAGGTTCTTCTTCTTCTTCCGATTCTGTTTCTTCGTAAAAAGATAAATCAGAGTCATCATCAATTTCTAACTCAGACATATTAATAACTACAAATATTATTTTTCTAAGTATTAAAATCTTTAATAATTAATAAATGATATGTTACTTAATACCGGACTGTAAAACCTGCGTTAAACAAGAAAAATTATTAAAAGAATCACCTAACCCTGATATTAACGTGAGATATATACCCATGTCTCGGGCTAAAAAAACTAAACATACGTTCCCTTTATGGAAAAGAGGAAATCAAACATATGAGGGAATAGTTCATCCTAACTCATTTGGAGTTCCAACACTTGCTGAAATTTTTAGATCTAGAAATTTAACTAATAAGGGTCTCTGCCCTATGTTACAGCGCCCAGCTGGTCCAAGAGACACATATTATCAGATCTGGCAGGGTTCTAAAACTATGGCAAATAATAGACTTAATTTTCCAAAAGATAAACTTGTTAATGGATTTGGAAAGAAGTCCTGCTTCGGTTCACCATTGCTATTAGGTGGTGGTAATAGCATTAAAGAACAAAAAGCAATTAAAAGTATCAATCAAAAGGTGGGTCAACGCTTAAAAAGCAGTGCAATAAAAGCAGGTGGAAAAGGCTCATTAACTGCTGCTGGTATCTCCAGTCTTAAAGGCACTAAGTCAATTAAAATCACAAAAGATGCTACTGGAACAACTTTAACTCTTAAGAAGAAGTAAGTCGACGTTGAGTTATACTATAGTACTCTTTTTCTATTTCTATACCAATATAATTTCTATTTGTACTCTTACATGCGAGTATCGTACTACCACTTCCCATAAATGGATCTACAACTAATGAATTTTCTTTACTAAATAGCTTAATTAAATGCTCAAGAAGTCTAATTGGTTTAACAGTGATATGACTATTTTCTCCCTTTTCCTTCTTAGACGGTTTACCAATTAAGAAATTTTTTGTATATATTTCATCAAAGTCTTCAGTTACAAGAATATTAGCAGGAACTTTATCTTCATTCATTCCAATTCTCTGATTAAAATCTAGTAGCCCAGTCTTAAAATTGAGTTCATTTTGTATAAATGTTACATTAATAGGTTTCATTGCTACACAAATTGGTTCATGACATGATTTAATTTGTGGCGTTTTAAAACCAGCATATTCCTTCTTAAGTTCTTCCTTTTGAGTTTCTGGAAGGTCCATTCTATCAATAATGTGATTTACAGACATACCCTTTGGAATACTTTGTGTGTATACCCAGTTGATGATATCTCTTACCTCAAATCCAGCAACTTCTTTCGCCATAGCAATAGAGTGATAAAGTCTTGGTGCGGAAAATGAGAGAAAGTAACCTCCAGGTTTTAATTTTTGATAGACAAGTTCCGATACTTCTTTGTAAAAGTCAAACAGTTCCTTAACTTGGCTCTTTGAGTATTTCATTCCTTTTGGTAGATTCGTAATGTGACTGTTCTTCTTATCGGAATCTATTCGTTCTTTGGACCAACTTGAGTCTAATTTGTGAATGAAGTAAGGAGGATCTGTTAATACGAGATCGACGCTATTATCTTCGAGTTTCTTAAGTTCTTCTAAACAGTTTCCATGAATAATTTGATTCATTACTAATTAAACCGATTAAAATACTAATATTTTTACGACAAGTATAATACTTTAAGATAATATTATATAATTTCATAAAATGGTTAGGATTGTACTTAAACCGACACAATCTGGTAAAACATCATGGTTAATCGATGAAATGACAGAGGATATTTTAATTCATTATTTAGATGATAACACAAACGGTGAAATTATAAATATGATTATTAGTCATAATAGAAACATATTGACAACTCAGACATATATTCGTATAAAAGATAGATTTCCAGATTTATTAGAACTTTCTTCTAAATCATCACAATTTTTAGATGTTTATATTAAAATTACAACAAATCAATGTAATAACATTATATGTTGTGGTAATAAGATACAATTTAATAATATATCTAAAATTATAGAATATGCCCTACAACATAGAAAAATAATTAATATTTATGCCGATGAAATAGATTATTATTGGCACGCTTTTAAAAATACAATTATAGATGTGTATGATGAACAGATTAATATAATCGGGTTAACTGCGTCTATTAACAAAAAAATGTTTATTGATTCTGGAGGTAAATTAGATTTTATACATATTGATTATCCTATTACTGAAAATTACAATAGGTATACTGACAACGAAATTATTACAACAGAACTGGATGATAAATTATCTTTAGAAGAAAATTATATAAAATGGTTAGATTATCATGATTTTAGTGAGACAGATAATATTTTTCTAGCTGGAACTTATAAAAATTCTTCTCATTTTTATTTAAAAGATCAGTGTTTTTTAAGAGGTATTTGTCCTATTACAATAAATCAATTTGGATTTAATTTATATTTAAAATCAGCTACATATCCTATTAAAATTGAAATTGATATAGAAAATGATATTCAGTCAATATTAAAAACTATAAGACAAGATTACAATATAACTAGACCTATAGCTGTAATAGGTTTTAATTCGCCAGGACGTGGAGTAACTCTTCAATCAGGAGAATTTATGTTTACACATGCTATTGTGTTATTAAAATGTATAAATAAATGTACACTTTATCAATTATTGGGTAGACTTACTCACAATTTTAAATATTCTATTAGAACTATATGTAAAATATTTGTGACTGAAAAAATAGATAAAATTGTTAAAGAAATGGAACATAAAGCTATTAATATTCATCAACTTAATATAGATTCAGAAACAGTAACTTATCAAACTTACAACAGACTTAAACCACAAACTGATTATGATGTTACCGAATTATTCAATAACAAAGAACTCTGTAAAAATTATTTATTAGATAATATAAAAGATAATACGCGCAATATTCCTTGTTACCAATTAAATAATACAAATCTTACAATTAAATATCAGGATCCACATAATACTTCTAGAACAATAGATACACCTATTGTAAAATTTATAACACGAGATCAGTTTAAAACTTTAAATTGGGGATTTAAAAGTATTGGTAAAGCAAATAGTTCACCAAGAGCTCGTGTTATGCCAGTAGTGAATACCAACAATGAAGTTAAATGGGTAGGATTATATATTAAAGAATGTTTTAATATAACTGATTAAAATAAAGATTTTTACGACATATGGATAATCTTAATAAATAACGTTTAATGGTATTAATTATGTCACCAAGGAAAACTGCTATCAAAATCATTCAGTCTATATCACATGACTATAAAATAGATTTATTTAAACTTACACCACTTGTGGATAAATATTTTCCTGAAACTACTAAAGAAAAGATTGTAAATCGAGGAGCAGGTAATGAAACAGACCATTATTATCAAGATTTATCTGAATCATACTTTTGTTATAAATACCAAACTGTACTGGAATCACGAGGTCTTAGTTTAACATCAGATAGGTCTGGAATACTACATGAGGAATTTATGAATTATGCAGAACTTAGAGACATTGATCTTGGTAACTATAATAAATCAGTCTACAAAACCAATATTGACTCTTGTATAGACCAAATTGTATCACAAAATTTACAACATTACTCGGGAGAGTCACATGATATCTATGATGTAGAAAAAGAGTCTAGAAATAAGGGTAATAAAGCAGACTTTGTATTACAATTTAAAGACTTTAGTGAAAAGTACTCTCTTAAAAATTATAAAAAATTGGGGAATATTCAGGTATGTAGTGGTACGCATGTGTCTCTACTTGATTATTTTGTATTAAATAAAATAGGAGGCCCTGGCAACTTTATTACCACTGATGGAAAAATGTTCTCAAATAAAAACAAAGAATTAGTATTTAAAGAATACTGCAAACACAACAATGGTTTAGAATTATATATATTAAGAGAAGAACTATTAGAATTAAACTTATTACTTAAAAATAAGTATGTATACGGCGAGTTTGCTTCATTTTTTACTACAGATGTAGAGAATGAGTTTGAGAAAGATAAATTAATGATTGCTAATGAAGCTATGAAAATAATCATCTCTGGATTAAACTTATTGGAAACTGATTTAGTAAAATACAAAATTTTGTCCAGGACTGGTTTATGTAATGATAATAGTGATACTAAACTACTTTGTATATTTCCAGGAGTATTTTACAACTCAACTACGAATAAAAGATTCCAAGATCTTATCCGTAGTTTAAGTTTATCTACCGTCGGTTATACTATACATAAACAGTCTTTAAAGTTTGCTCTGAGTGTAGGGGAAAAAGTAATATTAGATATCAATATACCATTTACCATTAATAAGAATGGAGCATGGTTTAATGATAAAAATTACACTACAGAACCTTTCTATTACAAATCAGAGAATATGCACTTATATCATAACCAAAGAAGACCAAAGAAATCAGCTGAACTAGCTCCTTCTACAAATATGTACATTTCTATATCGCAATTATTTAACTAAAGTATCTATGTAATTTATTTCTTCACTTGTTAAATTAAAATACTTATTAATAGTTTTATCATTATATTTTACGTTAGGTAGTTTTGGAAGAAGGTAATATACTTTATCATTACCAAACCCAGACCATTTTGCAGTTTTAAGAATATACTTAAAAAGTTTTGTGTTTAAATTATTTGTTAAATTTAACCCTTCTTCGTCTGTGTCAACAAGTACATAATACACTAAATCTGTACCACCTAATGTCCCTTGATCATAAACTGGTATCGTATAACCAGAACGCGACCACATTACTTTTTTACTTTCTAAAAATGGTTGTTTGATAGATGAATACCAAATTTGTTTGTTTGTGTGTAATACAGAATATTTATGCACATCAGTCTTTATTTTACTTAATGTAGAATTTTCTTTTTTAATTAATACATTATGAGCAGTCACGTAGTCTTTATTAACATATAATTTATCTACCGTATTAAACATAACCTTTGCATGTATAGATAAAGATATATTACTAAAGTCGTTAGGTAAATAGTATAACTTATTGATGTAGTGTTCTACACCATTTATGATAGTAGAATTATTAGAACTCTTTGTGTTTTTAATAACGTACCACGATATTGTACTATTAATACCCTTAAAGTAATTCTCTTGATTTGTATATAAAAGTAATAATAGTTTTTCTTGGAATATTTTTAAAATTTTACTACTTGGACTGGAAAAACTCGTTGGAGAAATTTGGATAAGTACACCATTTTCTACAATAAAGTCTTTAAAACTTTTAATGGTAAAATCAATCCATAATTTATGAGGTGTATTGTTACGTTTTATAGTATCTTGGAATGGAGGATTTACAAAAAGACAATCAAACTTTTTACCGAAAGTTTTTAAAGTATCAAGCTTAAGAGAATCTCCGATGTAAAAATTAAAACTGTAAAATTCTAAGTTGTAATTAATTTTTGATATCACAAATAGAGTACAACAAGTAATAAATACATTAAGGTGATTTATATCGGCAAAATAAATCATTGATCCTAGTACTTTTTCTAAATTGTGATTCTTTATAAGTTTTAAAAATAATAAGATAATTATATTTCCTTTACCACACGCATAATCAAAAAATGTTTTAATATTATCGATACTATATGAATCTAAAATTTTATTGATTAAGTTAATTGGGGTACTAACTTCGGCGTGTACTAATTTTTCAGTGTCTGATACGTCATCGTAGATATAATTACCACTATTTACTCTGGAGTGAATTTTTAAGTATATTTTTTTATAACGAACAGAATCATCTATACCACTCTCTCGGATAAAGTAGTCAATAAACTTATCCATTAATATTATATTAATTATATTTTTAAGTAGTAAATGAGACAGGCAATTGTTATATTTCCCAGTGATGAATCTTATTCTAACGTTAAACTACAAGGTTACATATTATTTACTCAATTTAGTCCAGTTAGTGTATAAGTTAATTTACAAGGGCTTTCTCTTGGTAAACATGGATTTCATGTACATGAAAAAGGTATACCTAAAAGTGTTAAAACTATAGATTGTAAAATACTAGGAGGTCATTTTAACCCATATTCAGTTAACCATGGATCTTATTCATTAGGTACTGTTCGGCACGTAGGCGATCTTATAAACAATTTATACGTGAATTCGGATGGTTTAGCTACCGTGAATTTTATTGATACTTTGATATCACTATACCCTGGTAAAAACTCGATTGTAGGTAGAAGTATTGTTATTCATAAAGACCCCGATGACGAGGGCGTACCAGGGTTATTAGCTTTACAGAGTGGTAAAAAATTAAATAAAAAAGAAGTCGAGTCATTTAAAACTGGTAACGCGGGTAATAGAATAGCATGTGGTAATATTAAATTGGTTTAAAGTAGTAACGTTTTGTGACACTTGGACAGATGGTGTAAAATTTTAAAATTATAAAATATTCTAAAACTTCATCAAATTTTTAAATTTTCTAAGGTCATATTATGTTCAAACTTAGCTTTCATTGTTAATTAAACTAAATAAATACTAAATTTTTTTACGACATTTTAAATACCTTAGAAAATAATAAATATATTTATGTGAGAAGAAACTACAAGAACGATGTTTCTTAAACTTTACAAAGATTACTGTTTTCCTAAATCCGAAGAACTCATGTTTTTCCCAGAATTACAAAATAATATCATGGATACTGATGTACCAGATATATGTAGTGGTATTTTAGAACCCGATAAAAAAGAATTTGTTTCTATGAATCCAGATATTTTACAGATTATAAGTACAGAATATCCATGTATTAAATTCGAAAAATTTCAAAAAAAAATTGTGTGGATTTTTTAAAGCTAAAATAGTTTTTATTCTTAGGATTAAATAAATCCACGTTTAATAAATATTTGATTATTTTTAATTTACGTTGACTACTAATTTTGTTAAAATATTAAATTGGTTTAAAGTAGTAATGTTTTGTGACACTTGGATAAATGATGTTTCATTACATGGAGGAGTTCCAAAAGTTTACAGTAGTATAAAAAACAAAGTTTTTAAAGATTGGGAGATTCCTCCGTGGGAACTAAGAATTTATAAAGATAGAAAGTTAGGGGAAGGTTCCTGGGCTGAAGTGTATTTAGCAAAATGGAAGGAAACTTACGTTGTTGCTAAGGTAATGAAACCAACGCCTAAAAGTTTTTTGTATCTTAGAGAATTTGATAACATGACAAAAATGCATCATCCAAATATTGTGCAGTTATTTGGTTATGTGGAAGATCCATTTATCATAGTTATGGAGTATTTCCCTAATAAAGACTTAAGTAGTAATAATAATTTAAGTAAAAGACAAAAATACTCAATAGCAACCGATATACTAAAAGGTTTAAATTATATGCATACAAGAAAACCTGATACACTTATTCATCGAGATATTAAACCGTCTAATATTATGTTAACAAACTCAAAGACTGCAAAAATAGTAGATTTTGGTTTATCAAAATTATCAGAAACAAATACATTTGTAAGTTCTCATGAAAAAGACCTAAATTTATTAGAAAATGACTCTGGTCATACCGCATGCGTTGGCTCGCTGCGTTATATGGCACCTGAAGTAGAAAATACACATTATACAACAAAAATAGATATTTACTCTACTGGAATACTCTTATATGAATTATTCGAAGGAAAACTTTATAAAAAAGCCAGCGAATTAAAATTTTACTGGACTCCTAGATCACTTCGACCATTAATTACACAGATGACGGATAAGAATCCAGATTCTAGACCAACTGCAAAGGAATGTTTAAATTATTTTAATTCTTTCTAAATGTTTTGCAAAAATACTATTTATATAATTTTGACCATCTTTATCTGTAAAATACTTATAAAACGCGTGCATAGCCATTGGGTCTGGATGTGCTACAGTTTCAACTGAAAAACTTTTCGCTTCTTCGATTGATGGAAAACTAACATCTAATATTTCCATGTTTTCTTGTAATAAATAAGAATAAATATTATCTTCATGTACATTAATAGATGGTCTTTTAAAATTGTAGATTTTATCTGCAATCATTCGGCATTTAATATTATTGCGTATATTAAACCCCCCGTTTCCTATTGGTATTTTATTTTTAAATAATTTGCTGAGTGGTGGTTGTTTCATAGTGTCTTCATTCCAAATAGCTCCAATGAAATCGAACTTAAAATAATTCATATCAAACTGTTTAAATAAAAGACTATCTGTTTGGAATATTAATATTTTTTCTCCATTAATATTGTCATAAAATTCTTCACTAAAAAGAAAATCCTGATAATCATCTATATCAAATGTCTCATATGGTAGTTTATTTAATGAAATATTTTGTAAATTATATTTGTTAATTATATCTTTTATAAATTCTTCGTTTTCTTGATTATAAAATATTTGTATTCCTATTTCGTCGGTTGTAAAGTGTAAAAGATTAAGTAATATAGGTTCTATTTTAATATCTTTTCTATTCTCTATTAAAATAGCGTTATATTTACATTCTTCGCTTTTTATAATATTTCTAATTGGTTTTTTTGATAATATTGTTTTAACTTCATTTAAATGATTCTTAAATATGTTTTCAGTCTTATCTTTTTCTAATTCTAAAAAAGAAATCCACATATTCATTATTGTTTTAGAACTATATCTTTGTTTATCTATTTTTCCCAGCTGAAAATTATAGTTACTATTATCTTTATTATATTTAAGATTATATATATAATTAATTGCGTCACTTATATTTTCTGGTGATGGAATTGACCATGAATTTATTTCTCCAACACAAGATGCTATTTTATTAGGTTCCGTGCATATTCCATAAAATGTATTAGTGGCCATAGAAGTACAATTTGTAGTAATTACTGGTGTACCGTGTATTTGAGCTTCTACCATAGGTAATCCAAACCCTTCACTTTTTGAAGCACACAATAAAACATCTGATAAGTTATATAATTGAATTATTTCTTCATTTGACAATATTGATTTCGTACATAATATTTTATCAGATATATCTAATTTTTTGACTATCGATTCTAAATCTATTTCTCCTTTTAAACTAAGTTTATTAGTATCATGTATAATCAATCTACATTTATCTCTTTCTATTTTAGATAAACCATTTAAAAAAAGTGAAAATGCTTCTAACTGTTGCGCAAAGGCTTTTCTATCATTATTTTCACTATTCCTAGAATTAATTAAACAAATAAACATATCATTAGTTAAATTATATATGTCGTAAAAATTACATTCTTTGTCTTCTATTTTTATTTCATCAACAATGTGATCAATGAGAGTGCAGTTATACATAAAAGTCTTTAATACATTTACACCAAATTGGGATGGAGTTGCGATTTTATCAAAAAACCCCAAATGATGTAAATTTTTTGTTTCAGCATTGTTATAACAATCAGTGTGGATTGGTACATATACATATTTTTTACATTGTATCTTATATGCTTTATAAGGTTCAAACACGTGTACATCTTGAAAAACGATTAATTTATCACATTTAAAATTTTTATTAAACTTGTCTATTTTTGCCCAATAATTATTTTTTCCTCCACATATATAAAATTTCGCATTTATTTCTTCATTAAAACAATTAATTTTAATATTATGAGTTGCAAAAAAATCTAACAGGTATGTATAAGTATATGGGTTTTGTGATTTAGATAAATAATGGGATGGAATATCCCAACAAATAAAACCAAACTCAATAGTAGAATCATATGAATACAAACAATTTACTATTTTATTTAATTGAGTAGAATAACCACTAGTCCCAAACGGTGAATACGAGGAAAATAAAATTTTCATTTAAAATAATATTATTTTAATCTTTAAATAATATAATGGATATTAAAACATACGATTCTTTATGTATAATTTCCTCATTTTTAGCACTAATTTTACTAATAGTAATAATGAATAAATTTACCTATTGTGGAGTATTTATTTCAGCTGCAATTTTTTCTTTAATTTGGAGAATTTATAGATTAAATACAAATTGCTGTCAAAATCATCCTTTATTCTACCTAGACTTATTATTTGCACTCTTAACTATATACTTTTGTTGTTGTTCACCTGAAATATCTAAAATTGCTATTGGAACTATCGTACTATTAATGATACTATCATGGGTTTTTAAATTAATGAATAATGTTTCTATTTCTAACATTGTTCACTGTTTAGCTCATTACTTGACAATTGGTTATCTACTAGTCTGCTTTTTTAACTCTGTAGACAGATGAATATCCGTTATTCACTAAAAATTGGTGGTAATTATTAATATCGGGTTGAGATATCTCGAAGTTAGATATATTTGGAAGATCTAATCTATTTATTAAACTTTTACCAAATTCTACTTTTTTATTTAGTAAGCTTTTATCAGAGATAGGATTATATAAAACTTTAATCGTTCTTAGGTTCCAATTTCTAATTGATAAAAACTTATTCTCAATTTCTTTATTAAATTCGATAGATATGTCTTTAATTTTTTTTACAGTTTCAGTTTTATCAGAGAATAAATACGTACTTGTTGAATCGTCATTAAGTCGATTGTATATATATAAATAATAATCAGTTACAAAGTATATATTTAACTTTCCAGGGTTTATTGTATCATACTCAAAAATTTGCAAAAACGGTAATAAGTCATCAAACGCCTTAACGTTTTCTTGATATTTAAATCCAATATCCAACGCTTTTCTAGAAGTTACTAAAACGCGACCAGGCACATTAACTGAAGCGAGGTCATTAACAAATGGTGAAACTTTAAGTTTATATACTTGTTCCATAAGATTCATTTCATCTATATTAAAATAATAGTAACTTTTTTTCATTGGATATTGTAACATATTTTTAGTAAGTATATCTGTTATCAGATCTGAAAAAGGTAAAATAATAACGTCAGGATTGTAAGAAATATAATGTTCTAAACGTTGCATAAAAAACGGGTATATAAAATCATCTCCATCTAGGTTTATCATATGAGAGTATTCTGGATGTTCTCGAAAGTATTCGTGACAACTATTATGGCCTTTACCGGGACCCCCATTACTTTCCGTTCTAATCACAGTAGCTTCATTTAACTCTTTTACAACTTCTTCATAATAAGAATCGTTTAGAGTATTAACGTTAATTATAATATCATAATCTATACCACTTGGTAATTGATTTTTGACTGAATTATAACATTCTTTTAAAAATATTAATTTAGAAGAGGTCAGGATAATCACTAGATATTTTACCATTAAGTTACATATATTTAATATCTTTAAGTTGATACAATTAACTTAAGCATATCTTGGATGTACAATTAGACACATGAAAGCAATTAGCTTATTTTCTGGGATGGGTGGAGATACTTTAGGTATGGAAAAAGCTGATATAGAAGTTGTAGCATTTAATGATTTTAATAAAAAAGCAATAGAAACTCACTTACATAATTTTTCATCTGAATTAATTCATAAAGAATTGGACATTACAAAAATTCCAGATGAAGCTTTTCTAAAATACAGAGGTACAGTAAATCTTATTTTTGCTGGATTTCCATGTCAAGGGTTTTCACATGGTGGTAAAAAATTACCGTCAGATCCTAGAAATACACTTTTTAGAGAATTTGTAAGAGCTTCTAGGATTATATCGCCAGAATTTATAATTGGAGAAAATGTAGAAGGACTTTTAAGTAGAAAAACAGAAACTGGGGAAAATTATATAGATGTTATTAAGTCCGAGTTTGAGAATATAGGATATAAAATTACTTATAAAGTTGTTAAAGCTGAAGATTACAATGTTCCTCAGTTAAGGCGGAGATTAATTATAGTCGGGGTTCATGACTCTTTAGATTTTACATATAAATTTTTAACACCGCCAAAATGTAACCCAACTATAAATTTTATAGAAAAAACATTAAAAGGTTCTATAGAAGTAGAGAGTGAGTTATTGGTTAATAAAACAGTAACAGATGTTACAATAAATGATAACGATAACGTAATACATCCTTATATCACAAGTATTATTAATAAAGTACCAGAATATAATGGAAAAAAATTTAAAAGTCTTTTATCTTACTCAAAGCGAGAATCACCAATACATTTAGAAATGATTGATTACACAAAACCATCCAAAACTATCATATGTACATACAACCATCAACCTAGACTATTAGTCCCTCTAAAATATAAAAATAAATACTACGTAAGACCATTTAACGTAAATGAATTAAAACAAATACAAGGATTCCCCCATAATTTTACTATCATGGGTTCTATAAAAGATCAAATTATACAGATCGGTAATGCTGTGCCACCTCCTATAATAGAAGCTATTGTTAAACCTCTGATTGATTACTTTCAAAAACAGTAAACTCTGTATTATTTATAAAAGGAAATATAGTACTTGACCATGTTGGTCTAAAGTAGCAGTTCATAAGCCCTTTAAGATTCTTTTTGTTTTGACCTCTACAATATTTATCTTTAAGTTGCGATAAAAGATTATTTACTTCAGTCACCCATTCTTGAGATTCTTCTACAAAATGTTTTCCATTAACTAAAAGAATCTGGGGCAAGTATATTTGTTTTTTATAAGTTTTACCCGTAAAAAATATTATATAATCAGTGTCAGTAGATGGTATTGTATCGTTAAAAATAATATTAAACTTATTTGTAACAATTTTAATTTCAATATTTTTATTTGTGCCATTAATACATCTAAAATCTTTTGCTTGTTGACTACCAGCCTTGACATATGTAATACCTATTTCATTAAATAGACTTTCCATATGTTCAATTACTTTTCTTTCAGCAACTTGAGTATTACCATTATTAATACTAAATCCCTTGATGTCTATTTTTTTGAAGTAGTTATTAAGATGGATTCTAAGACTTTCCATTTACCACGTATGTTTTGTAAACCCTAAAGTCTTTTTAAGTATTTTAACTTTTTCTACCACATATAACAAACATCCAAAGCCCATGAAGGGAAAATAGGTCTTCCTACTGCAACTGGTTTACCAACTGGTATCACTTCTTCTCCAAAGTAGCAATTTGTTTCATTTGTTAATTGACCACGAACAACTATTGGATCTTCATCCCAACCATCGAAGATATAACCATCAACAACAGGAATGCCAACAGGATTAGGTATGATTTGATCAATCGGATGATTAATAATTCTATGATTGTTAAAATTATTAATCAGATTATTGATAACATTTGACATATTATCCACTTCATTTGTGTTGGTATTGTAGCGAAGATAATCTGGAGTCATTTTCACGTGTGTAAAATACACACAAAAGTATACAAATAGTTTAATCACACATTCGACAAATCATTCGAGCTGTATGTCTACAATCACATACACAATCAATGACAAATTGCGTAGGTGTTTTGTTGGATATCAACTTAACAGGAATGCAAGGCTTATCCACTTGGTGTCTAGAACAACAATCACAATAATACAACTCAGTCAACGCATCAAATACTTTTTGTTTGTGATCATCTAGATTTAATTTTGACATATGAAAATCTAGAGAATGGTGTGGATCACTTCTTACTTCTTTTTTAAGAAGCAACACCATAATTGGTTCAAACTTATTCATCCACTGTGCCATGATACTTGTTCACGTGGTCTTACAGACCCCTAAGGGTCTCGCCACTTATGCTATTTTAGTTGTTTAGTCCTCCAGTTCGAGTTCTGGCTCTTCATCGTCATCTTCCAGTTCTGGCTCTTCGTCGTCCTCTTCCAGTTTTGGCTCTTCGTCGTCCTCTTCCAGTTTTGGCTCTTCGTCGTCCTCTTCGACAACAACAGGCTGAACTGGTTGTTGTTCGATGGCTAGCTTAATGTCCTTGAGAAGAATGTCTCCACGCTTGCCCGAAGGAGTGATTTTCGAAATATCAATGCCGTTCTCCTCAGCAAGCTTTGCAGCCGCGCCACTGATCTTTATCTTTCCAGAAACCGGAACATCTACAACTTTTTTCATGTCAGTGATAGTGATACGACCTTCGCGACCGGTACCAACGATGTTCTTGATACAGATTCCGTTAGCCTCTGCAAACTCCTTGGCACGCTTGTTGTCGTATGGACCCTTGTCGTTGGGAGTAGACGCCTTAGTCATCTTCTTAGGCATGAGTCCGTTTGCTTCGAGAGAACCAATAAGAGCTTGCATGTCGATCTTGTGCTCTTTCGAGATAACTTCGAGCATCTGAGTGAACTTCTCGCACGAAATCGCCATGGTTGTCTGTTGTAGCTGATTGCTATTACACTCTTATTATTGCCAAAATTTGTAGGGTATGTAAAATGTCGTAAATGTAAAGTTAAAGATTTTAAAAATTGTAAGGTGTACAAATGTCGTAAATGTAAAGTTAAAGATTTTAAAAATGTGTAAGGTATATAAATATCGTAAATGTAAAGTTATTCGGTTATAATAAATTTAATTAGTTCTGTTTAATATGTAATAATGAAATTATTTATACTGTCTCTTAAAAATAGGAGAGATCTTAGAGATTTATTATTAATTTTTAAACATAACTGTATAAAAAGAGGAATTAGTGGTGAATTTTACATATCAGAAAAAGAAACTTATGAAATAATAAACGAAATGTTAACTAAAAAATATGTATCGTGGCTTGGAAATAGTTTTCGAAAAAATAAAGATGCATTAGTTGCTGAATTTGGGTGTTTTAAAACACACATAGATTTATGGAAAAAATGTAGTCAAGATACTGAAAATTATTTAATAATAGAAGACTCAAGTAAAATAGACATGAGTTTGTTTGATAAAGAAACATTCGAACAAACTGAAGACATTATTTTTTATAATAATGACTATTATATAAATGAAAATATACTATGTGGATTTGGTCTGTCTGCTTACAAAATTACTCCTGAAAGTTCTAAAAAATTACTGGCATTGTGTTTGCCGATGGCTTATCCGTTAGATATTATGATTAGACATCTTTGTAATCATAAATTAATAAATTATAAATTAGGACAACAATTTGTAAGTAGAAATAATGATGTAGAACATTCTACAGAAAAAAATCAGCAGAATCTAAATGCTAGACAATCTTTCGAATATATGTATAATAGAAGAGAAGAATTAAATCTAAGTTTTGAGTTTATTTAATTTTTTACGACATTTGTATACCTTACAAATTTTTTCTTTAAGCATAATTACGACATTTTATATACCCTAAGAATTTAATTTTTATTAGAATGAAACCTACAATCATGTACTGGTGGGAGAAGAATACAGCTCAAGATCTTCACGAGTCATATCACAATGACGAACAAGACGCAAAAGAATTCGCAAGTCAGGGTCTACATAAAGAAGCTGCAATGTTGTTTAATTGTGCAGCCCAACAAAGAATCCAGCAGGCCAAATTAAACTACTCTGCTGGATTAGACAATGGACATTTTCAGGCTTGGGAATATTGTAAAAAACAAGCAGCAAAACATGAGTGGCTTGCTGAAACGAAGAAGTAAATAATTATTCGTAGCAGGACTCTTCGGAGTTTGTAAGTCTACGTGAACATACAAAGATGACATACAATAAGTGTTGCGAAACTGTCGTTGATAATACTACGAAACGCAATCGCAAGTGTAAATTGTACAGGCACTTTCGTGAGTATTGTTACATTCATTCACAAGTATTTTTTAAGGATTATACCGTGATAATCCAAAGAATTTGGCGTGGATTTTATGCTAGGAAGAAGATGAAGAATTTATTTTATAATCTTCCTCGGGAACTACAGTTTCATGTTATGAAATATGTTCGAACAGATCACAACATTGAAAAGAAGTGGATTCCCAGTGTCCTTAAGATTTACAAAAAAAGACTCTTTCAGTGTCAGACTGATAAGAAATATTTCGTTAATTTGTTAAATAATCATATGATTCAACTGAACGAATTCCAAGATCACATGAATAATATTTTTGTAACAGAAAAATATATTCACTTTATGATTAATTTTTATACCTGTAAATGATATGTATTTTAGAATTATTAATAGACACAGAACAATCACAACCCATTTATTATTTACGACAGTTTAATATACTTAAAAATATGTCGCTATTAAATAATAAACTATGTCTCTACCTAGCCCAATCATGAATGCCTCATGGGCTGACGAAGTTGAGGAAGAAGTTCATCCATCTGTTCACCAAGCAGGAGACAAATACGACCGTTTAGGACGCAACATGTCAGCACAGATTCGTCGCGAAAAAAAATATGGTTGGTGGACTATCGTGAAGTACTCAAGAAAGTTATACTAAAAATTAGCATAAGTGGCAAGACTCTTAGGGGTCTGTAAGACCACGTGAACAAATATGTCATCGATGGATCTTCTGGACAAAATGACTCAGATTTCTCTGGACGCTCTCTGGAAAATTCAGATTCAGGAATGTATTGATGCTTCTATGTCATCTATACCTCGCATACATCCCGCGAAAGACACTAATTATGATAGTATTCTATATAATATGGAAGAAGGAATATTACCACCAAAACCAAAAGACTTACCGATGCCACCTTCTGCATGGTTGAACTAAACTATTAAAAAAACTTTAGGGTTTTACAAACCCACGTGTAGCACCATGAAAATTGGGAGAGATCATTATTGTTAGTGGAAAAATTTAGTGTAACTTTACGACAATATGTACTACCTACCTTTTGGGAAACTTAAAGTACGTGAGAATTAACAGTATGAACATGCCTTCATCAAACAAGAGGCCTCGTGAAGAACATATTTCGAGTTCTTCCAAAAAACCTACTTTAGAAATTTTAACGCCACCACCTATTGTTCGTCAACCTGCTACTATCAGAAATGTTTTAAACACTGGAAGATAAACTACTAGTCCGAAAAAAAATTATTAAAATAAATTAAAAAAACTTTAGGGTTTTACAAACCCACGTGAAATGAAAGCATTCGTGTTGTTACCGTTATTACCTATTGAATTGGTTCGCAACATACAAAAAATTATTGTACATGACGCAGCAAATACAATAATTAGAGCATACTACCGCAAAAGTATATTTAAAATTAAACTTACAGAATATTTCTCTAGTATACAACATCATATGTTTATCTATGGATATTACAAAATTTGTGTATTATCAACATTTGTAAATAACCTTAAATTAGCATCACGATTTATTAATGGTAATGATGACAAATTTTTCTGGGGATCTATTTATATAAATATACAAAGAACTCTTTCACATGAAGAATCATTATGGAATAAAAGTATAGTTTATCCAGAATCAATAGATTACATTAATAACTTAACAAATAATTTAAGATTAGCAATTGGGGGCTATTTACAATATCATTACTAAATTCTTAGGAACTACATAAACAACGTGACAATATGCCAATTGACAATCACAGAGGTATTTTTGCGGACAAGAAGGCTATGACTCTTGCCAAAAAGTATAATTTAGATTTGATTGATAAAAGATGTTATGTAACTGAACATAAGTATGTTACATACAATGATGTAAAATTTATAACTAACAATTTATGGTTAGATCATTTTATGTATGGAGGAAATAAACCATTAGATGTTGATAACTATACTTATACAAAATATTATCATCAATATCTAGGCATTATATAATAGTCTAATTTATTTTCTTTAGAGAATACTAGCAACACGTGTAAATGGATACATCTGAACTTAACGATGTGCTTCTGTTTATTAGTAGGGAGTATTCAATTGAGTACACAACCCTGTTAAATACTCTAGACAGCTATTCGTTGTTGACTCCTCAACTTAAAACTAGGTATTCTAAAGAAACAAAATACAAAAGTTCAGCTGTTCGACTGTTAGCTGAGAAGTACAACATTAATTCATCTGAATTTAATGTAAATAATAAGATGAAGATTATTAACCTAAAGTATCAAATTAGGGTATTTGAAGAAGAAAAGAGAAAAAATTTGGAGAAGAAATATTTATACTTGATTTTTATTAAAAAAATGGGACTGTCAATTGGTGTTGATTTAATTAAAACTTACTTAGAGAAACAACAAAATTAAACTTAATGACTTCTAAATGCTATATAAGAGCTTTAAAGAGAGAAAATATTAAGTTAAATCAAGAAAATATTAAGTTAATTAAAAAAAATAAAGAGTTAAATATAGATAATCATTATCTTGCTAAATTTTTAAACTTAATAACAGACCTTACAGGTGATACCAGGCCTCTTAGGAGGCATTTAAAGATATTTCACTAGTTAATTTTGATAATTGTATGATCTTCCCACATAAAGTATAAACCAAATTTTGTAGTTCGCGTGGTAAGAAAAATGATTGTATTTAAATTATCTACGTTTTAATGTTTTAAGCTGGTTGAAGTGTTGTAGCAAACAATTCCATTCATTTTTATATACTGTACTATCTACATCGCAAAGTATATAATTAATATGTAAAGTGTTAACAACATTATACATTTCTTTTCTTAAATTTTTAGGTATTATAGAATGATATTTAAAAGTTAAATTTAATAAATAACAAAATCTAGAAATTTCATCTGGAGATAAGTAATGATATAAAGATGCTTCTTTATCAAAAAAAATTGATTCATGGTCTACATTTTCTAGAAATAAATTAATTTTAGGTGATACTATATTTGAAATTTTTTGATATACTTTACCCAAGTAAAGAGGTTCTCTAATATAAAATAAAACTTTTCGTTGTAAATCTTGAGGAAGATTAATAAATAGTGAATTAATTTTATTTCGAGTTCTATGTGATTTGTAGTGTTTTTGAATAATAATACAATATTTCTGAATATGTATAATTGCGTGTCGATGACAATACTTAATTGGTTTATTTAAATAAATTATAAACTTTTCACTATTTTTACAATTTCTATAAATGTCTTTATTAATATCATAAACTTCACATTGACATCTAGGCATTATATAATACTTTATATTAATTCTTTAGGTTAATTACAGATACACGGACGCAAAATATACTCTTATCTATTTCTTTTTATTTTCTTTCCCTAAACAAATCCATTTATTTTACACCATTTGACATTTAAAATGCCTATTATTTATAATTTTTTTTATTAAATATTGATATATAGATATAGTTTTATAATTATATAATTAAAAGTATATAATTTAGAAAAATATGGTTGTGAATACGCAACACAAAATAAAGAAATAAAAAATAAGGTAAAAGCTACTAATTTAGAAAAATTTGGTTGTGAAAATCCATTACAAAACAAAGAAATAAAAGACAAGGTAAAAGTAACTAATTTAGAAAAATATGGTTGCGAATATCCACAACAAAATAAAGAAGTAAAAGAAAAAATTAAAGCAACTAATTTGGAAAAATATGGTTGTGAATATCCACAACAAAATAAAGAAATAAAAGAGAGAGAAGTAAAGAAAGTTGTTTTAAAAATTTTGGTTATGAACATCCACAACAAAATAAAGAAGTAAGAGAAAAAGGTAAAGCAACTAATTTGGAAAAATATGGATGTGAAAAACCATTACAAAACAAAAAAATAAAAGAACAGATGAAAGCAACTAATTTGGAAAAATATGGTTGTGAACATGCATTTCAGTCAGAAGAAGTAAAAGAAAAAATTAAAGCAACTAATTTAGAAAAGTATGGTTGTGAACATGCATTTCAGTCAGAAGAAGTAAAAGAAAAAATTAAAGCAACTAATTTGGAAAAATATGGTTGTGAACATCCATTTCAAAATGCTGAGATATCAGAAAAAGCATCTAAAAATGCATATAAATCTTATGATTATACATTTCCATCCGGAAGAATAGATAAAATACAAGGATATGAAAAATATATGTTAAATGATTTATTAAAGGAAGGTATTTTAGAAGAAGATATTATAGTTAATAGAAGTGAAGTTCCAGAAGTATGGTATAAAGATACATCTGGGAAAGAAAGACGATATTTTGTTGATTGTTTTATAAAATCGCAAAATAGATGTATTGAAGCAAAATCTACTTGGACAGCAGAAAAGAAACAAGATTATATTTATTTAAAGCAACAAGCATTAAAAGATGCTGGTTATAAATGTGAAATATGGGTTTATAATGGTAAAGGTGAAATGGTTGAAAAAATATTATAATATGGCGTTTTAAATGTCTAATGGTGTAAAAAATACTTAAATTAATTTAAAATTATAATCAATATTCTTAATAAGAATGCAGATTTTTGTGAAAACTCTAACTGGAAAAACAATAACGCTTGAGTTAGAACCCGATGATACCATAGAAAATGTTAAATCTAAAATTCAGGACAAGGAGGGAATTCCTCCAGATCAACAACGTTTAATATTTGCTGGTAAGCAGTTAGAAGATGGACGAAAGCTTGTTGACTACAATATTCAAAAGGAATCTACACTTCATCTTGTTCTACGACTTCGTGGTGGAATTTAATGTTTATAAAGTTCATAAAAAAAATGACTAAACTTACTTAAAGATTTAAATAACATATAATTATATTGTATTGAATGCTGGATTAACTCAGTTGGTTAGAGTGTCGGTCTTATGAGCCGAAAGTCATGGGTTCGAGCCCCATATCCAGCATTCAGTACAATAATGTAATATTACTAACGAACACGTGCCCGAGCGGTTAAGGGGACGGACTGCTAATCCGTTATGCTATGCATTCGTAGGTTCGAATCCTACCGTGTTCGTTAATAATATTACTTTTTAAATATTAATTATTATTATTAATGGAAGTAGTCAATAAATTTGTGGGTATTGATAGTCAATTTTTTAAAATTATTCAGTCATGGGAACTTTTAGAAAAGCCAATGAAGGACGAGTATGACATGATGGTTAAGACTAACGATTTAGAAAAAGCTAAAATTAGAGAAAATATGTTAAATTCTTTAGAAAAAATAGTAGAAATTTGTAAAGATCAACGTATTTGTCTTGCTACAGTTGCTAAAGAGTATAATATTAACGTAAACAATTATTATGGAGAACAAGAGGAGTATGATCCTATAAAAATTTTAGCTAGAGTATTTGAGGAAGATTATTTTAAAACACTTTGTTCTAGTTTAGATAATTTTGTTGAGTCTGTAGATGTAGATGAAAAATTTGACAAAAAAACATTTGATAATAAACTTTAATTGTTTAGACACCAGAAATATATATTGTATTCTAATTAGGTAGATATTTTTATAAAACTGAAGCTAAAATTTAAAAATGACACTTGACATTCTTCATCAGTCATTACGCGGTCATACATTCGATACCATTCATCAAAAGATTTAGTTTCCAATAGATGTAAATTGTATAATTTTGCTGTCTGAATAAGTTCTTCCTTAAATAAAAAAAATTCTTCCGATTCTCCTTTAACATCAAAGTATGTATTAGTGGAGTCTGAAGTAATATTAAATATATATTTTTCTTCATTAAGTTTGTTAATTTTTAGTAAATTTGTAGAAACATTAGTTGTTTTTAATAGATCATATAATCTGTCTCCATCTGTTGCTGTTCCAATAAATATACCACCATTGTTTAATTTTATACTAATAAATTGTAACACTTGATCCATTTGTTTTGAGAAGTAATGAAAAGCAAACTGACAACTAACAACATCATATGTGTGCGATTCTAAACCTTTAATATTATTTTCTAAAATATTTAATTTTTGTAATACTGTCTGGTCTAACATATCTAATGTAAAGTACTTTATGTATGGACATTTTTTCCTTTGTTTGAGTTGTGTATTAAGTCGTCTTTTTGCTTCATCAATAGATTCTTTGTGTGTATCAAAACCGACAATAACTTTAAAATTGCTATGTTGCCATTTAAATAAATCTCCTCCTCTTCCAACGGCTATGTCCAATAAAGTTGTTCCTCCATTTTTAATAGAAAATTTGATAAGAGATGCCTTGATGAAATTATGAAACTGTCTCAGATTTTCGATAGACATATCTACATTTTTTAAATTGATAAAATTTTTTAAATACCTTAGTTTGTCGTAAATTTGTATACGACATTTAAGAATGCTTAAACATGTTATCTATACTAAATAATAAAATGAATTGTCATTGTGGTGAAAAAGCTTTTACATTTACGCAAATTTCATCTCGTAATGGCAAAAAAATTACCTGTTTAGTTGGAAGATGTAATAGAAGCTTAGAAGAAACAAATAAAAAGAAAAATAAGTGTGATTTTAGGTGTGAAAAAGTGTTAGAAATAAAGGATCTGCCTCATGATGAAGTAAAATCTCATCCAATTTTAGTAACTAGAAAGCCTGTAGAAACTAAAAAAGATTACATTAAAGAATTAGTAACTGCAATTAATACAATTAAAGTATGTCAAGATACAGGATATCCATTCGATAAGTATACACATCGTATACTTTATTTATCTAAAAAACTAAATATTCCTCCATACATTCAGGAAAAATACACAATAGAAGAATACTACAATATAACTGATTATTTTCTTAAGAACCCTATTCCAATTAAAAAACAAGTTCCGATTGAAAAGTACTCAATAATTAATGACTTTTTAGAATATATTAAAAGTGGAGCTCACACTGAAAATTTACGTGGATTGAATGATTATGAACATTTTAAGAATTTACTAACAATAGAAAGAACTATAGTTAAAGTTAAACCAAGTAGACGTGTCATACCAAAAGTTTTATCTACTATTACTACTGGAAAATTTAAAACAGGTGCTATTGATGACGAAGACCTTATACAGGAGGATGAACTTGATATAGAAGAATTTTATAGCGAAGAAGAAGATTATCCCTGCGATGATGACTATAGGAGTGATTAAATGAGTATTTTAAATATAATTAATAAGTAAATGGTAAATTTTATAGAAATGTTTCTACAATTAGAACCAGACGATAAAGCTAAATGTGTAGATTTAGTCAATAATATTCTTTTTCCTATAAAATTTTATATAATTTTAATAGTTGTTATTTTATTTTTTATTTTTTGTACTAACGTTTATATAATAACACGTTGATGAATAAAACTAAATTACTTTATATACTAAATCAATAAATTTAAAAATGTTAAATTACTTAAGGAAAAAAAATATTTAAATATAATGGCTGATTTAGATTTTTTTAGGACAGAAGTTAAGTCATATGATTCACTAGATAGTGAAATTAAAGAATTAACAGATAAAATTAAGCCATTAAATTTAAAACTTAAAGAATTAAAAACTAAGAAGTCTGAATTACAAGGTAATATTTGTGAGTACATGGCTAAAAATGATATTGATACGTGTAATTTAAAATCTGGACGTTTGGTATATAAAGAAGCTAAATCTGTTAAACCTGTTACACAGACAGACGTTAAAGATTCTATTATTAAGTTTTTTACTCATGAGGTAGATGAAACTTTTAATAAGGCTACTTCATCTGAAAAAGCTCAAGCTTTAATAGAATTTATTTACGAAAAGAATAGAGAAGCTTCTACAAAGTCAACTTTACGACGTGCTAAAGGTTCTGATTAACAAATTTTATCAACAAATTTATCGCATATATCATATTCTATGTCAGATGATTCATCGGAATCATATTGTGTTGTCTGGTTTATTAAAAAGTTTTTATCTACTACGTCATCTATTTTAATGTCTAAAATTTTATTGGTATTCTTATTGGTTTTAATTATATAACAACTAAAATTAATAAGAGTATTACAAAATTTAAATTTTAGTGGTATACCATCTTTAATTTTAATAATATTGTAGATGTATTTACCATATGTAAATTTTTCTGTAGCCGTGAAATTTATCGAAGAATTTTTAACTTTTTTTATAACTCCGGACTCGTCTATAAATAGGATATCCATTGTAGTACATTAGTATTAAAATTATTACGAGATAAACGACTTAAAAATAATCTTCATATATAATTAACATGTCAGATTATGATGTTAATCGAAATTGGGCTAATGATTTAGCTCAGTTTTTAGAAGAAGCTGATGGAGAGTCTATAATGAATTTTTTCGAAAAAATAGAAGAAAAATGGAAAATTCCAAAAGGAGTCGATCTAGTATTTAATAAAATACTGCTTAATTTTAACATATCTGACATTAGTTCCATAGACATTGATATCATAGAAACTGAAAAGAATAAAATTTTATGGGAACTCACTGGAGTTCAGGGGAAATTTATTAAATTTTATGATATCAATGATGATTCTTTAAAAATTCGTTGGGAGAAAGTATTTGAGAATTTTTACTACTCTGAACGATTTTTAAGAACTGGTTATTTACTTAATAGAATGTCAAATGATAATTATGAATATACGTTAAATGAAGATACTGACGGATTATTTAAGTTTACACCAATTGATACTACTAAAAATACTCCTTATCAAAACTTACTTTTATTTTTGTTTGGTAAAATTAATGAATTAGAATATGCAAAATATAATGAGACGTTGTATGAAAAAGTTATGTACAATGGTAATTTTACATACTCATGGAAAAAGGTAGAATCTATCAAAGGCTTCATTATTCGAATGTGTAACATGAAAACAAACTACGAACAATGGAAAAATTCTACAAGTGGAGGTAATAATAATATTAAATCAGCTGAACAATATATTATGGACTATACTGGACCTGAGTTAAAAAGTTTAGAAAAAGATAGACATGTACATGCTTTTAGGAATGGTATTTATATATCAAAAATTAATTCAGGAACAGAAGAAGAAAAAATATGGACGGATAAATTTATTCAATATGGAGAAAAGAGCGAATATTTAACATCGGATACAGTAGCATCTAAGTACTTTGATCAACATTTTAATAATTACGATAATGTACAACCTGAAGACTTTTTCGATATTATGAAAGATTGTCCTGTTTTTAAAAGTATTCTTGATTATCAGAAATTTCCTAGAGATGTACAAAAATGGTTAGTAATTTTTATCGGAAGAAATTTATTTGACATTAATGAAATAGAAAGATGGTGTGTAATTATGTATCTTCTTGGTATGGCTGGTGCTGGAAAGAGTACCATAATAGAAAAAATTATAGCTAAATTTTATGATTCAGATGATATCAAGATGTTGTCAAACAATATTGAGAAAAAATTTGGTCTTAAACCATTAGCTAAGGCTAAAATTGTGATTGGGCCGGAAATTCAGGCTGATTGTTCTTTAGAGCAAACTGAGTGGCAATTAATCACTGAAGGTGGAACTTTAACACCAGCAGAGAAAAATAAAAATGCGGAAACAATGACTTGGGTACCACCAGTTCCTATGGCGGGTAATAGTGTTCCAGCTTATAAAAATAATTGTGGTCAACAGTCTCGACGCACAGTTATTTGGAAGTTTTGGAGAAAAGTATTAGATACAAATACACATTTAGAAGAAGAACTAGCTAGAGAAATACCCATGATTATGAAAATGTCTGTAATGGGTTATTTATGGGCAGTTAATAAGTATAAGAAAAAAGGAATTTGGAAAATTTTACCAAAATACTTTCAGGAAAATCAGGATGAAATGGATGAAAATACAAATACATTACTTAACTTTCTTAAGAGTAGCAAGGTTGTACTATCCGATAAAGTATATGTTCCCGAAAAAATATTTAAACAGGCATTTAATGAGCATTGTAGAGAAAATAACTTATCTAAGTCTCAATTTACAGTTGATTTTTATTCGAGTCCTTTTTCTAATAATAATATTACTGTAACAAAAAGATCAAGAAAGAAGTATCCAGCAAATTCTGATAATTATGTACATGGAACATTTTTTATTGGAATAGATATAGTAAATGATGGAGATAACTATGATGATGTACCAGATATTCCAGAATAATTTATTCGGCTTAATATAATTATTAAAATATTTGTAACTATTAATATGTCCAGATCATTTAAGAGTAAAGAATTTGTACCAGTAGATCTACCTGAAATGAGTTGTGTATCTCAAAATAGTACTGGTTTTTTAGATATTGTAGCTAAATTTGGACCATTACTTATTGCGATAATTGCAGTCGCATTTTGTTTTTATATTTATAAAAAGGTTATAGAAATGGATAGAAATCCTAACGTAATTTTACAAAATTTTATAGAAGATCAAACAAAAACAAATTTTAAGATTCAGGAGTCATATAATTCAATGGTAGAACAATTTAATAATTTGTCCGGTTTAGTTCATACATCGGTTGTAAAAAATGGAACAATTCATTCACAAATAAGTCCATCTCCTAGTGTCACAAATGAAAGTCTAATTACTGAACAAAAGGAAGACGAAGTAAATGAAAAAACAGACCAAGCTCTAGTTCCAGATAATGAAATTCTAGATGACGTGTCTGAACTATCTGTAACACTAGCTGGTTCATCAAAACCACGGCGTGGAAGAAAATCAAAAACTGAAGTTAATTTTTAAAATTAAAATATCAGTTAATAATTAAATGGTATTAGAATCAGTTTTAAGTCAACAGCCTAAATTTTTAAACGGGAAAACATTTTATGAATATAATCAACCCAGTTTAAGTACAGACTATACTTCGAAAGGTGAAGCATATGCAAAGTTTCTTGATTCTACTCAAAGTGTGTACTCAATTCCATCAGCACTAATGGATAATCAAAATTTAATTAATCAAATTGTATTATACGACGCAGTTCCATTTGTTAATGCTACACATAAAAATAATCTACAAGCGTTTTATACAGGTATGCCAGCGCAAACTTCATCTAGTCCTAATTCCACTTTTACTAATTACAACAGTAAAATTAATACAGTTGATGTAAGATCTCAGAATGCCCCGGGTAGTCAGTACAGTTTTATTAGATCGAAAGATAAAGTTCCGGCATATTTAAAGCGTAACGGAGATATAGATCTAAATGCCATGAAAAATAGTTTGAGACCTACAGATGGTAAAAAATTTGTGGATACGCCAGTATTCGAACCAATATCTGATGGACTATTTGCGTCTCCTAAGAATAACTACTTAGCTATGCCAAAACATCCATATTATCTAGATCAAGACGTAACAATTTCGGTATATCATAGTAACAATAGTAAATATATGCAATATCCAAATACTGAATTTGTTAATATTATTCAGAATATCCTACCAAACGTAAATAATAATGGTTTTAACACATACGTCGAGGCAGAAAATGTAAGAAATCAAATAGCTACAAGAGTTCAAACTCCCAGTGCGCAAATACTAATAAAAGATTTTATTATAGTAAACTCTAAGGGTAAGTATTATATATTACCAGCATTTGATTAAATTTTTTTATTTATAGGTGACAAGTTCCAATCTAAATCTTCTAATATTTTTAATTCCATTTTAACATAATCTTGTTTATTAAAATCTAAACTATTTAAAATATCACATATATTGTAATTATAATCATTCACGTATTTATTTGCTAATATAATTGCACATAAGGTGTAATCGTGTAAATTAAAACGAGTTATATTTTTACAATATTTGATATATGAAAGTCCTAGAAAAATAGAATAATTTTCTATTTTATGAACTTTAACTAAAAAATTAATTTTTGTTTTTAATTCATTTTTTGATTTAAAGTAATTCATTATTTATTAGTTATATTAAAATTTGAGCTTTATTGTAATCTATGATATGAATAATACTATTAATAGCTGATATATAGTCATATATTTTATTCCCTCCTGTTATAATAATACTACCAGGTCTAAATATTAATATCGAAATTACATTTGGATACTTCTTCTTAAATCCATGTTCTAACTGAAATTTTGCGTAGTCTAATAAATTATCGTCTATAATAAACTTTGCATTGATACCCGGATACTTAGAACTTTGATATACAACCTGTAAAAAATTTAAATTTTTATCTATAGTTTGTTCTGATAAAATTTCTGTTAAAATCTGTTGGTTTATATTATATTTAATTTTAAAATCTGTATTAATCATTACTATTTTAGACTCTGAAATTTTAGAATCTTCCATAAAACATCTACTATTAAGTATTCTATTATAAGCCTTTCTGATTGCATAACAACAACTTTTAATACTATTACAACCAGCAATCTGAATCTTTCCATTTGGAAAGAATTTTACAGATACTTCATTTTTATTTTTATCAACTTGGTATTTTATAGTCATTCTCATTAGTAAACTATTGTAAAAACAGTCTTTTTTATTTGTTTCCTTTGTTTTTTTAGCATGTGGTGAATATTTTACTGACTCTGCGTACAAATTTGCTAATGTATCTAAATCAACATGACTATTAAAGTTACAACAAAGTGTCATAGTAGAAATAGATATTGGTTTTAATATAAGAGGAGACTCTAAATTTTTAAGTGTATTAAGATGTTCTTCAAATGTATTCCAGTTTTCTCCACAAATACAATTGAAGTACTTCTTTTTTGGGTCACATAAAGAACAAAATTTAAAACTCGGATCAGGAGAGTTAGGTGCCGATGAATCCGACATTTTTAATATTAAATAAATTGTGTCTTTAAGTTATTTATAATGTCGTAATATCATATCTCTTCATTTAGCATTATCCCGACTAGATAGTTAATAATGTGATATTTATTGATATCTTCGTGTCTTTCCAATATATCAATGAAGTGTTGTACTATACTTCTAGCTTGTTGTCTACATCTAATAAGGAGATAATATACATAAGTCATTATCTGTGGAATTGCATAATTATAGATATATTCTGATGTTATCACAGTTGTAGACATTATGTTGTTAATTATATCGTTAAGACAACACAAAATTGTTAATAATTCAGTTCTCCTTTGTATAGATATACTATTTCTTTGAGTTATGTTAATCTGTTTCTTCCTGTAAAATTTAGCAATGCCGTTAATTTCTTTAATTTTTTTAGGTTCTATAGCTTCTTTCGTAAATGGATCTCTGAAGTCTTTTGAGCTATTGTAATAACCTACTATACCTTCTAGTGAATAATACCTAAATTTATTTTGATTTTTAAGTGAAATAAAAGGATACTCTAGAGTATCTAATGTTATTGGACATACTTCTGAACCTATCCATTTCTTTCTCATAAATTTTTGTATAAAACGAACAGCTTTAAAAGAATTAATGTGATAAATTAAATTTTGTTTATTTAATTTTGAGTAATTTTTTAAATTATTAATTTTACATAAATTTTTAAGATTCGCGATTTTATATACATTCGAATATTGAATTAGCATTAATATAAACTAATAAAAAATAAAATTATATTTAAACATTTAATTTATAATAAATGTATTAATGTCTACAAAATTAGTAAGCGTAGATGTTGGATATAGTAATATGGCTATAGTCGAACTAACCACCGATTTTAAAGATTTTACAGTTAATAATGTGTATAAAATAAATTTATCTAATTTTAACGAAACAGAAGTATATTTATCTATGATAAAATTTATATCAGAATATAAAAAACTATTTGATAATGCTGATTTAATTTTGATAGAAAGACAACCACCACAAGGTCTTACAAACATTCAAGATATATTAGCATTTAACTTTTCATCTAAAGTTAAATTAATATGTCCTAGAAGTATGCATAAACACTTTTTAATATCCAAGTTAGACTATGATTCTAGAAAACAACATACCGTAAAAATAACATCTAAATATCTTAAAAATTTTTTAATATTTGATAATGAATCTAGAAAACACGATATAGCTGATGCTTTTTGTTTAGCATTATACTATATAGAAAAAAATAAAAAATTAGAAATATTAGAACCAGAGCCTATTCCAGAAAATTTAGAAGAATTTTTTAATTCATTTAAGTATAATCCATCTATCACATAGCGTATTTTTCAGTAAACATTTTAGCCTTTTTAATAAATAATTCTGGACTAGATTTTATTTCTGATGCTATACTATCTACTAAAGGATCCTCAGCATTTGGTTCCGATAATAGACTACTTAACGAGTACATAATTTTTGATATTGTTAAGATTGGACTCCATTCATTTTTTAAAATATCTAAACATATTGCTCCATTTTCATTAATATTTGGGTGATATATTTTAGTTTTAAATAAAATTAATGGAGGGTTGTATGGATAATCTGATGGAAAAGTGATATTTATATAAAATTTCCCCGATTCATATGGTGTGTCTTTTGGTCCAATTATATAACCCTCCCAATTTGTTATTTTATCATCTTTTGGACTAATAACAAACACTTCGCAGTCTTCACTAGATAATTGAGATAATTCATATAATAATCGCTTCTTTGCCATTAATTTTCTTAAATATTTTAAATAATTAATTTAAGTATACATTCCGTAAGGTGGTTCATTTGTAGTCTCTTTTCTTGTTAATAAAAACTGATTAATTGAATCTATTATATCATCTTGTGTTAGTATTTTATAATTGTTTAAAAAATTTTTTCTAACATTTATAATTTTAGCCTTCCCGAGTATATTTTCTATATCACCACCGTTGCCAGTAAGATATTGTTTATTTTGTGTTATTAAAGTTCTTACCTTGTCAAATGAATCTTCATAATCCCAATCTGAAGATTCTATTTTAACTTTAAGAACATTCATCAGTTCTTCTACTCCAAATTCATTGATAGAAAATGTCCACGGGAACCTTCTTTTTAATCCAGGGTTTTTAGAAAAAAAACAATATTCTAATTCATTTTTATATCCAGCTATAATACAAATTAAATCGTGAGAATGTTCTGTTAAATATTGATTTATTGCGTCAATTGCTTCTTTAGAGTAAGAATCACCTTTTGAGTCATCTCCAAGGGAGTATGCCTCATCAATAAACATTACACCATTTTTACATTCTTCTAAAGTTTCCATAGTTTTAATTGTTGTTTCTCCTAAATACTGCCCAATTAAATCTTCTCTTTTTATTTCTCGAAACTTATTTTTCTTTAAAATACCGAGTCCTGCATATATTTTTGCCATTATTCTTGCGACTGATGTTTTACCAGTACCTGGTGGTCCATATATAACTGTGTGCATCATAATAGATTCGTCTATTTCTTTTACAAAGAATAAAATTTGATCTATAAGTTGTTGTTTTAACATCCTGAGACCAATTAAACTATTAAGTTCATATAATTCATCTAATATATTTGTCAAATGTTTAAATTTTTTAGGCAATTGTCGTATAGTTTTTTTACTACACGGTTTAATCATGTAGTCTTCTACCATGTTAATCAATGAATTTAAGTCTGTTATGGTGTATTCATTGATATTAAATTCGTCATCTGGAGACTCATACTTTCTTTTTTTATTATTATTCATAAACTGTTTGTTATTTCTTAACATTTTTTCTAATAAATATATTAGAGATATTCTTATATATATTTTAAGAATGGTTGACGATTTAATTGTAGATCAATTTAGAATTGATAATAATAGACTAAGTAACTGTTATAATACATTTAATCAGTTGGTATATGCTAAACAAGTTCCGAGTCATAAATTTACAAAAAATGATAAATTATTACTGATTAAATTACTAAATAATGTCAACGATAATACAAATTATGAGTACCCGTTACAAAAATTATATGTATACATGATTATACTTTTTTCTAATTTTGTTTCAGAGGGTGTATTTTTAGATATTGATGATGAGTATATTAATATTATAATAACAGTAATATTAAATAGTAATATTATAGAAGAATTATTTAAATTGTTATAAATTTACTTTAAGAATATGATATATATATTAGTAATGGGGTTTTATGTTCCTTATAATTATATTAAGTTATATTCTTCTAGAGATCAAGGTTCTAAAACTCTAGATATAATAAAATTATACTCTTTTAAAGACTATGTCATAACAGACGCGACGGCTGGTATTGGAGGAAATTCTGTTATGTTTGCGTCTTATTACAAAACAACTAATTGTGTAGAAATTAATAAAGATACATTTAGAATTCTGATGTCTAACCTAAAGTGGTTTAATAATTGTAATTTTTATAACAATGACTATCTATTTATTTGTAAAACATTAACACAAGATATTATATTTCTTGATCCGCCATGGGAAATTAATTACAAAAGTAAAAAAGAATCTAGACTAGAAATTTCAGGTATTCCTATTAAAAATATAATAGAAAATTTATATAATAATTGTAAACTTATAGGGCTTAAGTGTCCAATTAATTTCGAATGTATAGTAAACAACTGGGATTTTACTACTCATTATATTTACAAAAATAGAAGAGTTATGTATAAAATTGTTATATATCATAAATATACTTAATATCATATCAGCTCCCATAGTGTAGTGGTAATTCGAATGAGAACTGAAACGATATTATAAAATTACTTTAAGACTAATCTGATAAATAACTAATGTCTATTACACCAAAAGGTTATAGAATTGATTTAGATCATCCTAAATTAAAAGAAATAGTAAGAGAACTTACCGTTAAACCTTTTAGTGTTGATGGCCAAGTTAAACAGTATAAAGTATTTAGAAAAAGTGAAAAATATTTATATGGACCACGTTTCTATATGATAGATAAATTAGGGGTACCTGAAGTAGTATCTTATCACTATATAGAACAAGTAAACATAAATATTAGCAATAGTCCAAGAGACTATCAATTGGAACCATCAGAACAAGTTTTAGATCATATACGTGAAAATTATTCTGCTGTATGTTCGCTTTATACTGGATGGGGTAAAACTTTTTTAGCATTATGGTTAGCTAAACAATTGGGGTGCAAAACTCTCATTGTTGTTCATACGCGAAGTTTATTAGATCAGTGGGTTGTTAAAATTAAAGAATTTACAGGAATAGATGCGGGTATTATTCAACAGGACAAAATTATAGTAGATTCACCAGTTTGCGTTGGAATAATTCATTCATTGTGTATTAGAAATTATCCTCCTGAGGTTACACAGGGGTTTGGATTTGTTGTTTTTGATGAAGTTCATCACACTCCCAGTGAAATGTTTTCTGGGGTGTTTTACAAAATGTTTATAAAATATTCATTGGGGTTATCTGCTACACTTAAAAGAGCAGATGGATTATCCAAAGTTATAAATTGGTTTTTGGGGAAAACAGTAGTTGATATTAAACAGGTTACTGGAAAACCAGACATTCAGTTATGTCCATTTTATCCAAGTGTTCCATTTGAGGAAGAAGTGATGATAAATGGTAAACCAAATAGAATGGCAATGATAGTAAATATGTGTAACAACAAAGAAAGAAATGATTTTATATTAGATATTATTAACAATAATAATCATCGTGTAATACTTGTTTTAACACAAATAAGACATCACGCTGAATATTTACATTCACAACTTAATAACTCGGGTCTTTATATGGGTAAAATGACACTAGAGGAATTAAATGAAAGCAATAAAAAAGATATCATAATAGGTACATACAATATGGCCAGCGAAGGTTATGATAATCCTCGTTTAGATACACTTTTGTTAGCTACTCCTAAAAGTGACGTGGAACAGGCTGTTGGAAGAATACTTAGAAAACAAAATAAAAATTCACCACTTGTTATAGATATTCAGGACTTCTATTCTACTTTTACTTATTCTAACTATAAACGTTTAAACTTTTATAAAAAAAGAGGATTTATTAAACAAAAAGAAGAAATTATAATTGACGTTGACATCCGAGAGTAATAGTATTAAAGATACAAATGATAACTAATTAATGGAAGTAGACACACCAGTTAAAAATAGTAAGATGTTAAATTACGAAGAGATTATGAATAAAGAACCAAACGAAATTATTTATATACTAATCCAAAAAATTAATACACAACAAACTGAAATCTCTGGATTATGGAATAGACTAAGAAAATCTCAAAAAAAATAGAAGTAAATTAATTTAAAGATATAATATAAACAGTTTTATGGTTCCATAGCTCAGTTGGTTAGAGCACACGGCTGTTAACCGTGGGGTCAAGGGTTCGATCCCCTTTGGAACCGTTCAAGAACATTCTTATTAAGAATCTTCTTGAATATTATAATACTTATATTTGTTGGTATAATCGACTTTTTATTTTTTAAAAACATAGTAAGCCATTATATTCTTGTTAAACCATCTTATATGACTGATGTTATAAAACAAAATATAAATAGTGCATAAAAAAATATTGTTTATTATAAATGAAAAGTTATAACTCAGAGAGTGCTAAAAAATTAGCTAAAAATCATAGACTTACTCTATCCGATATTCTATCATCACGTCCAGACGGTAAAATTACTATTAGAGATGTAAAAAATGCTATAAAACTTACTAATAATTTTGGTATAAACTTTGGAATAGGAATGATTGGTAATCCAACACCTTTTATAAAAAGATAAATAACTTAAAGGTTTGTACTATACTATACTATATGATTAGTATCAAAGTTTGGGAATTTGGTAATGGACGCTGGCATAAGATATTTACAGAAGATCACGAGGAGACAAAAGATGAATTTAAATACTTTCGAGTAATTCAAGATGGTCAAAAAGAATTTTATAATTCCGTACAAGATTATAAAATTCATAAGTCTATTAAAAATTTAATTACTGTAAATGGTTTAGTATATTAATAAAAATTTTATCATTTAATGTTATTACTTTACTCTTATTGTATAAATTTATATTCTTAAATGTAAGATAATCCTTGGAGTAGAGAATCCGCGAGATCATCTTTCTTTTTATTACTTAGAAAGTAATTTAACCATTCAGAGTCTGATAGTAAATATTTTGTTTCTTCTATTGCTAATTTTTTATTGCGCTGATATTTTGTTTTTGCTATAATTTGTTCGACGTTAACATTTTTAAGTTTATGTTTAGCTGAATAAAACATTATTTTAACATTTCTACACTGTTCATGGGCTATTCTAAGTGTAAAATATGTATACAAACACCCACCAATTATTCTCATTTTTGGATTAAATGATGGTTGTTTTTCTATTAAAATTACTGTAGATTTTAATAGATGTGGTAAACTATCCAGTTCTTTTATTAACGTTAATATATGATTTTGTGATGTACAATCTATTACATTCCAATCTAATATGTTCCATGTATTGTCAGTTGTATCAATTAGACAGTATGCTAAATTTTTAATTCCTACATCAAAACTAAGTATCATTTATTATATATTTTATTAATTCTTTAAATTTAAATGTTATAAAATTAATAATGGGAAATAAACCAAGATCGTCCATATTACTTAATAGTTCTGTTTTAGACTCAGCATCGATAACATCTTTACATGTAGTTGACTTAACTGTTTCTAATTCTTTAACAACAAATAGTTTAGATACAGACCGACTTGTTGTAAATGATAACGATGTTACACAAGTTTTACAAGATGGGGGTATGTTACCTGGAACTCCAGAAACTATATCCGGCACTTTAACAGCTAGTAATATTATAACAAACTCAGCTGGTGTTATATTAGCCAGGGGAAATATTACAAACAGTTCATTAACTATCGATTTAAATTCTATACAACAACTAGGTAATTATACACCGTCACCCATAGTAAATTCTTCGCCTTCTGCTCACATTGGATATATATCTGTATCTTTAAGTGACAATACTAATTTAACAGGATCTCTAGCATTATATACGAGAGGGAAAATGTGGGATTTAACTGTTTATACTGTTCTTTTTGAAAAAAATACGAATAGTAATTCATCAATTAGTTTAAACACAGAAAGTGGATTATTAACGTTAACAACAATTAATAATATAAATTTCGAAATTAAAGCGCTTAATTTAATCGAAATATAATCTTTATATTTATTAAATGGGAATTACAGCAACAGGATATAAAATTCACAATGATAAGGTTACACTTGATTCTGTCTATATTAATATAAGAGATCTTTCTACTGATAAAGAGAATTTTCCAGACAGTAACAATAGTAGTTATGTATTTTCATGTACTTGCCACGTTAAGATAGAAGGTACACAAGTAGACGTAATAAGCATTAATATTCGACAGGATAGCCCAATTGTAGAAAATTTATGGGATAAAGCTTATAACAGTTTAAAGGAAACACTAACTGCAAAATCTATTAATTTCACTGATACTATTTAAAATTAATAATTAATTATTATTTTAAAAAAAAAAATATTATTTAATTATTAAAAATGCCGCCATCTACAAAAAATGCAATAAGTATCGGACAAACTACGATGGCTGTAGTAAAGAATGGTACCGGTACCCCAGATGATATTACATTTAATTTATATGATGGTAATAGTCCAAACACTGTTATGACTCTTAACGGGGCGTCAGGTACAAGTAACTCAATTACTCAGGGTACAGTAAGTGTATATGACCTAAATGTCTCCGGAACACTAACAACTACGGGTTCTACTATAGCTCCAACTGTTACAATTGGTGAGCAGCTACTATTTACAAACAACAATCCAGATGATACTGATGTTCGGGCGGCTATATACGCATTAACGGATCCATTAGCGAATGGATCTAATCACCAACTTATAATTGATCCTTACCAAAGAGAAGATACATCAAACTCAGAGACCAACAAGGGAACTGTATATATTCGCGGCGCTCTTGTTGTAGAAGGTGATAGGACTATTTTAGACACAGCAACCACAGTTACAGCTGAAAACGCCATTCGTGTAAATACTTCAAGTGATGGTACTACTGCTGGTGCTGCTTACTCTGGTGGTTTAGAATTTCTTTATAATAATGGCGGATCAACTGAAACAAAAACACTATATTATGACAGTACACACACCGGTGGAGCAACATGGACTATTGCTGCCGAAAATTTTCATACAACTGGCACAGTTAATGCTACAACTATTACAGCGACTGGTGCCATTCAGGGTGCGTCACTATCTGATGGTAATGCTACACTATCTAGTGGTGCTCTAAGTGGTGTATCAACTATTACAGCGACTGGTGCCATTCAGGGTGCGTCACTATCTGACGGTACTGCTACACTATCTAGTGGTGCTCTAAGTGGTGCAAGAAATATTACAGCGTCTTTTGCCATTACCGGTGGTTCACTAACCGATGGTAGTGCTACACTAACTGGTGGTGCTCTAAGTGGTGTAACAACTATTACAGCGACTGGTGCCATTCAGGGTGCGTCACTATCTGATGGTAGTGCTACACTATCTAGTGGTGCTCTAA